ATTTTAAATTGGTTTTTGTAGTTAAACTATAGACTTTCATCAACGTATTTACTACCTTTACTTAAATTTTCTGAAGCCCATAAAGGCTGTAGATTTGTATAATGAAAACATTTTTTCTGTTCTTCTTCATCAATTAAGTTAAATAAAGCACAAGGTTTAATATGGTCTATATGCCATTCCCCGTGATTTTCCCATGTCATTCCTTCTTTTAATTTGGCTTGAAAATATAATATAAAATCTTGTTTACTACATCCTAGATAAGTATAAAATTTATTATATTTGTCTGCATTTTTTTGTTTTAATAATTTTGATATTCTTGAACGCATACAGCATACTACTTTAAAATAGGGGTCTGTATTATATTTTTTATTATTATATGCTACACATTTTTTAATAATTTCATCTTTTTTTTCTTCGTATCTAATTTTTGAAACTTCTTTTCTTCTTCCAGATTGTTCATATTTTTGTTTATATAAAATATCACTTTGTTTATATTTTTCATCATTTTTTCTTTTATTGGTTTTATATTCACAATAACATTTGCGACACATTCTTGCTAATTTATCCCAACTTGATGACTGCTTATTATATTCTGATAAAGCTTTCCAACTATCGCATGTAGGGCAATGTTTAATTTCAGTTTCATTTTCTATTCTATGTTCTTTTTTGTTTCCCATAGTTGATAATATTATACTATTATAATATTATCTTTATATTATTGATATAAATAGTTAAACACCTCCGCGAAGTCGGAGGACCAAATGAATCGTTGACTCCTTTTGTATATTGTAGTCAGCAAGTGTCCTACCATCTTCAAGCTGTTTTCCTGCGTACACAAGACGTTGTTGGTCTGGTGGTACGCCTTCGCGGTCTTGAATCTTTGCTTTAATTGCTTCAATGGTATCAGTCATTTCTACATCAAGTGTTATTGTTTTACCCGTAAGAGTTTTAATAAAGATTTGCAGTGAGCTCATGTTAGTCGTGTGGCGTTTACTAGTTCCTTGATTCTATATTCTATACATATATTATTTTTAAGTATGTTCCAAAATGATATAACAAAAGCTATTAAAATAGGATATGAACTTCAATTTTTCGCAGCGTTAGCGTGTGCATCCATAGCCGCTTTTTCTTCCATTTCTTTTCTCTTTTTTTCTTCTAAATCGTCAATTATTTTATTTGCCGCTGCCAGTTTATCGAAAATAGTAATTTTGCATGACTTGCTTGAAGTCCAACCCTTTTTTAAATCCGGATGCTTTTCGATTTTAAAATATTCGCGCTCTCGTGAATGTTGTCGGTCAATCCATTCGCGATAATATACAACATATTTCTTCATCATATGATGCTCTAAACCTTTAGGTAAAGATTGCGCACTATGTTTTCTATTTCTTTTTTTCATTTTGTTTGATTTTTGGGTTTCTCCCGTTTCTCCCGCTTCTCCCGTTTCTGGAGGTGAGATAATACTATGCAATGGTGTCACCTTACTCGACAAAATAGTTTCCATTTTATATTTGTAAGTATATTAATAATGCAAAAAGTAATGCAAAAGTAATGCATTTTCATATATTTTTTTATGTTTCTAAAATAGTATGAAAACTTAAATGGATTTAAGTGTTGTAGACAAGTATTCTATTGGAGTTATAGTTATAATTATTTGCTCATCTGTGACTTTATGTTTTTGTATTGGGTATTGTATTGCTCGGCGATATAATGTTTAGAAAATTGATTTAAATAAATGGCTATATATTAGGTAAGCAATCACCTCAGCAAACACTCAATACATCGTCTTCGTATAACAACAATGGCCGGCAAGAGCAAGAGCAGCAATAAATCAGGAGCCAAAGGCGGTTCCGTAATGAAGACCGCAATGTCTGCACAAAATAACCCAGCGGCGCGTATTCGAATTCCGCAGACTATTGGACTTCCAGGACAAATCGCCAACAATGCAGGTGGATACTCATTCCCTCTGCCCCTCGAACAAGAATGGATGCGATACTTGATTATCGGAAGCAAATCAGACAATGGAAGCTTCTACCAATGTGGTGGGGCAATTGCGACCACGATTTCACGTTGCATTATGGCAGCAGTTTCATCGCCGGCTACATGCGCGCATTTGATTCAGGACATAGTGGACGTCTCTGTCAATGCGCGGGCACCCAAACAGGAAATGACGATGATGTCACTCGCGGCGGCAATTGTGTTTCCACCCGACAACACATGCAAGGCGCAGGCGCTGGCGGCAATCAATCAGGTATGCCGTATTCCAACTCACTTATTTATGATGGTGCAGTATATTCGCGACCTTTCGCAAGACAAGAAAAATCCAGGTAAGGGATTCGGCAAAGGTGTGCGCCGCGCATTGACTGAATACTACACATCGCGCGGGGGTTTGGAGCTTGCAGTTCTGGTGACGAAATACAAAAATCGTGAAGGGTGGACCCATGAGGATTTGATTTCACTGCTCCACGTCAATCCCGCGCAAATGAAAGATGATGGAGGGCGACTTGTATTGGAATGGATTATGAAGAAGGACAAACCTGAGCGCCAGATTGCAGCGAACCCAGCGAAAGGAATCGTGGCGACAACACTTCCTGCAAAACTGGAGAGGACTGAATTTCTGAAACGATTGGCGGCGATTTCAACTCCAGACATGAACACGGGTGCAGCAGGGGGAAGCAAAGGATTTATGAAAACCATCACGAATGCGATTGGGTCGGTTTTGGGTGGCGGAGGCACCGGTGGAGTAGCAGCACCAGCATTGGCCCCTGCAGCAAACATTGCCGTTATGTTTGAAATAGCCCACCCCGAAAGTTCAATGGTTGGCACTCCTATAAAACTTATGGTCAATGAACGCGAGCCGCTTTCAAAGGTCAAGAAGACACTCGCGGATATGGGCGTTGCTCCATTGAATAATATGGTATTGTGGTATGGAGGCAAGGGAATCTCTTCGGCGAAATCATTGCTGGATATTTCATATAACTCGGCGAATAAAATATACGTGCTGTCGGGGACTGAGCCTTTGCCAGAGCCTGCTGCACCCACGCCAGCACTTGCAAAAGCGCCAGCACTTGCAAAAGCGCCAGCAGCAGAGGTAAAGGAAGAAGACTCGAAAAAAGTGGCAGAAGATCCCCTCGTGGCAACTGCGCGGTTCCTCAAAGCGTTGCTCGAGTTGGCAAAGACGGGCGAAAAGAAGGACGCGACTACAGCCGTAGCAATCATGGAACAGAACAAAAAAATCCAGCGCGAACATTTGCCGACGGAGCTTCTAAATACACCGCAAATCTGGGATGCACTTTTGAGCGGAATGGGAATGACTGCATTGATTCGCAATCTCGGGAAATTGTCGCAGGTTGGCGTCGCGTCATCAAGGACACAGGATATTATTAAAATGCTTACCGAGCCTAAAGCTGTCAAGGATTCGAAGGTTCACCCACTGCAAGTTCTGGTCGGAATGAAGACGTATTCGCAAGGAAAGGGCGACCTTGGTTCAATGACGTGGACACCAAACTCTTACATTACTACGGCGCTCTCCACAACATTCAGGCAGTCGTTTGGAAATATCACGTCAACGGGGAAACGATATATGATTGGATTGGATGTATCTGGAAGTATGGGGATGTGTATGTGCGCAGGCGCAAAAAATATCACACCTCGTGAGGGATCAGTTGCGATGGCGATGATGACACTACACGCCGAAGGTGCCCAAAACGTCCACGTATATGGATTCAGTCATATATTCCATAATTTCAATGGAAAGATTCGCCCTGAGATGACAATCCAGGATGCAATTAAAGCGACAGATGTGCCGTTCGGTGCTACAGATTGTGCTTTGCCGATGATCGAGGCGCTGCAAATGTATAGGTATAATGGAATTGTATTTGATGTATTTTGTGTGTATACGGACAATGAAACATACGCACCGAATATGCATCCTCAAGTGGCACTGGAACAATACCGCGCAGCAACAGGAATCGATGCCAAATTGATCGTGGTTGGAATGACGGCGAATCAACTGACAATTGCCGACCCGAAAGACAAGAATACACTGAACTTGGCTGGATTTGATACATCGACACCGGAATTGATTAGTATGTTTGTGCGCGGACAGATTTAAAAGTGCACGGCGTGGCGTGGCGTCGCGTGGAGTGGAGTGGAGTGGTGCGAATATATTATTACTTTTTTTAGTAATAATATAAACAATATAAACATCTACTATCTTGTAAATTATTTCCTACAACAAGCGCGTATCATCATCTTCACGCATTTCCGCCTCTTCGTTTTTGTAGTCCAACACCAATATCCACGTTTGGGATTAATACAACATGTTTCTTTTTTACCTCTTACAAGACGACACCTTTTTGCTGTTTTACGCATAGTATAGTATAGTATATAATACAAATATATTATATTATTTTGCTAAATGATATACATAAACAATATAAAAAGAACGTTATCATATTATGTAGCAATAATACTACATAATATAAGAAAATGGCAGCTTGTGAATCCGTGGCAGCCAATACTACAAATACAACTACCTATAATGATATTATTACAAAATTCAAAGACTTAAAAAGGATATACTATACGGGTAGTAGAGGGTGTATGGTTTCAACTATTGATAATAATTTTTCAAAAAAATTCCTGGAAAAACATCCAAATTTAGTATGGAAAGAGAAATATAATGCATACGCTGAGGCGGTTGTATTAAGAGCTAAAATAAATATAATTATTTTTGGTAAACCATTTATGGTATATTTGCATCGTCCTATAAAAGAAGTTCATAGATTTGAATATGAGGATTTTTTCGGATTTGGGGGACATTGTGAAGGGTTTTCTTTTGATCGTATTATCATGACATTTGCAGAAAGCTTTGACGAGAGTATCGATATCGAATATTTGCTAATGACAGGAACGCTCGCTAATGCAGACGCGTGCGCTATCGATGAGCAATATATTAAAAATGTTTTGAAATTGTTGGTGGTTGGTGGGTATATAAAACGATGGAATGCATTTAATGAATTCAAAAATTGGTTTAAAGATCGCGGATTTGACTATAAAATAATTACCGATAATACCGATACTGCGGGAAGTATGACGTCGTTTGTGTTTGAGGATTATAATACTATTGAATCATAAATGACGGATCGCCCGTAATTTCGCAAAGAGCCTTTGTAGTATATGCACGCGTCACTGCATCGGCTTCATAATAGTTCCAATATATGGATTGAAGTCCTAGGTCTGAACAGCTATGATTACCTCTGCAAATAACATTTGTAAAGTGGGTTATAGTACAATAAATAGGAGACCATGGATAATCATTTTTGACAAATGTGCCTTTGAATTTTTGGTGCGAATATTCGGGACGTTTTTCTTGAATCATATATGTTCTACCAGGCTTCAGGTCGACGGGATTGACAAGTTGAAGAGGGCGCATTGGAGGTGATATGATGTTACAATTCTTAATGTCATAATTAAACAATATAAAACGTTTCAATTTTATATTGTTTTTTTTTACTTTCCCATAAAAATATATTTACACCATCTTTAATTTTTCACCTATTTCTTTGTAATAGTGTCCATTATATGGGATATTTTTGGTAAGTGCTTTTGTCAAAGTTTTGTCGCTTATTGCTAACGATTTAATACAATCGTATTTACATTCAAACTCTTTTACCAAATTATTATTTGTATCATATTGTCCGACACCATTTTTGTATAGTATCGGTGTTCCATTTATTTCTTCAAATTTGCTGGTTAACTCTTCATCACAATTATTATATAACGTGTAGTAAAAACCATTAGCTAAACTATTATTTTTTACTGGATTATCTAATGCTGCCGAAGATGTATAACCATTAAAATTTGCTGCGGTTTTTCTATCTATATACACATTTACAATTTTGGTTTTATCTTTATCTAGTTGAGCTATATAACCTATATTTACAACTTTTGTTTTTTTTGTAGGTTGAATTTCGTGTATAATATTTGGATCCAAATTTCTTTCAACTAGTAACCATCGAAACCCGCAATATATAGTGCATTCTGTTATTGCTTTCATTACACTTGGTCTCTTTATATTTTTACTTTCATTCATTGCTTCTGTAACAGATTCATAAACTTTGGTTAATTGTAATGTTTCGGGATTTATTTTTTGGAGCCTTGGTCCAAGGTGAGGTAGTTGTTGATTAAACCCGGTAACTATTTTTTTCTCTTGTTGTAAGTTTAACTTACTTAATATTTCTTTATTTATTTGTTCTAAAGAATTAACTTTACTTAATAAAATTTTATTAGTATGTATTATTTCTTTTAATAATTCATTATCGTTACCCGTATTAGTATTTTGTTGTTGATTTTTAAATTTTAAATTTTCAATTTCAAGTAATAACTCATTTACTTTGTAGTTATAATTATCTATATTGTCGTTAACTATTTTTAATAATATTTTATATGTTAAATTACCTCCAACTAAAAATAACTCATTTTCGTTTGTATGATTTTGTAAATTTTTTACTATATTTGGTTTTATAATATTATGACTATGAAGAAAATGCTCAAAGTCTTTACTTTTATTTACACAGAAACAATCAAGTAATATGCATTCTTCATATTTACTTTTATGTTCATTATATCTACCCATAATTCCTATTCTACTTTCTCCTATTTTTACAACATATGAACCATTTTCATATGTTTTAACTTTAATAATATAAACCATATTTCCGGCATTGTTAAATTGTTTGAGTAGAAATAGTTCATTGTCTAGTTCTTTTTGTTTAATTAATTTTTCTTCCATTTCTTTATTTTTGGTGGTTTCTATAGCAGACATTTCATTTTTTGTTTGTTCTAATTCTTTTTGTAATTCGTATAATCCATTTATCCTTATTTCTTTAATTACTTCACAAACCCAATTTTGAAAATGTTGGGCAATAGGTTTTCTCGAACGAAACAGCATTTTATATAACCCTTTTTCTGTCAAAAATGTCACTTCTTGATTGCCGCCAAGGGTGTTCATACTATGAACTACCTTCTCAGATTCATCAAAATCCATAATTGATGTTCTTATATTACTAATTTCAAGAACCACTCCAATATCACTCGCGCGGAATAATGGATCTGTTTTTGTTCCTTTTATTATCACGTCTGTATGCAAGTTATTTGAATTAAATGCTTTTACAATGTCCATCTCGGTGTTTATAGGGTGTTATACTATATATAACGGCCTTTATTTAAGCCCTTTTATAAAATATATATTATATTTGCTTTAATAATCAACAAGCAAAAGTTAATTATTAAAATACTAGTAAAAATACAACACAATATATTGTGACGATAATGCGTTTAGTTGGAGTAAGCAAGACCACCCATACCAGACATGATACGGAGAACGTTGTAGTTGGTGGCATAGACACGAACCTTGGCGGTCTTGGTGCCTTCTACTGTAGCATTGGACAACACGAGCTGAAGGGTAGCATTGTCAATGCGGGAGAAGTTGCATGATCCGCTTGGTTGGTGCTCCTCGGGCCTCAACGCGAAGGAATATACGTTGATACCAGTGTCAGGAGTCTTAGTGTGGTGCTGGTAAGGCTGGACAAGGTCGAAGTAAGTGCCTTCACGCTCAGAGAAACGATCCTGGCCGTTAAGCTGGAGCTTAGCGGTGACGACAGGGTTCTGACCCCAGCAATGGAGATCAAGAGAAGTCTCGGTGAGAACGAAAGTGCCGGCATCAGAAACACCAGAGTTCTCGAAGTTGGGACCAGCCTGACCATAACCAGGAGCAAAGTTTGGCTGAGAGTAGTCAACACCAGTGCCTGAAGTGTTGCCCTGAGACCACCAGTAAGGAGAAGAGACATCAATGGCACCAGCCTCATTAAAGAGACCAGAAGCATCAATGAATGAAGTGCTGGACTCGGCAAGAGCATCATGACCACCGAAAGCGTGGATGGCATTGGGAAGAGCATCGACGGCGTCGGTGTAGTTGAAGGGCTGGGCACCAAGAAGCCTGTAAAGAAGCTGACCGCACTCGAGGGAAGAGCAGTAGTCAACGTTCTGATCGGGCTGGACAATCCAGATAAGCTCCTTAACGGGGTGGTTAAAGTTGAGCTTGATCTTATTGGAAGAAGAGCCAACGGACTCATCACCGGTGAACTGCAGCTGCTCAATAAGATACTCGTGGGGGTTCTGGGCCATACGTCTGCGCTCATCGGTGTCCAAGAAGACGTAGTCAACATAGAGAGAGGCAGCGACAAGAGACTGGTTGTAAGCAGTGTTGACACGGCCACCGGCAGCAGATGAAGGGGCAGCAGCGGGGCCGCCGCAGCTGAGAGAGCCAACGGCCCACAAGCACTCATCGATGGGACGGATATCGAGGTTGATCTTGACCTCGTGATACTGAAGAGCGATCAGAGGAAGAGCAAGACCGGGGTTACGGCAGTACCAGAACTGGAAGGGGACGTAAAGGGTGGTCTCAGGGAGGGCATTGCGGGGAGCGCAAACCTGACGAGGAGCGTTAGCCTGGCAAGGACCATCGATGGGGTTAAAAGAGGGATCGGTGATAAAGGTGAGCTCGGTGGTGTTTCCAACCATGGCATAGTAACCCTTCTTCTGGTCAACGGGGAGAGTAAGGTTGTTCCAGATGTGCATCCAGTCACCATACTGGCGATCAATGCGCTGACCACCGATCTCGACCTCAACCTGAGAAATCAGCTGCTCACCGGGGAAATCAAGCCAACGAGCATAAACACCATCCTGGTTGGTGCCCTTCATAGACTGGTTAATCTCGGGGAGAGTAACCTGAAGGTAAGTGCGGTAAGCCAAATCACCATTGCGGGAAATGGTGCAAGTCACACGACGACCGAAGTCGGCCTGTCCGTTAAAAGTTTGCTCGATTGACTCCATAGCAAAGTTAGTGTGACGTTTGTAAGACACCTTCCAGAAGGTAATCTGGGGGTTGCCCGTAAGATAAACATCTTGGGCGCCGTAAGCGACGAGTTGCATAAGACCTCCTGCCATTTTTGATTATTATAATATTGCTAAAGAAAAAAAATTTATAAAAAAACTTAAATTGTTTTTATAAATAAGTTATAATTAATCATTTTGGCGATTATACCGATTACACCAGTTACGCCGGTTACGCCGGTTACGCCAGTTACACCAGTTACGCTTATTATGCTTACTTTATTACACATTGACACGCTAATCTGTATCTGTATGAATAGTTATTTTCAAAAAATTTATTAAAAAGTCGTCCGAATATACTTCATCGCGATTTTTATGTTTTTTCCTAAATACAAAGTTATCATTCTTTTTTCGAATCGTCCAACCACATTCTAAAGTATTCATTACAAAATGCATGACGTATATTTTATTCTTTATTTCACTATTAATATCAATTTTTTGATTCTCAATCATATGTTTTAACGCCTTAATGCCTTCTTCTAAAGGAATGATATCCTTTTTCATTTTTGGTTTTGCATGATTATCATTTTTACTTATTTCTCCCGCTTCTCTCGCTTCTCCACTCTCTAAAGGTTGAGACTGGTGGGGAGTTGCCGGCGCCGATACAGATGTATATAACTTCTCAATGATGCGCCTATTTAAATAATCCTCTGTTAAAATTTCTTTGCTAGATGTTTCTAAATTTTTTAAAAAAAAAACATCTCCTCTTTTTTTAATTGCCCAATGATTTTCTAAATACTTCATAATAAAATTCATTTTGTAATATACTTCTCGTTTTATCTGCATATTGTCTAAAATATCCAAGTTTATTTTTGTTACCACATCATAATTAGATGTGGTGGTTACATTTTTATTTTTATTTGTATCTGTGCTTGTGCTTGTGCTTACATTTGATGGTATTATCATAATGAAGACTATGAATTATTATTATTATTATGGGTTATTATTTATTTCAAAATATAACACATAATAATATTATACACTATAAAATATTATATTCCAAAATAAAATATTAAAAAAATTTATGCATATAACATTATAATAGACTTGTAATATATAGAAATATATCATATCATACATTCAATTCCAGATTAACTTTATTTGACTTTATTTACTTTTCTAAACTTTCTATACTTTTTATTGCACATATTATGCCTTCATTCAAACACAAGACAAACAAAAAATTTTTGGTTGATAATAAAAAAACTATGACGTTGGATGGGGTTCATCGTGAACTACAAGTGGAATTCAATCTTATTGAAACAGAAAAACTGCCTGCATTATATAGGGAAAAAATTGACATATTAAATAAGTTAAAAAATAATAATAAAGTCTATATGGATATTTCGAAACAAATAGAATTAAACGATCGCTTATATGATATAAGAAACGAAATCTCAGACAATAAGCGAAAAATAAGGGACTATTATCTAAATAATAGTAGTTATATTTTTAACTATTTTGAGAATAAAAAGGAAATAACAAATGGGACGAATAAAACCAAAAAACTGAATTCATTTTTTAAACTGGATAACTCGGTAAATGAAAACGAGCTGAATAGGGTGAACGAGAATAACGTGCAGAAGTTTTTTACAAATTTAGACCAGCGATTTTTCAATGTGAATGACTATATTATTGCGACAGATATATGCGTATCATGTAATCGCGGTGAAATGATTCCGGTAGAACATGAGGGAATTATGGTTTGCAATGTCTGTGCGAAACAAGTGACGTATTTGATTGAAAATGAAAAGCCGTCGTATAAGGAGCCGCCAAAAGAGGCATGTTTTTATGCCTATAAACGTATCAACCATTTTAAGGAAATCCTTGCACAATTCCAGGCGAAAGAAACGACACAAATCCCGGAAGAAGTATTGGAGAATATTAAGCTGCAGCTTAAGAAGGAACGAATCCCGCTTTCGAAATTTACAAATACAAAGGCGAAAGAGGTGCTTAAAAAACTGGACTACAATAAATATTATGAGCATATTCCGTTTATTAAAGATAAACTTGGCATCAAGCCGCCGATTATGACACCGGAATTAGAAGAAACATTATGCAATCTTTTTATGGAGATTCAAGGGCCGTATGCAAAATGTTGCCCGCATGATAGGGTGAACTTTTTGAATTATTACTATACTGTATACAAACTATGCGAGCTGCTGGAAAAGAATGAATTTTTATCCTATTTTCCTATGTTGAAAGATAAAGAAAAGAGGATAGAACAAGACTATATTTGGAAGAAAATATGCGAAGAGTTGAACTGGGTGTTTATCCCGACGAATTAGGATGAATGATGGCCCGAAAACTTTCAATATTTGTTGGTGTTACAGGGAAAGTGTAAGTTCCTTCAGATGCACCGGTATAAGGATTTGTAGCCTGAATATCAATTATAGGTTTTGGTGAACTTAAATTAAAAGTACTTTCAATTGCGGTTTTTAAAATAAAAAACTTTCTATCATAAATTGTTGAATTTTTAGAATCATGTCGTAGTAAAGCATAAGAACCTACACTACCATTTGCAATTCCTTGTGAAAAAACATCAAAAGTTTCTTGTCCGAGGCCACCCATCGTAAAATCTTTTTTATAATCAAGCTTATAAGAATTGGTTAACTTATCACTCAACTTTAAACCTGTAGGAAGATATCTTGTAGCAGTTTGTGGTATAACTGGCTCTTTTTTACTAGTTAATACACTAGGTCTACTAGATATAATAGGTGCATTGGTTATAGAATCAAAATCATCATACCCTTTAGGCGTAGGAGGAGGCCCAAAATTAACTGCATTGGCTTCTGAACCTGTTGGTAATGTGGGTGCAGATATAATTGATTCAAGACCTAAAGTAGAGCTAGATTCATTATCCTGCTCATCAAAATTTTTTACCCCACCCCTATGAAACCTTTTTCCGCGCTTATGTGTGCGCGCACGTTTGTAACCCCGACCCCGTTTTCCTCCCCTTTGAGTTTTTGCATTCTTTTTTCTATAACCACTTTTACTTTTCTTATTCCTTAATCTTCTACGAGAAACGGAAACAGAAGAAGCGCGTTTACGCCGCCCTACTTTCTTTGAAACTTTCATTTTATCGTGTTTTTATTACGTTATATAATATGGTAATAAAAAATAAAAATTAAAAATCACTACTCAAAAAAATATTATATGGATTGAGAAGTCTAAGTAGTTAACTTATTTTTTTAGGTGGCATAACTGGATCTTCATCATCATCTTCATCATCATCAGGGTTTTTTTCTAGCCGTAATTGATTAGGTTTACCTAGAGGACCATAACTTATTTTATCATCAGCAGCAGGAGCAGCAGTGGCAGCCTTAATATATTGGCGGATTCGTTCTTGTTTTTTTTGTAATAAAATAGCCTGGGAACTTAGGTGATTATAAATTTCCGTTAATAGGTCTGTATTATATGTACGGGTTTTTAAAGGAGTCATGAATGAATTTTCATATGGAATTGTGTATGTTCTATTTTTTTCATCTGATTCTTCTGACACATTTTCTAATCCTGATTTTAGAGTAAGCTGATTATTAGTACCATAATAAACCTTTCCATCTCTGAAAGTAAATTGAACAACAATAATAATAAACTCACCAGTTAGTGCATCACCATTTCGATGAAGTTTTAATGTATAAGTGTCGTCATCATTAAGTATTAACTCTGAAATAAAAAAATCTGTTGTCCACTTAATAGGTTCTTCATCACTTGTTGTTTTATAATACAAATTATAACCTGTTTTAACCAATGGTATAATAAGCCCACCTCTATGAAACCTTCTTCCGCGCTTGTAACCCCGAGACCGAGTCCGAGTGCATTTTCCCCGTTTTCCTCCCCTTTGAGTTTTTGCATTCTTTTTTCTATAACCACTTTTTTTGTTTTTATTACTCCTAAATCTTCGGCGAGAAACCGAAGAACGACTACACCGCCCTACTTTCCTTGAAACTTTCATTTTATCGTGTTTTTATTACTTTATATAATATGGTAATAAAAAATAAATAAAAATATATAAACGGGCAATACATGCAATATTTACAACATGCTTGTGGTGTGGTGTATATTCATATAGTATTTTAAACACTATATAAATGAATTATGTTGTTATGCTGCATCATGTGTGTTTAAATGCGAAGAGGAGTGGGGAAACCAACAAGGTTAGCACCAATACCGAAGCCGGCACCGGTTCTAGCAGAGACTGCCAAGCTGGGAACGTAGACGTCCAAAATAGCAAAAGTGGCAGCAGCAACCAGGGAAATCAATGCAATCTCATCCAACTTGAGAGTGCGAGAAGGAATGGAGTAGGCAACTATGGCTACGCAAAGACCTTCAATAATATACTTAATAAAACGCTTAAAAAGCTCACTAAAATCAAGTGTTCCGTACATATTATAAATATAATGTAGAAAAAAATATTATAGTTTTGTTATAATTGTTATAATAGTTATAATAGTTATAATAGTTATAATTATTATAATAGTTATAATTATTATAATCAATATTGCTAAATATAATCGGTATATAAATTTATATATTATAGTTTTAACTAATGATTAAAGAATGATTAAATAATAGTTGTGTAAAATAACTTAAAATAATAAAATAATTATATATATAATAAATAATACTGAAAAATGTCATTCATGAATAAACTACCCGAAGGTGTTACTCCTAAATATTTACCAGATGGAAAAGAAAATCCAAAATACGTTGATTTGCTTGAGGAAGATAAACCGATTGCTGGCCAAAAGTTTGTATGTTTGTCCTTTGTATCCCCAGAAAAAATTATAAAACAAAAGGAGGAATTTTTGTATGAGGAGTTTATTAAACAATGGGACTTTAAAAAGTCGATGGAGAAGTTTACACAATTTCTAAACTTTATTGCATTCAAGTATCCTTCTCTTTCATTTGATAAAATCATGGCGGATTTTAACGACTTTACAAAGGAAGAGGGTGAATCGCTTAAACTAGCTACATCCATTAGCGATGACTATAAGACATTCATTGACAACAATGAGGAACAACTTGACCAGAAATTTGGTGAGTTGCACCAGTTCCAGACCTCGACACGTGGTATCAAAGTTCGTGGCGTTTTTCCTACACAAGGCGAGGCCGAGCTCCGCTGCAAATTATTGCGTGAGGTTGACTCGAATCACGATATCTATGTTGGGCAAGTCGGTATGTGGGTGCCATTTCATCCTGATGCTTATAAGACGGGACGCGTAGAGTATATGGAGGAGACACTAAATCAGTTGATGGCGGATAAGAAGAAGAACGAGGACATGGCCAAGCACGATTTTGAGAAACGTGTCAAGGATGCAAAACAAAAGGCAATTGAGGAAAATATGAAGAAGGCGGAGGAGTCGGGTAATAAACTTACGCAAACAATTAATGCGGAAGGTGAGCTTGTTGGTGTCGCAAATGTTGGAAACTTTGATGGACTGGATGAGGATGCAACCATTGATGATATTAAGAAGAACATGTTTGAAGCAGAGAATGTTGTGGTTGATAAGAACGGAGACCATGGTCTTTCAAAACTTACACATTATGACCCATCGACTATGTCAGGTGAAGACAACGGGGACAACGTGAGTAGTAAATAGACTCACACCATAACCATAACCTTTTTCAGTGTATTTATATAGTATTTTATCTGTTATTTATTACAGATAACATATACTTGTGTATAATTTTGAATAATTTTTAATAATTTTTAATATTGGTTTTATATATATTATATTTCCGTATTAGGAACATAACATAACATAACATAATGACTAAGTTAAAAACAATAACAAAATTTGATATTTTAAGTATATCAAAAAATAAAATATTTAAAAACAACATAGTATTAAAAATACTTTCTATATTATTTCTTACTGCATTGTCAATAGTTATACTTTATGCATTATATCATGGCTTAAGAAAGGTAACATATATGTATCGTCTAAAACATGATTTTTATAAACTGAAGGACCTGGGAGTTGAAATACAAAACTTTGATATATTATATTGTGAAGAATTGAAACGAAAATGGACTAAAAATCCAATAAAAGTAAGAAATAAAAAGAAAACAGAATTTAAAAATAAAAATTCAATTGGAATGATTTCGGACAAATACGTTGTTTTGGATTTTGACACGAAAGACCATTTACCACAGGCTGATTTTATTTTGGATATGATTCCAAAAGACACTGCTTATGAAAAAACACCCAATGGATATCATTATTATTTCGAAAATGATACTGGAAAAATAGTAAAAACAAGAATTCAAGTAACTATTAATGAGATAAAATACGCCTTGGATGTATTAGGAAATGATAGCTTAGTATATATGTCTCCTACGTGTATAAATGGTAAAGACTATTACTGGATTAATAGTATTTTTACCCATAAGCCTGCAAAACTATCAGAAAATATGTGGATTTTTGATATAATAAAAGATACAAAACCATTTTATAGAATGTTTGATAGTATAGATGTAAAATTAAATATAACAAATGCACTTATTATCGTGAATAATATTTATATTGAATCTCAAGTGCGTTTTGTTTTAGGAAATAACAAACAACATTCAAAAAAGATGAAATATTTGAATGGACATATCTATGTATATGATGATAGCTATTATTTTCTGACAAATTCATCATTTAATAAAATAAAAAATAAAACATATTTATTAAATAAAATGCGTGAATTGGTTGTGCAAATCAATCCTTCTTGTATAATTGATTTGTCCATCATAAATAGTAACTATTATAACCCAAATAGTGTTCTTCAAATATCATCTGCAATAGTTGATAATAGTTATAAAAATTATAAAAATATAAGCAAAATAGATAACTATATTGAAATAGATAAAACTCTTACACACAAAACTAAGTACCTGATTCAGGATACGATTACTATTACAAATCCAGTTACACATCCAACAATACCAGAGGGAAGTAATAAACATCGAATACTAACTGGTAATGAAAGTATATATATTTCATTGCTTCTTTCAACGGAATTTAATATACCAAATACAACACTTGGTATAATAGAAGAAAAAGATACAGATGACCCTAGAAGCACATTAATTGCAACATCTGATAAAATTTTTAATTCTTTTATGACTTCATTTTAGACAGGTGTGTGTGTGTGTGTGTGTGTGTGTGTGTGTGTGTGTGTGCATTACCACTTATTTTTCTTCACTTGAATTTTGGGTCCCTGGCCTTTGCGTTTAATACTTGACGGATCATATTGTTCATCTTCCTCATCAGAATGAATATCTTTCGACATTTCCCAGAACTCTTTTGCACCCAATTTAAACGGACCATGTTGTTGTGCCTTATACCAGAATATCTGGTCATGTAGTTTATTAGACTTTGCATTGTTATTTATTACCAAACATTCAAAGTTTTCCGTGCATTGGTCCATTACTTGACAAAAGCTTTCAAATGTTGGAAACATACCCGCATAGTTTTCATATATTCTTTTGCGGTTTCCAATATAGGGTTCGCGTAAAATAAAAACATAGTCAATATTGGTTCTTAAATTAGGTGGAATACCTAGGGGATACTGCATAGTAATTACAAGCATCACTTTCCAATGACGTCCATTCATAAAGAGGAGACGCATCATAACATCCTTTGTCCATTTATTATCAAATAGACAATCATCCAAAACAACAAATGTTCGTGGGTCAATCGTGCTTCTCTTATATGTCTCAATCTCTTTTTTCATTTGTTTTAAAACTGCTTTTTGTCGTTTTAAAATATTCTCAATAATAGCGGTATTATATGCATCATGGATAAAAAGCTTGGGGACGTGTTCACCGAAGAATCCGTTGCCTGCCTCTGTGCCAGATATAACAGTACCAATAGGAATATCTTGGTGGTAATACATCAAATCTTTCACTAAAAAACTTTTACCTGTATCACGACGACCAATAAGAACGATAACAGGACCTTTATTTTCATCAGGTCTAAAACTAATCGACCTCATATCGAATTTGGCTAATTCTAATCCAACACTCATTTTTATATTATATTATATTTTTTTATATGTATTTGTTGTTATGATTGTGAATGTGTTGTAACTATATATTATAATACAAATTAAAAAATATAAAATATACAACGCAATAAATAGACAAATAGACAAATAGACAAATAGACAAATAGACAAATAGATATTATTAGTTTAAAATGTAATAAAATTATGTATTTAATTTATTAAATACTAGAAGATGAAGATTGATATTGAAGGAAAGGAAGTAGATGCTTTAACAACCGCCACTGCAACCACAACTACCACCGATACCCCCAGTGACAACTATTTTTCACTATATTATAGGAAAGTAGATAATGAGGATTTTTTTAATTCTTTAGAAACATCCCAAATCCAATTGCGAAATACCACAAATTATATACCAATATACGAAAGTTATTTTAACATGAATGAGACAAACTATAATTCTTTTAATTTAAACCAGCGGTATTATGTATCATGTCTTTCGGGTATAGTTGACAGAAATAATATTCAAGCAGGGGTTATAGATACATTCAAAAGTAAAGAAAACTCCCTTATGATTGAACATAAACCGATATATATAAAGTTTTCCCCTTTACTTGACCCGCTAAAATACTTGTCTGGCAAATATGCAACCGCAACATTGGATGCCAGTGCTAGTCTCGAGAATGATGTAATATCTATTCCAAAACTATCCAAAATTCTTCCTTTATCTGGTCTTCCAAAAGTAAATGACAAAAATAATTCATCTTATGTTGATAGTTTTTTTTCTTATTTATCAAGTCAGCTTTTAAATCATCATCAGTTTATTCATGGACTCGATTTTTATGGTTCTTTTAATGGTGTTAAAACTGATTTTTATTACAATGTTATAGATGATATTGACTATTTAGATAAAAATCCATTTTTTATTAAAAACAAAGATGCACTATTTACGATTGAAGATGAAGATTATGATTATGGTGAAAATGGAAGCGGTAGCAATAGTGGTAGCGATAACGATGACTGCATTAGTTTAGACTCCATGGGAAAAGTAAAACCTAGAAATAATACACGCAATCGGCGTGTTAAAATAAAAGTAGTAAATGGTGGTGATGTTAGTGGTGTGGGTGGTAGTGCTGGTAGCGGTGTTAGTTATGGTGCTGGTAGCGGCGCAGGTGACGATATATCTGATAACCAGTATATTATTCATGATGATTTTAATACTATAAACAATGAACTGAATGCAGTTTTTGCCACAACCACACATACGTGTGACTCTGTATGCTTAACCGATTTAAATTTAGACTCGATGATGATGCTAAATGACCTCGGTGAGAATAATAATAGTGCTATTACAGATTCAAATATTCATTTAAAAGCTTATCATAGCGATAGTGATAATGATAGTAACGCTATTAGTGATATGGATAATTATGTAGAGCATAGTGGTGGCAGCACTGGTGTATTAGATGATGGAATCGATGATGACTCTTGTTCATCACGTTCTTCTTATACATCGTGTAGTGATAGTGATGGAGGAGATGGGGTGGATGTTACAGACAAACGAGAGAAAGGAGAGAAAGGAGAGAAAAATATAAAAGAAAAATACAATAAAAATGATGATGTAAGTGAAAGCGGTGAAAGCGGTGAAAGCGATGAAGGTGACGAGGATGCAGACTATTATGATGAAGATGAAACTTTGTGGTCAGTAATTAAAGATTTTCCTGTTTCTGCTATTATGCTCGAAAAATGCGATAATACACTTGACTCGCTTATGATGGGAGAGGAAGAAATGAGCGATGATGAATGGAAATCAGCGCTTATGCAAGTTATTATGACACTTATTACATACCAAAAAGTATTTGGATTTACACATAATGACCTTCATACCAATAACGTCATGTTTGTTCATACGGATAAAACGTATGTGTATTATCTCTTTAATAAAAAGTATTACCGCGTCCCTACATACCACCGCATTTTCAAGATTATCGACTTTGGTCGCGCAATTTATAAATATAAAGGACGCGTAATCTGCAGTGATAGTTTTAGTGCTACAGGTGATGCCGCCACACAATATAACATCGAACCCTATTTCAATGATAAGAAGCCAAGATTAGAACCGAATTTCAGTTTTGACTTGTCTCGATTGGGGTGTTCTATTTTTGACTACTTTATTGACAATATGGGAGATGTTGCTAAAGTATGCAAAAGTAATCCGATTGCGAAACTAATAGTGGAGTGGGTAACTGATGATCAGAATAGGAATATTTTGTATAAAACAAACGGAGAAGAGAGGTATCCGGATTTTAAATTGTATAAAATGATTGCGCGAAGTGTGCACAAACATACACCACAAGCACAACTTGCGAAACCTATGTTCATAGACTATGAAGTGCCGAAAAAGAAAATAAAGCCTACAAATCGTATTGTGAATATTGATAAACTGCCTTCCTATACGGATTAGACACTAGACTTGGTGTGGTGCGATGTGGTGCAGCGTGATGTTATGTTAAATTATTTACGACATGTATAAATAATTTAATAGACTAGATAATCCGATCTGATATGATCCGGTGCGGTGTGGTGCTGCACATTACACTTAAAACCCAGCATCACCTGTGAATATTTCCGGTTTTGTGTTTCCTAAAATGGCTGGTGTTTCATAAAATTGTTTTATGATATAGTATCCTAAAATATAGCAAACGAAAACGAGGACTGCATCACGCAAAGCGGTTTTCATTACACCACTACTTCCTCCAGCGCCATCTTCGGAGGATGGTTTTGAAATAAATCGGAAATCGATAAACTTTGCTAAAAGAAATATACAAGCGACTGCCGCGGCCGATATGTAAAGATTGCTATCCATGTTTTTACTATTCTAATCTATAAAGGAATAATCTATTACGCTTTTATACGAATAAATATCTTTAAAAAGTTCTAAAAAGTTCTAAAAAATTCTAAAAAGTTTTTAAAGTAGTTCTATATTTTTCTTAATACCCATCAATCATTGGAATTTCGTCTATCGTAAGTTCTACGTCACTATCGCCATTTCCATCATCCGTTCCCAATCCAGAACCATTATCGCTATCTGCCGGAAAGGGGTCAACGCTTAGTTCAACATTACCGCCGATTTTTAGTTTCACATTTTCAGCATACCCATCGTCATCATCATCATCATCATCGTCATCGATATCATAGTCATTATCATCGTTGTAACTATCATCATGTGAACTATGTTTATTTTCATTCGGGGGTATTGGTATAACTTGGTTGTTATCCATATTAAAACTTACATTCCCATTTGCGTTGCTGGTGCTATCACTCGCCGCTTTAATCATTTCAAGTTTTTCCTTTTCTTCTTTTGATATTTTTTCGGATTCTTCGAAACTAGGATTTGTCATACTGCCTGCTGCACCTATACCACCTTCACCATTTCCACCACTTTTATCTTGAATAATAGGCTCCTGAGAAATAATTTCATCTTTCTCGTGAACTTCAATTGCATCTTCTATTGTTTCAGTCATATATAATTTTAACAACTCTTCTACGGGAATATTCTCGCGAATAGTTTGAACTACACATTCACGAATAAGAATCTCAAGATCTCTTGCATTTCTCTGCAACTTTAGTTGCGTGATTCCATTCTCAAATAAATACACATTGGTATAAATCTTTCTCGCCGCATTAATATAAACTTTATGAATAAAATCCTCTAGATTTGGAACGTTGATATTCACTTTCTTTTGTTTTGTACCTACCCGCATACATGACAACATTTTTAATTGATTAATATGAACACACGTTATAAGGTCAGGAATATATGAACAATTGCTTTTCTCCTTAATTCTTGCACACTCTTGTGAAATAATATTTGGATTCCACTTTGGAACTCTCGTCAGGAAATTCTGGAACGTCATTAAATATTTAGGTTTTTCATCATTTTCGATACACAACTTCCACGACTCATCAAAAATTGATTTTACGCCATCGATTATACATGGCGTCAACAATGTAATTAGTCTTGAACAATACTCGTTTCGCGACTCTTGTAAACTGCTTAATGAAAAGTCATCCATTTGGTTTGGTATCGGTAAGTATTACTTTACATAAACGAAATATTTTCTAAAGTCATATTGTTACGAAAAAGAAAAAAGTGCAAAATAAACAACATTAATAGTTTCTCATTTCTAAATTCTTTTCTTATCTTATTAAATGTAATCATGAAGTCATATTTTTGTTCTTCGCTAATCCGTTGTAGTGGAGACATTTCTATATATTTAATAATGTCTAAACTATTGTATCCTTTTTCATAAAATTTCGTGCACATTTCAATTAGTTCAACTAGTGTATACTCTTTATTTTCGTTTATTTCTCGCTTAAGATTTTCGCATTTATTTTTTGCAAGTTTATCAAGATCAAACGTTTCCTTAATTGCATATTTGTGTAAGTTAATAACTTTATTATTTACTATAGGTTCGGGCACAAATATCTCGCAAAAACGCGACAATATAGGTTTCAATAATTTATACTTATCTTCCACTATAATAAAAAATCTCGTAGAATGGCTAAACAATTCAATACATCTTCGTAAAGCAGATTGTGCATCTATGGTCAACTTGTCAGCATTCGATAAAATGATCGTCTTAAATGTTTCGCCATCTTTTAAATTTATATTTGTTCGTGCAAATAGTTTCAACTCTTCGCGAATAAATCGTATCCCTTTCCCGTGTGCACAATTCACTTCCATTACATAATTTTTTATTGACTCTTTATTGTTTTTATAAATATCCTCTATGAACAATTTTACGATAGTTCTTTTACCACACCCCGACACACCATGAAAAATAATATTGGGGATTTTTTTGATTTCTATGAAATATTTTAATTTTTCATGTATATCTGTGTGAATTTGTAATAACTGGGAGTTTTTTTTGATAGTATCATCGTGATGTTGAGTATTTTCTATTGATGTCATATAATGGTATAGTGGTATAGTGGTATAGTGGTATAGTGGTATAGTGGTATCGTGGTATAATAATAAGTAATTTTTATATTTAATATTGAATTGTGTCTAATATTAAATATAAGTAAAAGCGTAATATTAGTTAAATAATAATAGTTAAATAATTATATTAAATACTAGTACTTAACTGCATAATGTCATTATTTATAACAGGTTCTACTGGATTTTTAGGAACATGTTTATTATATTTACTAGATGAAAATAAATATCAATATCCTATTTATTTATTAATACGTAAAAAAAAACTACCAGCACTTGACAGGTTTAAAGAAATACAAAATAATTTTCCTTTATTAAAATTACATATAGTTGAAAATGACATATTAGAAATATCAAAACTAGTTTTACATGTAGACTATATTATAAATTGTGCTGCATCTATAGATTTTAATTTAGAATTACAAGAGGCTATCATTCAAAATGTAGATGGACTACTAGCATTGATTGAATTTGCAAAAAAAAATAGTATAAAAAATTTTATTCATATAAGCACTGCTTATGTTTCACCACATGGAGAATATGCAAAGGAAAAATTTATTAAAATGAAAAATCTAGGAAATATTAGTAAACTATATTCAAATATAAAATCGGATAAAATAACATTTAATGATGTAATAAAAAAAATATATTTCCCTAACACTTATTGTTTTACAAAATGTTTGGCTGAAAAATTTATAGAAAAAGAATTAATAAATAACAACAATAACACATTTTTTCAAATTATAAGACCTAGTATAATTACAAACTCTGTAAAAATTCCTTATCCAGGATGGTTTAAAGGATATGGGGCAACTATAGGTGTACACAAGTTAATAACAAGTAAATTATTAAATGTATTAATTTGTAATAAAAATACAAAATTAGACTATATACCAGTGGATTATGTTGCAAAAAAAATTTATAAATCATTAACTATAAGTGATGAAATAAAAGAACATACAAAAAAAAATAAAAAATATTGTTTAATAAAACATAGCACAAGTTTTTTTACACCTACTATCGAAGAAATGAAATTATTTTTAAATAAAAATAATTTTAATACGCATATTTTTGAAAAAAAAAATTTAATTTATTATTTTTATAGATATTATAATTTAATAAAAATAGTGATTATGGTTATATTAAACTATTTGTTGGGTTATACGTTAAGTAGTATATATAAAGAAAATATATATATAGCAAATAAATTAATAAAAATATTATTTTTAGTGAATTCTATTCAACCAAAATTTAATCATTTTTTACATAATACTTACTATTTTAAAAGTAAAATAAATAATACTATCGATAAAAATTATGAGTACTATACTACTATGATAAATGCTATAAAAAAACAAAATTAAATTTTTTCATTTATGATTTCTGAGTATGTTTTATAAAAACAATCCTTAAATTTCTTTTTATCCTGAATAAAACCACTTTTTTTAAAACTACATACTATATTAATATAGTCGCCAAAAGATATTATATTATACATTACTTCATTATTTTTAGGTATAGTTAAAAAATTTATACTTTTTATAGGATAAGAACTAACACTTTTTAAATTACTACCAATAACATTAGAAAATACATAGTCTGTATCATTTATAAAATTATTATATATACTAGATAAACTATCTGTGCAAATGTATTCTGATATCTTATTTAAAATATAGTGTAGTAATGGAATAAATAATGAATATTTTAAATTGTTAAAAAAATTATGTATACTAGTTTTTAAAAAATTAGAACTTTTTGAATTATTTATTTTATTAATAACAGGACATACATTATTTGTTTCTTTTATACCAGAAATATTAACTAATGATATAGTATTCAGTTCTTTTTCGTATCCTCTATACATTTTATCAGTTTTTACCATTAAAAAATATAAAAAATCATTTATAGTAATATTATATTTTGTGGTATAATCTTTTACTTCTTGAAATTTTATTTTTTTTAAGATAACATAGTCATTACTAGAGCTATTAGTGTCATTAGTGTCATTACTATGTTTTTTTTTATAGAAATAGTTAACTAAAATTTTTATATTTAATATAATTAAAATAATAGTGCCAATAAAATAGTAATATATAGTATCTAAAAAATTAGTTTTTCTTTTTAATTTATTAGAGTTATCAATATCATTGAATTTACTAAATAAAATATTCATTAACTTATATCCGTCTGCATATGCATGATGAATTTTAAAATAAAACCTACTTTTTTTAGATTTTTTGTCAATGCACAATAAAAATTTCCATTTCACTTTCATATTAAACTTTTCATTTGATAATTTGCATATATAATCGTTAAATTTTTTACTTTTTATATATTTAATAGTATAGTGTTCTTCGATTTTAAAATTATTGCAAGTATTAAATAGTAAACACCCATTTTCTTCTGTAATAGATTGTTTTAAAATATGATTTTTTTCTACTATTTCATTCATATCACTTTTTACTAACTCAGGATCGAGTGCGCTATCAAAATCTATATACACTATTATAGAAAATGCTTCAGATGAATCATTATGAAATATTTTTGAAAAGTAGTTTTTTATTATAGTCATGCTATTTTATAATGAATTTATAATGAAGTTTATAATAAAAATATAATTTTATTATAGTATTTTTACACAATACACAATACTATAATAAAATTTATTATGGTCTTATAGTCTTATAGTCTTATAGTCTTATAGTCTTATAGTCTTATAGTATTATTTCATTTTATAAAAGTGTATAACTACAATATAGTATACATATACTTTGTATCATAATCCACCATCATATTTATCAATTCATCAAATGTTGTCTTGGGTTCCCATCCTAAAGTTACCATCGCTTTTGTAGAGTCCCCTTGCAACACATCTACCTCCGTCGGCCGATAATATTTTTCACTAATAAAAATCATCGCCTGTCCCGTTTTGACATTATATCCCACCTCATTTATTCCACAGCCCTCCCATTTTATTTCAAACCCACATCGTGCAAATGCCTTTTCAATCATTTCGCGAATCGTATGCGTCTCCCCCGTCGCCAATACATAGTCATCCGGCACATCATGCTGCAACATCAACCACATCCCTTCTACATAGTCTACTGCATTTCCGATATCACGTTTTGCATCTATGTTCCCCATAACAAGGCGGTCTGTTTCACCCCTAATTATTTTACCCAAACCTAGTGTTATTTTTCGCTCCACAAAGTTGTGCCCACGCCGTATACCCCCATGATTAAAAAGAATACCATTGCATGCGAACATTCCATATGCTTCGCGATAATTTTTTACGATCCAATAAGAATATAATTTTGCAATCGCGTATGGGGACCGCGGATAAAAAGGCGTGGTTTCATTTTGGGGAATATGTTCAGGGGCAGCTTTTCCATATAGTTCACTCGTAGATGCCTGATAAAATCGCACAACTTTTCCCAGGTTACTATTGCGGATTGCCTCTAGTAGTTTTAATGTTCCAAATGCACACGTATCCGCAGTATATTCCGGCATTTCGAATGATATTTTGACATGTGACTGCGCGGCCAAGTTATATACCTCGAGGCGTTGCATGTTTGTATATGTATTTTTAATATTGTTTAAAATCTTTTCTAAACATGAACTATCGGTGATATCGCCATAATGAAGTTTCAAGTTATTATCGTGAAAAATGTGTTCAATTCGTGATGTATTCATAGTTGATGATCGGCGTATTAACCCATGAACCATATAGTTTTTTGATAAAAGTAAATCTGCGAGATACGAACCATCTTGTCCAGTTATACCTGTAATAAATGCAATTTTTAACTCGTTATTATTTGTGCTACTTGTGCTACTTGTGCTACTTGTGCTACTCATACTATTTACAAGATTACTAAAAATAATATCAATATAGTTTAATATTATTTTTGAGATATTTTTATATTATTTTTTATATTATTATTATTCGACATAGTTTGTCCTATTATGTGAATATTGTGTATTAAGATAAATATGCAGCATCCGATGATGTTTTTACTAAATTAGAGGATAAAGATGATTGCACATAGGTCGTTGATTGCGGGGGATTAACATGTCTTCCTGAGCATCGCGTTTCTTTTCCTGAACCAAAGGGAGGAATGTATACCGGAGTATGTGAATATACTTCGGGATTTTCATTCCCTTTTTTGATAAATAATTTCACTTCTTCATTAAATGATGTTGATGGTGCATATAATGGATCCATACTCATAAGCGTGTTGGGTCCCGTTCCTGTTCCTGCATTTGCTGCTGCCGCCGCTCCTGCATTTGCTACCGCGTCCGTTTTTTGTGAATTTATAATATTTATTTCTACTTCATCATTTTCTTTTGCTGACTTTGCATCGGCAATATCTTGTTGCTGTTTTTCAGTTAATTTATTAATAAAAAAATATAACCCCACTCCTAAAAAAATGAAAATAAATATGATTAGCGGGATGGATTCATTTTTTTTTAAAAATGAAAATGGTGACTTTGAACTAAAACTTTTCATAGTTGGTTGGATTCTGGATTATCTTGATATAGTTATGTTATAATATATTATATTATTTTTTGTATTACTTTTTGTATTACTTTTTGTATTATATAATAAATATATAATATAAAAAAATATAAGTTACTAAAAGCGCATCTGCAATAGGTGTATTAAGTGTATTAAGTGCATAATTCTTTTTCTACAAACTCAAGAAGCGGGCATAAATCTTTTGGATTTAATTTATTATTATCAGACGCCGAAGTGCAAAATGTTTTATCTACAAGGTCAAAAACAGGGCATAAATCTTTCGGATTAAAGTTCGTAGTATTATTCTTAATCTCTTCGATATAAACATTTGAATAGAATTTTTCAATAATATTTTCATTTTTCTCAGAAATATTTGATTCTGTTTTTCTATTTGCATTTACGTGTTTCTCTCCTTTCTCTCCTTTTTCATCTTGGCAAAATGTCTGATTCATAAGTGAGAGGAGTGAGCAAAGTTGTGGAGGAATCGTGTTGGTGGATGAACTTGTATTTCCACACAATTCTGATTCAGCAAAATGAACTATGGTGCAGATTTCCTTGATTTCAGCCCCGGTCATGGTGGTAGGGGTGGTGTTGACGTTGGCATCTTTTGTCTCAACATGAGAAGACACAGATAACTCATTTTTGAACAGCGGGGGAACTGGTAAGAAAAAAGCACATGTAAGTGCTGGAAGAAGTGCGATCAAGCAAAGATTTTTCATCGTGGAGGAGTAGTATATAATATATATTATAGATATTTTTATATATATTATATTGAAATTATTATTTTTTGGATTTTGGATTTTGGATTTTGGATTTTGTATTTACGGGAACGCATAGCTGTGCAAACTTTGTGTATAAGGATTTTTACGGAATGCATCTAATATATTCGGCTGAATACGCTCGCAATTAATAGACTCATGATAGTATTGCGGCATTTTACTTAACTCACCAAATTGTTTCAATGATGGAGGCATTCCGCCTAAACCTGAACCTGCACTTGCTCCAGAATTCCATGGGCATGTAGTATTATTTCTATCAGCACGTTTTATATTAATATTTTCACTACTATTAAACAATGCCAAATTACCAGATGGTGTATATTCCTTTTGAAATTTATTCACGTTATTGTGCTGATTGCTTGCAGCCAGATTTGACACAAACCCTTGACTCGTTGCACCTCCTGTTGTGCCAAAATATTCGGGTTCTGTAGTTTCGCGCTGAGTGTATACTTCTTGCTGATCAGAAACCAAATACCCTGTTCCATCCGTAAGTGGTGCAACATTCAAGTGGTTAAAATCAAGCAGATTCTCGGTGGTTTCACGTATGGTTGTAGGCGCTCTATCAGCAGGATTATATGCAACACCAATAGAACCGACACCATTTTGAACATTTCCGGAGGGTCGAATAGTTCCAACAACATTTTCCTTACGAGAGGGGCGAACTGCTTCTAAAATTGGCGCAACAACTGCTTTCAATGCGCCGTTTATCATAGTTCCTAAAAATGGTTTTGGTTTTATGGTGGCGCGATTTGTAGTCGACATACGACCTATACCGCGGTGGTCCATCTTGGTAGGGTCATTCTTTCCATTATAAGAAACACACTCAATATTCCCTAAGTCACTCGATGCGCGTTTTGCCGGTTCATAAAATTCGGGTGCATATTGGTTTGTGCCATTTATATTTGAGTCCGTGCCAAAATATTCGGAAGTAGTGCATACACGATTTTGGTCTTTCAACATTTCCTCCGGGCGACCAGATTGCGCTTTTTCTAAACCAGTAGTAGTTAACCACCTGTCAGGTGTATTCAAATAAAATTTATCCGGCAAGAATTTCTCGACGCGGCCGTATGTCTTCGCATCAGGTGGCTGCTGCACATTCCATGAATAAGACGGACCTTCATGATTATCTAAACTAAATGTAAGTTTTGGATTGTTTGTAGTTCGCAGCTGGTCGACATTCCTGTCCACCCACATATCACGAGCTTCCATACCGGAGTTAAATCCATTGCTTCCACATGAAGTGAAACCCTGATTTAATCCTGGTGCAACTCTTACTTCTTCCCATGGTTTTACATTGGACATCTGGGTGCCTGGATTCATACGTGATTTAATAAAGTCACTATTATCGGGCGCACCATTAGGATACTGCATATTTGCTTGGGGTGCAAATAAAGGCGCGCGCTCTTCTTTGCATATTTTTTGACTTCCAGTTCCGCTATAACTATCTAAAATGGACTCATGAGTATTTGCATCAGTGGTGCTACCTCGCAGTCTTGCCCCAAAAAAAGGAACCATATTAATGTGTTCAAAATGGTCGACATTTATTGGTTTTCCGGTTAGGGACATGACTGCCGACTGCGATGCCGGATTTGCACCAGTTACATTGTGGATTACATTGTTTGTATTATATGGGTTGCCAAATTGCGTATCTTTCGATAAAATGCGTTTATCTAGAGTTGCATTGTAGTATTTATCGGTTACTGCAGAACCTGATGGATATGCATTGTCGTTACCCTTGATACTCATACTTACACTTGGGTAAGTCTGGAATCGATCATTATCCGTATTTGGCAACTGGTCTTGGGGGTTTACCCGCCCCATATTTGTAAATGCTTCTTTTTTTGCATGTTTTGCATGTTTCATAGTTTCACGATTAAGCATATCATTATTTTGTTTTTTATCATTTTTTCCAGCAAACATTAAACCTGCAGCTGCTAATATAGGTATTACTACTTCCATTTATGTTTTCTTATATATGTTGTTATGTATCTTGTTATGTATGTTTATATATATGTAATATATTTTTTACTATATATTAAATATATTTATATTGAATTTATATATTGATTTCAATTTATATTTGGTTAACTATTATTAAATAATTTACTTGTTGTGTCAATCGTATTGTAACAAAAATAAGACGGCTTTGGAACAAAATTATCTTTTTCTAAAATCCGCGTGTTAATATTATTTTGAAACGATAAACATGTATTTTCTTGGGGATTTAAAAATAGATAGTCCCAATTTGGTTGTTCTAAATCTCTATACCACCATGCCGGATTTGTAACTCGTGACTGATCAGTGAAAGGGGTGCATGTGGGATATTTCATTGGCTCACCTGATACATTCGTATCTTTATAGTTGTTATTAGGATTGCAATCGCGGGTCAGTGTCCTGTCAAGTCCGAATAAAGAACTTTCCAGATTAGTCGTATTTGTCATCAAATTTGCACCCCATTTTTGAAGCCGTATAGACGGGTCTACCATAAAACATGGTTTATCACCATTGCCCGGAACATTTAATCTCCACTTGCCTTGGTCTGTTGATTCTTGTTGTTGTTTTGCAATTCTACATGGGTCATCATGAAAACGTGTAAATGACATTATACTTAGTATATTAATATAATCTAATATTTTATTATTCCTTTATTATTATTCCTTTATTATTATTCCTTTATTATTATTCCTTTATTATTATTCAATTACTATGGAACTATTAAAATATATTACAATAAATAAGTTTAATAATATCTAATACATACCTAATACATATCTAATACATATCTAATACATATCTAAGTATAAATAAATAAATAAATATAAAGTTATTATTATTAATATTATATAGTCCTAAATCTTATATAGTTATTATCAATAAAAATAATAACATGACTAAAAAAGATAACCATAATAAAAAAACGATATGTTTAAATATGATAGTTAAAAATGAAGCACATGTTATAACTGAAACATTCGACAATCTTTTTAAATACATTTCGTTTGATTACTGGGTAATATCTGATACAGGTTCGACGGATGGAACGCAGCAAGTAATTAAAGATTATTTTAAACTAAAAAATATAGATGGAAAAATATATCAAGATGAATGGCGCGACTTTGGTCATAATAGAACACTTGCTTTGCAATACGCAAAAGGTGTAACCGACTATTTATTAATATTTGACGCCGATGATAGCATTCATGGTGATTTTATGCTTCCCAATTATTCTTTATTTAACCACGATATGTATAATTTAAAAATAGGTGTCGGTGTTTCATATGTGCGCCCGTTGTTAATAAATAATAATCTTGAATGGGTATTTTATGGGGTTTTACACGAATATTTATCATGCAAAACAAGAAATATAGAAGGGAAATTACTAGAAGGGAATTATTATATAGAATCAGGAAGAAAAGGAAGCCGTAGTAGTGACCCGGATAAATATAAAAAAGATGCCGAAATATTAAAAAAGGCGTATTATGTCGAACTAGATAAACCCAATAAAGGTTTATCTGGACGTTATGCTTTTTATTGTGGGCAAAGTTATAAAGATAGCAACATGAATAAAGAGTCTATAGAATGGTATACTATAGTAGTAGATAAAACGGATTCATGGGCTCAGGAAAAATTCATTTCATGTATATCATTGGGAGAACTATATAATCGCGAACATGATTTTGAAAATTCTATCAAATATTATATGAGGTCTATTACTTATGACCACGAACGCATAGATGGTATAGCATTAGCATGTGAAATATTATTAAATAAAGGATTGCATTTACTATGTTGCTTATTGGGTGAGAAATATTTGGGATATAATAAAATGCCTATGGGTAAATTATTTTTATTCGATTTTTGTTACTATAATCATATAGAATATTCATGTAGCATTGCGGCGTTTTATTGCGGACAGCATGAATTGGGATATAAATGCTGTAAAACAATAATTATGACAAAACATATTGAAAATACTTACAAACTTATTAAAGCATGTTCCAATTTAATATTTTATAAAAAACAATTAATTAGTGATACCGATGATACACTTTTGTTTTTTTATTCATATAACGATATAATACAAAATCTTATGGTTTCTAATGATAATATCGAGCCAGGTATACACGAATGTTGGAATATATTATTTGAAAAAAATCGTTCAAAACTGACAAAACCGCCTTTGCATGATGATATTGTGACTATGAATTCTGCCAAGAGTAAAAATAAAACTAATCGTGTTAATGCTGTTAATACTAACGTTTTTATTTCTTTTACTACATGCAAACGTTATGACTTGTTTAAAGAAACGATTCATTCTATTATGAATCATTGGTTAGATAAAGATAAAATAGATTACTGGTTTTGTGTTGATGACAACTCCGATATAAAAGACAGAAAACAGATGAAAAAAAACTTTCCATGGATTAATTATTATATGAAAACTGAAATGGAAAAAGGACATCGCGAAAGTATGAATATTATATGGAATAAACTCAAAGAGTTAAAACCAAAATATTGGATTCATATGGAGGATGACTTTTTGTTTTATACGAAGCGAAACTATGTTGAAGATTCTATAAAAGTTCTTGAAAAATATTACACCAATAACATAAGACAAGTTTTATTTAATCGCAACTACGCAGAAACTATAGAAAATACAAATGTAAAAGGACATATTAGTTTATCCGACGATATGGTTATTCCTGATATTCCTGTTGTTTTTCATAACTATAATACGGCGAGTGATTTAAAATTTCAAAATTGTTGTTATTGGCCTGATTATAGTTTCCGCCCTTCGATGGTGGATGTTGAAACTATTTTAAACTTGGGTGACTATAATACAGAAAATCAGTTTTTTGAAATGGATTATGCAAAACGATGGCATGATGCGGGGCATAGAAGTGCATTTTTTAGTTCGATAACTTGTCGTCATATTGGTAGACTTACGTCGGAAAGAAGTGATAAAACAAAGCCGAATGCATATGAGTTAAATAATACTTCACAATTTAACCACTATTCTGTCAATGCAAATAGCGATAACTCATCTAATTTTGATATGGATATATCTATGTCTATATCTATAAGGAAATTATACAGCCCACCCATAAAAGTTGCAAAGGATTCTTTTATTAAAATAGTAAACCTGAAGCACCGCGAAGATAGAAAAAGAGTCACGACAGAACTATTAACCAATGCCGGATTTTCAGACGACGACTATGAATTTGTTCAAGCAGTTTATGGTAAAGAACTGAAACCATCATTAGAGCTATTTAAAATGTTTGAAGGAAATGATTTTGGTAGTAGAAGTGGTTTTATTGGGTGTGCATTATCACACTATGGATTATGGATGGAGTTGTTACAAGATACAAAAAATGAGTTTTATTTCATTATGGAAGATGATTTTACATTATGTAATTCATTTAAATATCATTATACGAATTTAAAAACTTCATCAAAAATTATAGAAAAGGATGTTATATTTTTTGGGTATCATATGTATGAAAAAAATAAGAACAAATACAAAGATATATACTTTGATAACAACATAACCGAGACTACTATCGTAAAAGTAGAGCCGCTAAACAAGGAGATATATATTGGCGCAACGCATAGTTATACTATAAATAAAAATGGTGCAAAAAAACTTATAGACTATATTCATACAAATGGAATAAAACATGGGATTGACTATGTTATGAAAATACATGATACGTTGGATTCGTGTGAACTACAACCGCATTTGTCTCATGCGATATGGAATGAAACATCTTTAAATTATGATACAGATATACAAAGTAGTATGGAAAGTATAGACTTTAATAGTTTTGCTGGTAGCGCATATAGTAACAATTTTATTTTTATTAAAGGGTATGATCAGATGAATTATGATATATATCATAATCCGAGTTCACTAAATAATATGATGATTCGTGCAATAAGTGATCCAAAATGTGTGGCATTTAATACTCTCGGTTTTTACAAAAGTGAAATATGCAAACTAACACCATCGCATTGGTATAAACAAGAAGACGGAATATATATTAAAAAAACTCATTTACATAAGTTACATGACCAAACACTACCAGGACACGAACATCAACCTGAGAACATTATTGTCTCTGGTGAAGGAGAGAAAGGAGAGAAAGGAGAGAAAGGAGAGAAAGGAGAGAAAATAAATATAAATAAGAAACTGAATATTGCAAATATAAAACGAATAAAAATGTTATGTAATTGGTGTTCTTCATACGATCTTTGTAAAGAATGGTCTAATATGTGCTCAGATCCTGACAATTTTATGTGGAATAATAATATAGAAATTACATGGGAAAATGATAACATCGATTATTATGTAATAGTAAATATGCCACCTGAAAATGAATACTATGATCCCAAAAGAACTATCATATTTCAAATGGAGCCATGGGTAAATGATAACTCTAAAAATTGGGGTGTTAAAACATGGGGTAAATGGGCGAATCCCGATCCAACTAAATTTATGAAAGTTTTTCGGCATGAGGAAAGCCTAAATAATGTACAATGGCAAGTTTCACCGCCTTCCCATGTAATTTGTTCAGAGGATGGGAACGATATTTTAAATAAAATAATGTGCACGCTAAGTTATAAAATACACGATGAAGGACACGAAAAAAGGGTTAATTTTTTGAAAATAATTGATTTACTTGGACTAAATTATATAGATATATATGGACGTGAAAATTATCATGGATTAAAATCATATGTGGGTGTGACTGATAATAAAATGGAACTTTCAAAATATAAATATTGTTTTTCGTGTGAGAATAATAGTGAAAAAAATTATGCAACCGAGAAAATATGGGAGCCTATTTTATTTGAGTGCCTTTGTTTTTATTGGGGGTGTCCCAATCTGGAAGAATATATTGACTCACGTGCTTTTGTAAGATTACCGCTTGATGACTTTGCTGAGTGTGTTTCAATTATTACGAAAGCAATCGAAGAAGATTGGTGGTCGCAACGTATAGATATAATAAAAAAAGAAAAACAAAAAATATTAAATGAGCTTGGGTTCTTTCCTAGACTTGAATCATTTATAAATACACTATAGCATTATGGCGTGTATTATATAACGTGTATTATATAACGTGTATTATATAACGTGTATTATGTAATATATTTTGCAACATATATTGCAACATATTTTATAAAATATTGGACCATGGCTATGGCTAGCACTATTTAATCTTCATCTTCGTCACCAGATGATTCAGTCTTAGAAGCTTTTGAAGCCGATGATGCAACCGAAAGTGGTTTTAATTTTGACAAGTCTAATTTTCCACTAGGTTTACTGGATGCAGATGCAGTTGGCAACTTTGATAACTTCTTAGAGACAGGGGCAGCAGAGGAAGAAGCAACCTCTTCTTTGCTTTCAGATTTCTTAGGACTTTCCCTTGATTTCTTTTCAGAACCAGATTCGTGTTTGGACTTAGATTCAGACTTATGGATATCACCTCCAAGCTGAGTCATGATTTGTTTATATGCCTGAATGGCATTGTCCGTCGCGCCTTGCAAATATCCCGAAACTCCAACAACCTCAATCGGATTGTGAAAGGCAATGCGAATAAGGCTATCAACCGAATGAGGATGCGGTTTCCTAAATCCACAAAATGATACACTTTTATCTCCAATGAAATTATTCTGATACAAGTAATACTCAATCACTTTTCCAAGAGTGTAGTCCTCATTTTTTAGTGTAATATCAAAACCATTTTTCAGTGTTGTTTCTGATGTAACGATTACAACATTGCCGTGCTCAAGATCATACATGAAAGCTTCGCATTTTTTAATCATAATATTGCACGCCTTTGTGAGTATTTCCATATTGTCAAAAACGCCTACACTTTCGATAACAAAATCGTAACTATTTTCAACATATAAGCGTTTGGCCTCTAGTATAAACCAGTTCTTCTTTTCAAATTCAATATCTTCTTCGCTCATCTTTTCTTTCTTAAACGCCTTCTCCTTTTCAGCCCATACCTGGTTAGCCTTTTCTACGTCGGGTGTGCACTCATATGCGCAGGTGCTAGTTACATTGAATGCGCCATCTTGTCCTGCAGTTCCGATATCGAGCGCGCAACGCAATGCCAATCTTTCGCCATCAATATTTTCGGACAGCTTTGGCTGCAATCGTGCAAACTCGATATAGTCGTGTGTAATAGGACATGGTGGAAATATTTGCCTAACCTCGGACTCGCTCGAGTAGTGTTCGGTTACAATATTTTTGATTTTGAAGTCTCTTGTGGTAACATATATGATATTATCGGTCTCGTTTTTAATGTCTAGTTCGATGACGTAGTCCTTATATGGGAAATTCATATCTTGGATATTTATAGGGATGCAACTCAAACGTTGCTTAATAATTTCATTATGAAGTCTTGTTGTATTGTGCCTTATTTCGGCCTTATTTTCACTATATGGGTATGTTCTAAATACAAATGTTGGAATATCAGATACAATAATACGCCGCAATGCATTTGCAATACTCATATTGCATTCTGTCAATGTGAATTTAAGGGTGCCGTTTTCTTCACTGAGATTTGAAATGCGTGGGTCCATTTTGTGTTTATATGTGTTATTTGGTATGTATTTGTTTGTTGTTTGTAGCGACTACTTGTGTTGGTTCTGTCTTATTATATTATTAATATACTATTTATTAAATCAATTTTATAATAAATAATAAATAAGAGATAATTACAATATTAAGGAATAACTATTTAATGTCATAAACAAGTTAAATATATATGAAATAAGTTAAAATATACTATATATACTCGTAGTAATTATATTATGAGCAGCATTTTATATTATAGCAATTTTTGCGACAAGTCTAAAAAAATTCTACAAACTTTGGCAAAAAGCAATATTAAAGAAGAGTTACATTATTTATGTATCGATAAACGTGTCAAGGGATCAACAGGATCGTGGTATATAGTTCTTGAAAATGGTGAGAATATTATTATGCCACCTCAGGTAAATCGTGTGCCTGCACTTTTATTAATGAAACAAGGGCATCAGGTATTGTATGGTGACCAAATATTGGCGCATTTGCAGCCAAGAGATACTGCTATAAATATGGTTGCTACAAATAACAATGGTGAACCTTCGCCATTTTCATTGAACCATGATTGTATTGGGGGTTATGGTGTAGCATCTGATACATTTAGTTTTTGGGACCAAACAAGCGACGACTTGTCTGCAAAAGGAAATGGTGGAATGCGACAACTATATAACTATGCCACTATTGATAGTGATATACGAATCGATGCACCAAAAGAAGATTATACGCCCGATAAAATAGGAAGTGTATCATTAGAAAATTTGCAACAAACACGTAATTCTGATATACAAATAAATATGACTGCACAAGCAAAGGGTGGTAGTGAACAACAAACAGCGCAACAAATGCAACAACAGCAACAAAAACAACAATACCAGTCACAATTTTCACAACAACAGATGTTTCAACAGCAAGTGAAGCAGCAACCTATGCAGCAACAACAGCAGTATCAACAACCGATGCAGTATCAACAACCGATGCAGCAACAACAGCAACAGCAAAAAAATGTAAGATTTAGCTAATGCATTGAACTATTGAATCATCGATATATTACTGAACCAAACCAATTCAATCCAAATAAAATATTAAAACAAATATATTTAAAAATAAGATTACTTATAATAATATCACTAATATTGCGAATATAAAGTAATATTATTATAATTTTAACAATATAACCCTATATACTATGACCGATGAAAAGAGTGACAAAAGTATTTTGCTAACTGCATTTAATAACCAATTTTATGACTTTCTAGATGACATTGAAAGTGTTTTTATGAATGATAATGCAATAAAACGAGCCAAAAATGCGCTGATTTTAATAAAAAAGGTAAATCCGGCACTTGTTATTAAGTTATGGTATAAGTATATAGTTGTAAACTATGAAAGTGAAATAGATAGTAACAACATTAATTTTTTTATAGAAAAAGATTACAAAAACGACTTGAGGTATTTAAACTCATCGGATGATATTATGAAACATATCGATTCTTTACGTGAACCTGTGAGAAATATGGGTGAAAGCAATCAGCAAAAATCGTTCATGTATATTAAAAATCTATGTATCCTTTCGAGGCTATATAGTGAATGAGTGAATTACACATAAAAAATAAATAATATACTAAAATAAATAATATACTAAAATAAATAATATACTAAAATATATTATTTATCATTTTTGATTTAAATACTAATTAATAAGTTAGAAGTATATAATAGAAGTATATAATGGGTAAAAAAAATAATAAGAATTCTAACAATTCTGGAGCAAATGCATCAAGACCTGCATCTGGTGAAGTAGTAATAGAAGTTATTCCTGACGAGTTTAAAAAGGTGATTTGCGATTTTATAAACGATTTTGGATTGACATTTCCGGAGTATTCTGAAAAATTGAATAAGTATTCTTGTGTGGATAGTTCTGGTGCAGGTCGTCGCACACTAAGTGAAGATAATATAAAAACATTGTATGAACATTGCAAGAAAGTATATCCTGTGCGTTTTTTTGATGTTTTATATAAAAACTTTGACATGTTTAAAAAGCGTGATGCTGGTGCTGGTGCTGGTGCGAGTAGTGGCGCAGAAGTAAATGTGCATTTTTTGCCAGATGTCGACTTTGTAAATGTCTGGAATACACCCGACATTAGTGATAAAACACGTGAGACTATTATGAAATATTTGCAGCTTATTCTTTTTTCGATTATTACAAATGTGTCTGACCAGAATTCATTTGGAGATACTGCGAAATTATTTGAGGCAATTAACGAAGATGAGTTGAAAGGTAAACTGGATGAGACATTCAAGAATATGCAAGACCTTTTTACGGGGATGGGTATGGGGGGGATGGGTGCAGATGGAGAAGCGGGAGAAGCGGGAGAAGCTGGAGATGCGGGAGAAAACATGAAAGACTTTGCAAAGTTTGCAGAACAATTTAAAAACTTTGCACCTGAGGGAGTAGACATGTCGAAGTTTCCTAATTTCAACTTTGGTGATGCAGGAGCAACCGCTGGAGGAGAAGCAGGATCAGAAGAAGGGGCGGATGCAACAGGTAAAAAACCAGAAATTCCTAACCCTGAAGCAGTTCATGACCATATTTCTAAATTGTTGAATGGTAAGATTGGTGCACTTGCTAAAGAAATTGCAGAAGAAACTGCTGGTGATTTAGATTTGGGAATTGATTTAGAAAATCCCGAGAATCTTAATATGGGAAATGTGTTTCAGAAATTATTTAAAAATCCAGGGAAACTGATGAATATGGTTAAGAACGTTGGTAAAAAGCTGGATGACAAGTTTAAGAAAGGCGATATCAAGGAAAGTGAGCTTATGCAAGAAGCAAGCGAACTTTTAAATAATATGAAAAATATGCCAGGTATGGGGAATTTGTCAAGTATGTTGAATCAACTTGGAATGAAAGGAATGGGTGGTTTGGGTGGAAAAGGAGGTAAAGTGAACATTGGTGCAATGCAAAGTCACCTTCAGCAAAATATGAAAAATGCAAAAATGAAGGAAAGGATGCATCAAAAATTGCAGCAACGCCAAGAGCAACAACCGCAGCAAGTGCAACAACCACAACAACGACCGGCAACATCTGTTTATACATCACCTTCGGGTGAAACAATAGTGCAAACCCCTAGAGTTGCACCTCAAGCAACCGCAACCACAAACCTGTTACCAGCTCAGGCTATCAATGATGCTGAAAGTAATTTAATTGAGTGGGCGCAAGCCCACATGACACCAGCACAAGGGTCGAGTTCAGGACAAAAGAAAAAGAAGAAGAATAAAAAATAAGTGTTTATAGTCTTTCTAGTCTTTCTAATTTTTATTTTGACACAAATAAATGACGAACAAATCCACTATGTATAAGAAATGAAATGAATAAGAAATGAATAAGAAATAATAAAAAATAATAAAAAATAATTAAGAATATATATATAATGGAACAAATACCATCAACACCATCAACACCATTTTGGTTAAATGAACCCACTATTTTATTTAATAAAAAATATATAGGCAGTGTGTGGCCAGGTGAAAATATGTCAAGTGTAGAAAAATTAAATGCTATAAGTAGATTTGTTATTGTCGCATCTCTTTTAGGATATTTAATTACATTAAATTTAAAAATTATTTTGGTAGCAATAGTAACTTTAGCAGTAATTGCTATTTTATATAATGTGCAGCGCAACCAACTATCAAAAAATTCATCTACTAATGCCAGTGATGGTGGCAATGGCAACGGCAATGGCAACGGCAACGGCAACGGCAATGGCAACGGCAACGGCAAAAATAAGCAAAAGATAACCGAAGGGTTTGCTAACTCTATGTTATATAATGAATTAAAGAGTGATTATACAAATCCGAAAGAAAATAATCCAATGATGAATGTTCTTTTGCCTGAAATATCGTATGACCCAAAACGCAGCGAAGCAGCACCATCATATAACCCCGAGGTTGAGAAAGATTTAAATAATAAGACAAAAGATTATGTCGTAGATACAACATTTGGAGATGGAACTAAAAAACAGCAAGAATATATTCGCCGTAAACTATTTAGCGATATAGGAGATAACTCTGGTTTTGATTTTAGTATGAGAAATTTTTATACCAATCCAAATACAACGATTCCAAATGACCAGGGAGGCTTTGCAAACTTTTGCTTTGGTGATATGATTTCAGCGAAAGAAGGCAACGACCAAGCTCTTGGAAGATGGTTTCCACGCATTGGTGGGGTGTATAATTAATCGTGAATCATGGATAAAACTGACTCATAATATTATATTATTTATTTAGTAAAAACATATTTTATTAAAATATATTTTCAGTAAAATATATTTTCAGTTGTATATACATATATACATACATAGATATATACACATATATTATTCATAAAATGGCAATCGTTCGAGACTATGTATTTGATAACTTATCACGAATCGGTGATGATAATTGTGGTCAAAGTCAGCGCAATGTTCAAAATTTAAATTCAAGCAACTATATGTTGAATAATTTTTTTGCAGCGGATTGCAATATGGCGCGCCCCATTGATTTTGCAACATCCCAACCCGGCGTTAACTACACTGGTGGTTATCAGGTCGGCGCAGGTGGTTGTAATATCGACACCAATAGCGAGCTGTTCAATGGCAGTATCATGACACACCCAAGATGCCGCATTAGTTTGTTTGAGCGTCCGTTTAAGACTGTGCCATTTTTAGGAAAAGGTGAATCCAATCCTCTAGTTGAATCTAGGTTATGGCAGGGTGACTACAACATCAACAAGAAGAGCGTAAACCCCTCATCCGAGGTTTGCTTTGTGAACCACGAAATGTATCCTCTGATTCCTTCCATCGCATCCACAATTACAAACCCGGCAAATCTGGTTGAAGGTGTTGCAGTAAACGGCTGGATACGTGGCGGTATTCCTTCACGCGAACTTGAGCGCGAGACCAAATATACTTCTTGTGGTATGTAAATGGCGCGATGTAGTGTATCGTTTTCGACACACGTGCGCATGCGCACAACAAGAAATCATTTTAATATGTAACTAAAAACATATTAAAACGATTACGATTACAAAATTATATATAGATAACTGACAACAACACGAGAACAAATGTATAATACTCATTTTGTGTGCACATATAAGATACATGATGCAGAGGACGAAGAAAACCAAGATATTATATATAGGTATGACTACTTATCAGCATTTGGTCTTAAAGAATATGATTCGGATATTATTATGAAAACATTAGAAGAAGTATATGAAAAATTAAAATGCGACAAAGATTTTATGGAAATACTTGAAGCGCATCCGCGATTTGTTGCAGATAAAAAGAATTACGAATTTGTCATGCAGCTTATGTTTTCATTTGATACACTTGACTTATTTCATCTATGTCTGATTTATTTACTTTATAAATATAGACCAATATCGGGTGCAATAGAATCTTCTACTGCAGATACCGATACCATAGATAATGTAAGTTTATATACTATTCCCAAAAACGTATATTCATATTTTACATTTTTGGATACTAAAAATAAATTAATTCAGCAATTAAAAATATAATATAAATTATAGTTATAGACATAATATCATAAATGGCTTCAACACAAAATAGGAATACCAAAAGCGACTATTGTTTAGAACAACGCCAAAATGGTGGCATATTTACGCATATCACATACGAGAATGCACAGAATGGAAAAGCGTATACCAATGCACTTCCAACACTAGGGTATCGGCCGACGTATATGTCGCGCGAATCTTTCTCAAAAAACTCGGTTGATATTGAATCCGCATTATTTGGAATAAATTCCACGAATTTAGTAACTCCTCAGGCGCCCGTTGTGCCGGAACTTAAGAAACTACCTGAATGCAGTTTCTTTGATAGAATACCACTGATTATGCCAACACCTCTTGTTGTTGAGAAAAATCAAAGACCATTTCCTATTTAAGTTTATAAAAAATATACGTAGCAATAGTAAATGATACTAACATTATTAATAAATGAGGAATATTATGAATAACATTTATATTCGATAAGTCGGGGTTATATTTGTAACATACATAAAAAAATAAAACCATATTTACGAAGTATAATAAAATAAGTATTGGAATATTTTTTTCTAGTATTTTATAGTATTTATTAAAAATAAATTGTGTTAGTAATAAGCATGCGAACCCTGTAAGTAATGTATCAACCATTAAAATTGGTAAATGTTTAAGGCCCCGTTTTAACATAATATAGTATGCAAAAGTCCACGTAACCCACATCCATATAATTAATAATATTGAACTTTTATTAGGTGTATATAGTTTATCTCCTAATATTAACCCATTAACCCACATAAAAATAAAGTAACCCCATGAAAAAGTTAATGTTCGTAACAAGTCTAACTTGTTGTCAGTTTTAAACCAGTTATACTTGTATCCTTGTAAATCTGTATACATATCCAAGTAAGGTTTCCATTCTATTGCCAAAAATATATACTCAAATATCATAAAAAGTAAAACAAATATTAAAAGTTTTTTAGAAATCATCTTTTAAATTTTATGCAAGATATTGTATTTAGTAAGCAGTAATTTTAACTATTCTATATAATATATTAATATTTTTACGCTTAAAATATTAGCTAAAATAGTTGGCTATAATATAATATAAATATTTATTATATTATAAATATTTATTATATTATATAAGTAAGTAACTAGTAAACGATGTCAGGGGTTACAAATACATCAACCTTAGGATATATTAGAACATATAGAAGCGATGGTGTTGCAGGAGGCGTTGGACCAACGGGCTATACAGGATACACCGGATATACAGGCTACACCGGATATACTGGTTATACGGGTTATACAGGCTACACAGGATATACAGGTTATACGGGTTATACAGGTTATACGGGGTATACAGGACCAACTGGTGAAACAGGAGCAACAGGTGCAGCAGGGCAATCTAGTACATATTATAACTACAAAGCTGATATAAATGATACAACTGCTCCTCCATTTCAGGGTTATGTTAAATGGGATACTAATCCACAAACGGCTTCCGGAGTAATATATATATCAAATATTGATGGCTCTGGTGTAAACGTGGAGGTTTTACTTGGTTTAGTAAATGTCGGAGATAGTATTATTTTACAAGACACGATAACTTCATCAAATTCTCAAACATGGGATATAACAGGAATATCAACGATTCCTGCAAGCGGATATGTATCGTGGAATGTTTCTGCATCTCCAGCAAATACATATAATTTCTCACCACAGGGGCAAGACCTTATTTTAATTATCTATGCCATCGGTCCAATAGGTCCTATTGGTCCAACAGGAGCAACGGGAGTTACAGGAGCAACGGGAGTTACAGGAGCAACAGGATACACAGGATACACGGGGTATACAGGATACACGGGGTATACAGGATACACGGGGTATACAGGTTATACAGGTTATACAGGTTATACTGGTTATACGGGAGTTACCGGAGCAACGGGTGTTACAGGATCAACAGGATACACAGGGTATACAGGATACACAGGGTATACAGGTTATACTGGTTATACAGGTTATACAGGTTATACTGGTTATACAGGTTATACTGGTTATACGGGAGTTACAGGAGCAACGGGGTATACAGGATACACAGGGTATACAGGTTATACAGGGTATACAGGTTATACAGGTTATACAGGAGCAACAGGAGAAACAGGAGCAACGGGATACACGGGGTATACAGGATACACAGGGTATACAGGTTATACAGGTTATACAGGAGCAACGGGTGTTACTGGAGCAACAGGAGAAACAGGAGTAACGGGTGCAACAGGAGCAACGGGTGCTCCCGGAATAAACGGCATTAGCGGCGGACTTGTGCTGTATTTGGACGGGCCAACCACAACGTCTGCACCTGTTTCTCCACCAGATGATTTATTGGTTGTTCCAAACACGGGAACACAAACCACAATAACAATCTCAGTTGGCACATCATCTGCTGGGCCCTTGCTTGGAACATTGATTGGCAATTTTGTAACTCCGGTTGGACTCTTGCCAACCACTGCAATCAATGCAGGAATATGGCACACAGTGCTTTTTGGTTTGCATTATGGAGGAGGAGGAGGAGGAAACCCCATATATTGGACCATCATAAACGAAGTTGCAGCAGATGGAACAACCTTTATTAATAATTTGGCCACAGGCACATTCGCAAGTGGAACCGCTGTTCTAACCGCTCAAAATGCGTATGAATACGATTTGTATGTTCCAGCCAATACTATCACCGATTTGAATAGTAGAATTCAATTGCAAATTGTGGCACGTTCAAGCAGTGGAACTCACAACATGGTGGTTGACATGAGAAATTCCACATTGTCAAATGTTGTCACAACGATTGCCACAAATTTGATTGGCGCAACAGGAGCAACGGGATACACAGGATACACAGGTTATACAGGTTATACAGGTTATACAGGTTATACAGGTTATACAGGAGAAACAGGTGCAACAGGATACACAGGATACACAGGTTATACAGGTTATACAGGTTATACAGGTTATACAGGTTATACAGGTTATACAGGTTATACAGGTTATACAGGTGTTACGGGTGCAACAGGTGCAACAGGAGAAACAGGTGCAACAGGTGCAACAGGTGCAACAGGTGCAACAGGTGTTACCGGTGCAACGGGACCATTGATACAAGCAGCGATTGAAGGCCAATATTTGGTATGGGATTCATCGACACCACCAGGGACGTGGGTAATCGGAACTAGTAGTGGATATTTGGGCGAAACAAATTTGAATTTGGGTGCTCATGCTCTTGATAGTTTAACTCTACCAAGTACTGCTGTTCAAAATACTGCTGTAGGTAACTCTTCATTGACGGACTTGACAATTGGTCAGGAAAATACAGCACTAGGTTACCGCGCAGGTAAGAGTCTTACTACTGGAAATTATAATACTATTATAGGTTCAAGCACTGGATTTAACACATCAGGTAGTAATAATACAATATTAGGATATTTCTCAGATACATATGGAAATGATGGGTCAGTACTATTAGGTAGTAATAGTGTAAGTTCTGCTAATTATGAAAATGTAATCGGATACTCTGCAAATGGCGCTGGAACAAATACAACAGTTATTAAGTCTTTAAAAAACAGGGATGGAACTGGTATACCAGACGCGGCATATTCAAATTATGTCCATTATAATACTTCAAACCATGAAGTGTCATATATTCCAGAAGTGGTATATCCGGTATCATCACCATATGCTTTACCAGCTGGAGAATCAAATCAACAATTAACAATAGTAAATCACGCATCACGTCCTTTAAGATATGCACCTTATCCTGGAAACTTTTTGGGAACAAGTGGAGGCACTGATGGAATTGTTTACGCAATGGATAATGATTACAATACAGGAGCCGCCGATATTTTTATTGGAGGTGCTTTTACAATAGCAGGTCCATCTGGGGCTGGTGTAGGCAGAATATGTAGAGTTTCGCCTGATGGTTTAACAATTGTCAGTACATTAAATGATGGATTTGATGATACAGTTTATACTATATTTTATGATGGTGTTAATGGTGGTAATCCAAGAATTTATGCCGGTGGTAGTTTTATCAATACTTTTTTTGGTAGTACTACCTTAAATCGTATTTCATATTATGACACTGGTTTAGGACTTTGGTCAGAAATGGGAAGAAATTTTGGCACATTTCCGTCATATATTGGTTTAGATTCAAATGTTAACGCTATAACAAAAAATACCGCTGGACCATTATCGCCAAATGACTGGTTAGTAGCTGGAGGCAATTTTACTACTGGGATTGGTTCAGGAACAACTTATAATAAAATAGCTTATTACAATCCAACTAATGACGTTTTTGAACCTTTTTCCGGGTTGCCTTATGGTGTAAGTGCTAATGCTGTTAGTTACTCCGCTGTAATATACACTACTTACATTACACCTACTTATATTTATGTAGGTGGTAGTTTTAAATACGTAGCGGGCGGTGTTGAGGCAAATAACATTGCAAGGTATAATATTAGTACTGGTCAATGGTCAGCGTTGATAGATTCTGTAAAACTTGGTAACGGAACATCAAATGGTGAAGTTAGGGCTATTGAAGGAGATCCAGCTAACCCTGAAAACCTTTATATAGGTGGTACATTTTTATATACCGGTGGATTTGACTATTACCTTAATCAATACACAGGTGTGCCATGTAACAATATTGCTTATTGGGATAATTCAATTTCAAAATGGTATCCTCTACAAGACACAACAATTACACAAAATCAAGGAACTGAGAGTACTGTTTACGCTATTACAACAAGAGCAAATTTTGTTTTTGTAGGTGGTAATTTCACTTATGTAGCGGCTGCCTCTATAGACCCAGCAAACCCGGCTGGATCTTCAGTGGCAGCTCATTATATTGCTGTATTTCAAACCACTTCTAACGCTTATACAGGTGAATGGTTTCCTGTGTATTTTAGTGCCGGTACTCCTTCTATTCCTATTCCACCTTCTCAGTGTGGGTTTAATACTATTGTTTATGCTTTAGAGTTTAACTCAAACTTTCAATATTTAATAGCGGGAGGAGCATTTACATCATTTGATGATGGTAATGGTAACAATTTTCCTATGAGTTATATTAGTTATTATGATATTAGTGGTTTCTCACCTACGTGGACAATTATGGGAAATGGTGGAGGCGGTTCTAATCCAGGTGGTGCGTTAGATAACAATGTTTTAGCTTTGGCAGTAGACCAAGCTAGTAATGTAGTATATGCTGGTGGAAATTTTATAACAGATAATGATACAACAATTGTTTTGTATAATATTGCTAGTTACCAATTAGGTGGTATGTCTTGGTCACAAATGGATTCGGGTAATCCTGGAACAGGAGGCACAGGTATCGTAAACGCGTTAACTTTTGATTCTATTACAAATACTTTATGGGTTGGCGGTTCATTTATACAAATGGGTTCACTCGCTGTTAATAATATGGCAGAATGGCTCGCTGCTTTTCCGGGTCCGGGTTGGCAAAGTTCGACATTTGGTTCGGGCGTCGGCGGTGGAACCAATAGCGCAGTTAACGCACTTTATGTTACGGGAACACCACCTTTACTTGTTATTGGTGGCGCTTTTACATCAATTGTTGATTTTAATGGTTATTCTACAAGTGTAAATAACATGACATTTGCTTCTAATCCAAGTGGAACAACAACTTGGAACCAAGCGCCTTATGTTGGAGGTGGTCCAGGATTTATTGGACCAGGCGATTATGTAAAAACATTATGTTACGCAACTGCTACTGGTCACTTATTTGTAGGTGGTCAATTATCAGAGGTCAATGGATTGACTGGAATAAACAATATAATAAAATGGACCGGCACTTACAATGATGGATTTTGGAGTCCAATACTTTATTTTCTCCCCCCCCCTTCTATTAGTTATAATACACCGGGTGAATATGGTGTAAATGATATAGTAAATACGATAGAAACTGATGGAAACCAGTTATTTGTTGGAGGTCAATTTGTTAAGACTGGATCAACCGCATTAGGAACAACTGGGTTAAATTATGTAGGTGTTTTACAACCAAACAATCAGTATAGTTGGACACCGATATACTCTCCAACTCCACCAGGTATGGGAGTAAATGCCCCAGTATATAGTTTATCGTATGATGGGACAAATCAACAAATATTAGTAGGCGGTTCATTTACAAATACAGGAATAACATCGACTTTAGCATTAGCAGGTATAACAAGTTTTACGCAATATATAAATGTTCTTACGCAAGTAATAGACACAAGTTATTATGGAGTAGCAGGTAATACAGCAACAATTTATGCCGTTTTACAAAGCTTTTATAATTCGTTTATGTATCGATATTTGGGCGGAGACTTTGTAACTACCACTCCAACTACAACTACAACATTAAATAATATGGCTGTAATTTTACCTGCTTATGGACCATTAACAGTTACAGGTTCATTTAGTGATCCCATTTCGGGTGGTAACATAGCATCATTTATAATGAATTATTATGATGAAACAACTCATTTAATTTACGACACAGCTGATAGTGTATGGTTATTAGCAAATGGACCAGCATCTGCGCCAATTCCAAATGGTACATATTGGTCTAATTATTTGTACTGGAATGATATAACAGATAAATGGGTAGTTGGTGGCGTTACCATTAACGATGGAGTACGAATTGGATATAATTCAGGACAATTTGGACAAGGAAATAGTAGTATTGCGATTGGCACAGAGGCTGGTAACACACAACAATTACAGAATTCTATAGCAATTGGGACACAAGCCGGTTATTCATATCAATCATATAATTCTGTGGCAGTTGGTAATAATGCGGGATACCTTTATCAATCATATAATTCTGTGGCAATTGGTTATGCCAGTGGTAAAAATACTCAAGGTTACGAATCGATTGCTATTGGCTATGCAGCAGCACTTGACAATCAAGGAACAGGTTCTATTGCTATTGGCGGCCTCGCAGGATATCTTAGTCAAGGACCTATTTCTATCGCTATTGGTTATCAAGCGGGTCAACAGCAACAATATTCACAAGCAGTCGCAATTGGTTATCAAGCAGGTCGTTCAAGGCAAGGAACAGCATCAGTAGCAATTGGATATCAAGCTGGTAACTCGGAACAACAGCAAAATGCGATAGCTATTGGAAATAATGCAGGTTTCAATACACAAGGTCAAAGCGCTATAGCTATAGGTAACTTAACCGCATCATCGGGACAAAAAACAGGCGCTATCGCTATTGGGTATGCAGCAGGGAGAGGAACCCAGGGAACTAATGCGGTTGCTATTGGAATATCAGCCGGCAGCGTTTCTCAACAGTCTGCAGGTATAGCAATCGGGTTTCAAGCAGGACAGGGTTCGCAAGGTGTAAATGCTATCGCGGTTGGAACAAATACAGGCAGAACAAGTCAAGGTTCTGGTTCAATTGCTATTGGTTTTAATGCCGGATTGTCCGCACAAACAGCTATTAATTCAATCGCTATTGGAAACTTTGCCGGTGCAACAAATCAACTAGGAAATAATGCTATTGCAATTGGTAATACCGCTGGTGGAACAGGTCAAGGAACCAGTGCAGTTGCAATTGGTTCTGAAGCAGGTAGAACATTTCAGCGTTCGGGTTCTATTGCGATTGGTAACACAGCTGGAGGAACTGCTCAGGGAACAAATGGTATTGCTATTGGAAATTTTGCTGGTCAAGTTTCACAAGGTTCGGGTTCTATTGCAATAGGCGCATTTGCGGGGCAAACCAATCAAGCAGCCAATACCATCGTATTAAATGCTTTAGGTACAGCAGTTACAGGTGCTACAGCAAGTGCTTTATATATTGCACCTATCCGCAACGTAACACAAACATCTGCTCTTGGTTATAATACTATTACATCAGAAATTACTTACTATAACATGACAGGAGCAGGTACTGTAACAGCATTAACCGCTACTAGCAACACGCTAACAATAAATTTTAACAATTTTTTTCAAGGTACATCAACTACATCTGTAAGTAGTACTACTTCAGGAACCACTACTATTAATAATTATGCTTTCAGTAATGCAGTTATTGGCGGACAATATACAGTGGTAATATCAATAACAGGAACAGGTGCAGCTCTAAACCCAACTTTAACTATTACGCCTCCCAGTACACCATTAAGCACTATTAGGTTTAATTTTTCGAGTGTTTCAGTAACCACTACAGGTTCTTCTGCAGTATCTCAAACAAATCCAAAATATATTGTTTTAACTATAGCTTATGATGGAACAAATTACTATATTTCAGCTTCGGGATTTAATAATTAATAAATTTAAGGAATATAATTATATACAAAATAATATAACTATATAAATATGTCTAGAGCATTTTTTGGAAATGTAATAGCGACGCCGCAAATAACAATATCGACGTCTGGTGTATCGGCTAGCAAAAATGCAGTAACATCGGCTATTAGCACCATAGCATCAACTACAGGTGGAGGAACATTAACGTATTCATGGCAAACTACGGGAAATAGTTGTACTATAAATTCTCAATCGGCTACTTCAACTACATTAACAGGAGGCGGTGTAGCAGGAACATCCAATTTATTTTGTAATATTACTAATTCGGCAAATAATACAATATATAGTTCACCTATTTGTATTATAACATGGAACCCATCAACATCTATTACCTCTGTTATTTGGAGTATTACTTCAGCTACAACATCAGCGTATAATGGCGCAGCACAATCAGTCGTTGTTTCTTCAATTAATCCAGCTGCAGCAACATATAGTTTAGCAACAACAACAGCAACAAATGCTGGAGGTATAGCATCTACTATATTAACTGGAACATTAGATTATGATGGAACATTTACAAGTCCAAATTTAACAATTGGTACATCAACAATTGCTATAGCATCAAGCGGTTCTACAAGCAAAAGTTATACAGGAGGCGCACAATCGGTGGCATATACATTATCAGGTGTTTATGCTGCGGATACTGGTTACTCTGTTTCTGGAACAAGTGCTACGAATTGTAATAATTACACAGTTACATTATCTGAAACATCTACAAATTACACTTTAGGGGCTTTAGGGACGAATACATTTGGTTGGGCAATTACACCAACAGCTCCGGCAAATTTTACTGTTACATCAGTTGACTCTTATTATTTAGCCAATTTTTCTTGGACAGCTGTTGGTGGATGTACTTATCAGTTATGGGGTCTTGTAAGTGGTGAAGTTTTATATAGTCTTTATCAAGATAATATTACAGCAACAACAACTTCATATGCTGGTGCTACAAATTTTAGTTATCAGTTTTATGTTGTAGCAGTTGCACCATCTGGAACTAGTGGTATTTCAAGACAGGCATATGTATATATGGGTAGAGCAGCATACCAAGACACAATTGGATATGATAGTGGTTACGCAAATCAACAACCTCTTTGTTTATCGGGCACACAAAGTGGAACTATTGGACTTAAAGCATTTCCCCAAGGAACGTATGGAATTACTATTTCAACAGTAAGTGTACAGAACGCATCATTAAATGGTAACTTCTCTTCATTATTGTGGGGAACGGGATCAAGAATAATTAGATGGAACTTGAATGGAACAGCAGTAAACTTCCCACTTTCTACCTCTACTAGTGCTACAAATCCATATGCAGGACCAACTTCTAGAAATACTACCACCACTGGAACGATTACTTATACCATGGTAGCAACTGGAACAGGTTGGTCTACAAATAATACATCTGGTCTAAGTGGTAGTTTTTGGGCAAGAGCTCAATGGAAATGGGCCGGTACACAGGTAGTTACAGTTGCCGCCAATCCACCTACAATATCTTATACAGGGTAGTCCTTAAATTAATAAATTAATAAATTAATAAATTAATAAATTAATATAATAATAAGTATATTAATAAATTAATATAAAAATAAGTATATTAATTTATTATATAATGTCCGGCTATAAAACATACGAACAATATTCACAAGGTGGTCAAGATATTTATGTAACCAGAATTTTAAAGGAAAAGAGAGAAGGTTATTTTGTTGAGGTAGGAGCTAATAATGGATATTTAATGTCAAATACTTATTTATTAGAAAAAAATTATGGCTGGAAAGGCATTTGTGTAGAAGCGACGCCTTACAGAATAACTGAATTAATAAATAATAGACCTAACGCCATATGTATTAGTAGTGCTGCATTTTCAGAAAGTAATTTAGAATTAGACTTTACAACCTGTCCACTTGATATTTTAAATGTTATTACCGATTATGCTGAAATTGCAGTAGATTTTTTAACACAAAGTGGACAAATAATAAAAGTAAATACAAGATCTTTAACAGATATATTAAATGAAAATAACGCTCCAGAAAATATAGATTACTTATCAATTGATACAAATGGTTCAGAATATAAGGTTTTAGAAGGTATAGATTTTACAAAGTATAAGTTTGGTGTTATTACTATTAAAAATTCGTTAGTAGAAGAAAAACAAAATAGAATAAAAGAAATATTAACTTCAAATGGTTATTCAGTCCAACAAACAATTAGAATGGTAGACAATATATCAGATGATTTATATGTTCCAAATTCAAATTATATCGAAGATTATACTTATTAAATATCAAATTAAACAATATTAAATTATAGAATAATTTAAATAAGGTAAGTGTATTTCAAATGTTGCAATAAAATTCATATGGTATTAATGATAAGTATTATTATTTTAAAAATACTTTAAAATAATATAACAATATACCAATATACCAATATATACCAATATACCAAACAAATAATGGTAAATTATATTTATATTCATGTATGTTGCATAAACAACTGGAAAGAAGTATTTAATAAATTATATTATAATATAAAAACTAGCGGACTACACGATATAGTAAAAAGTATAAAGTGTAATGTTTTATCAGAAAACAACAACGTTATAGATTTTTTTTCAGGACTTAACGATGATAAATTAGAAGTAGTAGGAATAAGTAATGACTTATCTTTGTATGAAACTCCCACTATTAACTTATTATATCAACACTCACTTGAAGAGGATTTGGATTTTAATGTGTTGTATTTACACACTAAAGGTGTTAAACATAATAACAATAACATAAACGTAAATGACTGGATAGATTATTTAACTTATTTTAATATAACAAAATATGAAACATGTATAAATTACCTAGAAGACTATGATGCAGTTGGTGTGAACTTGCAAAATGGTAACGTAGAAACGCACTACTCTGGAAATTTTTGGTGGACAAAATCGCAATATATAAAAAAATTAACAAAATGCGAGTATAAAAATTATAATTCTCCGGAATTTTGGTTGACTGAAACAAATACAGGTAAATATTTATCTTTGTGGAATTCAAACATAAATCACTATAGTCAAAGATACGAGGAACATAATTATAAAAAATAAAATAATAAATAATAAATAAATAATAATGAAAATATTATAACTTCTCTAAAAATACACGATACTCCATATGTAGTATTTTATATTTACCTTCATATTTTTTTAAAAATCTATTTACACTTTCATGCGGTGATTCAAAGTTGCGATTATTTGGTTCATAGTTGTATAAGTAGTCGTCTATCCCCATTATTCCGTGTTTATTCAGTAAATCCCAAGAAAGTATCAGATCCGCAAAACAATCCAACGCCAAATGACTTCCATCTACATATATAAAATCATATTTATCGTTTGTTTTTATCATGTTCATCAAGACTTCAACAGAGTCACCTTTTACCGCTTTTATACGTTCATTCATTCCCGTGTTTTTTACATTGTTGTGAAATGATTTTTCGACTTCTAAATTTGTAATATTATTATGCAATCCGCCTTCACCTGATTCTGTATAATTGCTCCACATGTCAACACCCACGCCAATAGAATTAGGTATAAGCGATACTATATTTATAAGAGATATTCCAGTATATGTTCCAATTTCCAATACTTTTATCAGCTTGTCGCGACTTTCTTTCACATAATTTTTATTAAAGTAATCAATTGCATCGAGAAAATATTGTTTGTGCCCATTGGGAAGGTCATTCGTCCAGTTATACATTCCCTTATATTCGAGTTTTTCTTTTAATATATACGTATCAAGCAATGCGGTTGCTCGACTTTCCCATGACATATCCATCGCCCATTCATAATTTGCATCGATCAGTGTATTTTTATATTTTTCATTTGCGGTATCCATTACTTTAAATAGTTTCACTAGCGCCTTATCCTGCCATTCTTTTGTAGTAGCATCGCCTTTAATTATAACTCCGCGGTTTCCTACACTATTTTGTAATGCCGCCAAATTGTTTGTTACCGCGAGTGTTTTTGTAGCAGCTGCTTCAAGTGCAGTTAGGCAAAATGTCTCCATAAATGTGCAAGGATAAAACCATATGTCCGCACTTACCCATGCTTTTGCAAGTGTTTTCTTATCCACCCATCCATGATAATATACATTCATTCCTCCACCATCTACACCATCTACGCCAGTTTGCGATTTACTATATGCGTTGTAATTTTGTAGTAGTTCACGTATTTGGTTCATTTTTCCAGGTTCTACGTCATTGGACCATTTATTATCTACATCTGAATAAATATGAAGCGAAGCATTGGATTGATGTTCATATATTTTTGGCCACATTTGCAGTAGTTCAAGCAACCCCCTATTTGGAAACGACGAATAAATAAAACTATGCGGCTTTTTAGTAGTTCGTTCTTTGCTAAGAATAAAATTAGTAATATCGATGCCGTAGTAAAATGGAAATGTTATATCTTTCAACGACGGAAAAATAGCAGTAAAATATTCAACATGCCACTCTGTTAAACAAAATATATTCTTTAATTTTTTATTCATCGGTATTACTATACCCGACGGCGTCAAGTCGTGGATGACAAAGTATACATTTTCTGTAAAACTTTCAAATGTTACAGGTAAATATTCCGAAAACCGGCTTATCATGCAAGAATGAACGAAATTCTCTTTTATGAATCGAAAATATGCACTAAGTGGTTTATATACCACTCCTTCAAATGTTTCACCATCTCCCTCACAATTCGAAAAAACATATACATCAAATTCGCCTCTTTTTTGGATATACCGCGCCATTTCAATTATATAAGTTTCTGACCCTCCTACACCTGTTGTTAAAATATTACTACCGCTCCATTTATTAAATCCGCCGTCTGCTACAAAACAAAATATTTTTTTTTCACTTACAGATATAGGTTTTGCATCTGTTATAGTTGTATATGATAACATTTTTATAAAAATATTATACCACGATGTTATTTCATCATATGAGTCATCGCCAGGATTATTGTTTTTTATAAAAAACTCAGCAGCTCTTACTCCCAAAGTATAGTCCTTCAATTCATAGCATATTTTTGTAAGAAATTTTGGCAAAAAATGATAACTAAGCGTCGGTTTTAATGAATATTGACAATGGATAGGAAATCCAATTTCAAATGCTTTTTTGAATTTTTCATATGCTATTTTAATATTGTGCATTCCGCCTTCCAAATAGTAATGAATTCCGATAAAATAAAGTGCTTCAGGTCGCGATGGGTCAGCCATATAACATTGGTTATACATTTCTTCGCACTCAGACCATGGTTTATTTAATTTGAAATTCATAGTGCGCGCTGCCTCAAAAAGTGCATCTACATATTCTTGGTGAAATCCGCTATTGGGGTATTCGATTCGTTTCAAGAAATATTTAAGCGAACTTTCATGATCATTTAAACAATTATATGTCTGAGCCAAATAATAATATGCACGCGGGTCGTGAGGATTAATGCGAACTTCTTCAAATAGAAGTTTTAAGTCTAGTTGTTTTCGTTCATTTGTTCTTTCTTCCATATAATCAAATCTTCCATCTGTTAAACTAACTATTTCTTTTGGTATTACTATATTAATATTATTTTTGTCGGTTATTACTTCATGAATCGTGTGTATATATCGTAGGTCACTGGCGCTTTTAATGATTCTATTAGAACCATATATAGTATCATCGCTTTTAATAAATGTTGTAAATGAGTTTCCTACTTGGTCGCCTCTAACTTCATTTAAAAATTGGCGAATGTCTCCATCGATAACATATGTATCATCGAGCATTATTATAAACTTGCACGACTTCCCCGCCAAATCTAATAAACGATTCCGGCTGTCACGGAAATTTATGAACGGCTCCTCGTATAACTCGCCTCGTTTTTTACCAACTAGTGTTCTTTTAATAATATCTATAGTGTCGTCTGTGCTTCCCGTATCTAGAATAGTCCACCTATCTACCTTTTGAATATTTTTTTGTAACATTTCTTCAAATTGTGGACCGGCGTTTTTAACCATAATACACAAATGTAATAAATTGTCGTAGTTAAATATACATGGTGTATCCGCGTGAATATAGTAATGAAACTCTTTATTAAATGTCTCCACGTAGTGTCTTGGCACATAAATACAGAACTTTGTATTTGAAATTTGTTTTATCCACTCTGGGTCGTAAATAGACAACTTTGAAATATTATTATCGAATGGTGCAATAAGTAATGGTTCATTATCTTGAATAAAATCCAAATCGAGACACGTGTTGTTATCAGAATATACAAGACATGACTTTTTGTTTGCGGATGTTTGCGATGATACTGAAAAAATATCAATATTAGTAATGTTATCAATGTTATCAATATTATCAATAAACTCTAACAAGTGAATGTTTTGATTTAGATGTTGCTGTTGTGGGTTTGGGTTTGATAACAACTCTATATTTGATTTAATATTATCACTATGTTCTTTACTAGTTTCAATTAAAAAAACATTTTTGTAATTTTTGCTGCAGTTTAAAGGAATATAACCACCATGACTTGTTTTATATACTATTAGATTTTCGATAGTAAGCGCACCAGATAGTTCATTTATAAGAGAAACAAGTCTTTCAAATAATCCAACGTTATCGATAATATTTAAATTACCGAATTCTTTATGCTCTATTTTTTTAAACTCGTCTTCGTTCGTCTTATACTCTTTTCCACTTATCGTTACCATGTTGTATTATGTAAAATATTGTAATGCAAAATATGTAATAAATAATAAATATTTATAATGATAAATATTTATTTATATTTATATTATTTTTTGCACTATGTTTATTAAATTAAATTAAATTATGTATACAGCTTTTCCCTCTACGCGTTTTTTGAACTGCATAAAATCGTCAATGTATTTGAAAATAGACTCAAAGTTCTTCCAAACTGATGTCATCTCTTGATTGTTTTGGATTTTTGATACATCAATTTCTTTATGAATATGAGTTACTTTGTGGGTGCAGTCTTTGACATCACGCATAGTTTGTTGTTTTGTTTGATGTTCTTGTTGTCTTGCTTGCTGCCTTGCTTGCAATCTTGTTTTAATTCTATCTGTTAACTCTACCCTAGGCAACTCTTTCTTTTTTAATACTTTTTGAACCACGTTATGTTTATGCTGCTGTTTATGTTCACATGTTTTTGATTTTGATTTTGATTTTGAGTTCGACCTTGTAACAACACCTTCGGTGATGATAGTGCTATTAGCAACACAATCCTTACTATTCTGACTATTCTGACTTCTTGTTCTGACCATTTTGCTTTGCTTTGTCGTGTATACGATATATAGTATGCTATATATAGTATGCTATTCGTGTTTAAGTTGATTTTATATATGTTATATGTTACGTTATTGTGGGGTCTCCACATCAGCAATAGGCTCATCCAATCGTTGTATCGCTTTCTTATGTTCTTTCACGACATAGTTGAGTGAAAATAGAAGCGAACCAGGGTCTATATTGTTTACAAACTCAACCACGTAGTTAAATGTGACACTATTCTTATTTTCGCGCAGTTCTTCAATATATTTCTTATTCAACGCAAACATATATTTTTTATATTGGGCAGGATATTCTGCGAATCGTTTCTTCTTAAACACAAAACAATCCAGATAATTTTGATGCAAGTTGCGTGTAAATGAATGCACTTGGCTCCTATAGTAACTAAAGTCGCTCTTATACTCTGGGAAAGACTTCAAATAATCAGCCACGCGTCCGCCATGTCGCAATGTCAAATACTGCAACTGAATTTTCTGTTCATTCCCGCGAATATTTTTCACCATCTCGTATGTCGGGTTGCGCAACTTCAATCTCTGGCCTGTTACCATATTGTAAAACACTACCCCCATCATATTGTATGCAGAATTCATCGATGCATATTCTTTCTTGAAATTTTGAAATGTGTATTCTGTGTATGCATCTGGACCTCCTTCATTCAGTGAAAGAGTCTTGGGTGTCTTGATTTTATCACACTTAATAATATTTTTTAGAAACCCATCGCGACTATGTTGAATCACTTCTAGTTTGTCACCCTCGCCATTAACTACGCGATACACTGCAATAAGATAAATCTCCGGCGCGGTAATCGGCAAAACTATGCGATTTTTAGGATGTTGCAACACAAAACTATATACAACGTCTTTTGGTAAGTTCTCATAGTCGAAACCAATTTTTGCACATGTATCAAAGAACATATTGCGAAATGTATCGCTCTCTCTTATTTCAATCTCATCTTTTGGATTTTTAGGCGAGTAAAATAGCGCTTTGCCACCAATCGTATTCTTTGTAGCAATCTCCCATGCTCCTCGCGAATAAAATAAATTAATCATCGTCCCCTCTACGAACTCTTCTGCATACCATTCATTTGTATTTTCGTCCGACAATCCAGACATAATGTTATTTACATCGAAATGCTTCTCAAGCTCTTCTGTAACGTATAGCGACTTGGGTGGTGAATATGACACTATCGTTCCCTCTTCATCTACAACTACCGACCGCAACAAGCCAATCGTTTTATAGTCTTCATGAGTAACCCCCATATCACGTTTTTCATATTTAATAATTGAATACATTCCCGTATCCGTCTTCCAATTTTTAATAGTTAATTTAAGATGATTAAGGATTTTCTGGATTTCTTCGTCAATGTTTGTTGTATTTTGACTTTGACTTTGACTTTGACTTTGATTTTCTTTGTCATTGTCTTTGTTGCCATTGCCATTCTTTTCTCGAATCAGATGCAACAACCTATCAAAACCCTCAATGCTCTTAAGATTATACATTTTAGTATACTGGAATCCTGCGGTTATGCTGTATGGAAAAGTATATATGCGTGTGTATGTATACTTATATGTGGATGTCTTTATGTATATTTGATAACTATTATATTGGAGGTTATTGGAGGCTTTGGATATTATTTAATATTATAGTAGTAAAAATAAATAAATATTCATTCATATATATATTCATATATATATTCATAAAAAATTCTGTTATATATATAAAGTAATCAATGTCAGAAGTATCAACATCACCTCAAAAAAAAGAACCAGTAAGTGTAGACATTGGTCTAGGCGATATTATACAAATCATTGCTCCAACAAATTCAACTATAAATGACCAGATTTACTTGATAACATACATCGATGAACAAAAAATTAAACTAATAAATGCATCCAATGCATCCTATCTTCTGCTTACGATGAGCCCATCTGGTGGATTCACCGATGAATCTATTACCGCTATTAACCTTTTAGATTCCCCCGAACACCCTGAATATGCACGCCAGAATGATTTACTACCAGGGAAATGGATTGATATACGTTTTGGTGGAGATTTGCCTACTATTATTACCGGACAAATCACAAATTTAGAGAATGACAGAATTGAAATAAAAGCATACCCAGGCGAACAAGTATTTTATATTGACTTTGAATACAAAGGTATCCCTGAAAATATACCCATAGAACAGATAAAAATACGCAGCCCTCCCAATATTACTGAAGAAAAAGACAAATCTTTTATTGCATCACTTGCCGCCGCTGGTCCGGATGTGAGTGCCGAAGAAGGTGCAGCGGTTCGCCAACAAGAAGAAATCGGCGTTGAACCTATTTCTATAAGTCGTATAAGAAAGTCACCAACTTCACCCGGTGCCGCAGGTGAAGCAGCCGCTCACCCCCCCGTTGAAGAAATACAAACTGCACTAAAAGAAATTCTATTTGATGCTGATTCGATTGTCTTTGGCGAAGAATTAGAACCCATAGTTCAATATGTCGAGCTCCCCGAAGAACAAAAACGATACAGCATTGAAAGCCAAACAAGTGATCTTCTAAATGAATTAGTATCAAAATATCCCAACGCAGACAGGACAAAATCGGTTTTAAATAATATTCATACGATTATTGAACGTTTTCAGCAACTCCGCGACGAGTTTTCTAATTTTGACACGAATGGAAATGCAATGGTTCCTGAGCGTAGATTGGAATACTATAAACCTCTTGCAAAGTCGTTGATGGCATTAAACCAGAAACTATTCTGGCTTCTTCCTGTAGCCAAAAATGTTCGCAAATTTTACAATGTTGACTCATCCAATGTATCCGACTTTACGATAAATAATATGGAAGAGAATCTGGAAGAATCAAATGCACTATTTGAAGACTATGCATCGAATAAAGAATCATTCCTTTCTTATATTTCAAAGATGAATGCATATATTACACCATTCACTACTCCAGAAACTGCGACCACCCAGTTCATACAGACGAATATCACGGCAGTATTAGACAACTTGAACGACTTTTATTCAAGTATAGTAAAAGGCGACAAGGTAAAACGAAACCGGTTTGTTATCCAGACATACAATATGGGTCTTTCCCAAATCCAAATTAGAACAGGTATTTCCTATGGTCGTAAAACAAACGAAATCGTCGAAGTTGTTCCCATTACAAAAGGTGATAAAATAGATATTACATCTTATTTAAGTTTGCCCGAACCTGCCATGAATTTTTCAAATATTTCACTCCCGAATACAAATATTATGCGCCGTGCTGATGCAAATCGTCATTTTATACCATACTGGAATTTGCTTCGTAAAAATACGAGTGTTACACAGAAAACGATCGAATTGCAGGAACGCGAATCTCATAGTCAATATTCTTCCGATGAAATTGCAACACTTGCATCCAGTTTTGTTTCGTTTGTTGCTGACCAAGATATAGACTCTGACGAAAAATATAGAAAATTCATCGAAATGTTTGTCCCAAATACGGAATTGTTAATTGATGTTATGAGTAAATATGTGACAGGAAGTATAACGCTAAGTAACTATGTCGCAGTGCTTCAACCATTCATGGTATATATGCGCGACTTGACTACGCGGCAGTATTCGGTATTCGCATCCATGATTGAGCAGAAAGTTCTAGAGTATAAAAAAACACTGGTTCAAACTGCTCGTGAATATGCTACACTTTCGAGTGCAAAATATGCAGCAAAATATGCGGCTTCATCCAGTTTATATAATTTATTGAAAGACTCACGTCAGGTCGACTTTGAAACAGACATTCTCAATATTTATGGCTTAGCTCCTGAAAATTATAAAAACGTTGACAACCGCCAACAAAATCCTGCAAGTAGATCGGCGGGAGCAGTGGCAGGTGGCGGCGGTGGTGTGGCTGCAGCAGCGTCATTGGGCCCTCCTCCATCACAAACAGAATTTGAGTATGATATTTCATCTTTTGCAAAGACATCCATTGAGCGCGCGATTGCAATGTCTGCGAAAAAGGTTGAAGCAAAAAATGGCGGCACTATTGATCCCGAAGATTTTGACGATGTTATTGCGGTTTTCAAAGAATTGAAGAAAAGTTATCCCGATGACTTTGAGGAAGTATTGCGAATGCGCGACGACACATCTATTGTGCAAAGCGAAATAATTAAACCTGTAATGGTTGCTATGGTAAAAGCGAGCGAAGAATATAGGCGTATGAAGCGACAACTTGAGCGGCGCGAAATATCTGCTGCAAAATCCATTTCTTCTATTTTTCCAGATGTTCCACTTACAAATAGCGAAATCATGTATCGTCTCATTTGTCTTGACAACTCACGACTTTATATGAATACTATGGCGTTAATCAACGGAGATCTCGTAACTCCCTTTGATTTTGACCAGTTGTATTCCCAAGAAAAGAAAAAATATGATGATAGAATGGATGATAATCGCTCAAAAAATGAATGCAAGAATTTTGTTCTTACTAAGAAATATAATGATGCATTAGAAATGAGAGACGATGAGGACGTTGAGGTGCACTATGATAAGGTATATGATTTTACGGATTACGAATTCCTCAAAAAACTAGAAGATGAGCGTAAAAACTATTCACCGGCCGATTTTGAGACGTTCCTTACAGGTCGTTATATGAAAAAGACGAAACTGCCAATGAATGACACAAAGTCTGAAATCCGCGATATGTTGCGCGGCAAACGTCTTGTTCAAGATGGGCAATATGCTGTTCTGGTTATAGACGATGAGGAGGGTGTCGGTGGTGGTGGTGGTGGTGGCGCTGGTGCTGCCGGTGGCGAAGAAGCGGAGGAAGGCGCGGGAAGCGGCACTCGTTATGAATATTTTATTCGCAACAACGGCAAGTGGGTTAAAGACGACACTATTCCTTCTTTTACAAGTATGTATGACACATCTTATTTTTGCAATGTTAAAAGCAATTGTTTCGCAGTAAATAAAAAATGTATGACCAAAGACTTGGCCGAAGATGCACTCAAAGACGATATTATTACAAAAATGTATGATGAATTTGATTCGCGATTTCATCAAAGTCGTAATCAGATTATTGCGGCAGTAAATAGAAAGTATAGTTATTCACTCGATAACATAGTAAAAATGACAAGTATACGCCGCTATAATGCATATAAATATAACGACTATCAGTATTTATCTGGAATCGACATTGACCTTTCTAATAAAGAACGTTTTTCTCCATATGCCCGCATTTTTGACCTAATTCTTGGCCAAACCGACTACGTAAAACGCCAGAAAAACATTATGCGATTTATTCAAAAATTTACACGCAAAGCTATTGAGGCAAGCACTTCGATGACCCTAAGCATTGAAAATGAAAGCCCTTTTTGGTTATATTGCAAAGAGACAAATACAAAATTGGTCCCGTCATTTTTTGAGACGATTGCATCGGTATTTTTGAACCAGGGTGATATTCAGTTAACGATTGATGGGATATGTAAAGAACGTGGTTCAATTAGCGAAGACGGCGATGCCTGGACGGACAAACATAGTGGGTATGTTATTAAACATATTGATATGGATAATGATGAGGGGTATGATGCTGCGGGATATAAACTACAGACACGCGACGTTATTGAAAAAAGTATTGGCGAGACATTGATTCAAAGTATAAAAGACAAGAAAATACTGAAGTTTAGTAATCCTAATTCTCAAATAATGAGTGGAATATTAACAACTATGACAAAATATATGGGAATTGATTTAGAGTCACAGCGTTTATTCATAGTTGAGAATGCAACGAAATTTTTATCTTCGGCGTCTTTCCCTACTGAAGATTCATATAATGCCAAAAGTCAGGCATCTACGGCATCTACTGCCAGAAAAATGAGTTATAAGACATTCAAAAATATGACTATCTTGGTGCTTACATTGGCATTTATGATAGTCTCGATTCAAGTATCCATTCCGCCCATTAAAACACAAAAAACATTTCCGGGTTGTATTCGTTCATTTGTAGGCTATCCGGTAGATGGCGATGGCGACAATTCGTCGCTAAAATATGTCGCATGTATTGCATTTAAAATAAAGAGTGCAGTTGAACCATGGGATACGCTTTCTATATTGAAAACTGAGGAAAAACTTATTGGGCAAATAAAAGCACTAATTGACTCATGTGTTTTGAAAAATCCCACATGTCAAACGCGTATTGCCGAGAAGCGCGAGTATAATAAGATAAGTTTCTCCGATGAACTTCCAGCAGTCCACGATATTCGCAACTGGAATACTTTTTTGCCGCCATTATCCCGTATTAAAATACGCACACCAGAGCCTCTGTCGCCGATATTCAAAAAGTCGCTCCAAGAAGAGTTATCGCGAGGCCAGCAGTCGCAGGTTGAAAAAATATCAGCAATCAAGTCAAAGATTATTTATTATTCGCTCACAATACAGATGATGATTCAGATCGTTGTTGATAGCGAGAAATTGATTCTGACAACTGCATCAAATGAACCATTTGTTGAAAACGCGTGTTGTAATCCAGAGGGATCAATAAACACGATTCTATATTTTACAGAAAGAGAACCCCTTATCCGTGACTATGAGGCAAAAGTTCGCCAGCTTCGCGACTTAATGCACGATATCATAGATATGCAAAAATCGCCTACACTACTTGACCCTACAAATACGCGAACAAAATACCCCGTAATCCCGACGACATTTAATGAAGATACAATATATTTGGCATTTATTACATATTGTAAATTCAATGCCGATATTCCTGTTCCCGAAAGTATTCAACACTTATGTCACAATAAACCTCCGGCGTCATTATATGACAAGAGCAATAGTGATGAACCCATCAAAAAAATAGTTGAAAAACTGAAAAGTAGTGGAGAATATGTTTATACCGAAGAGTCGCTGCAAGCGCTTCTACAAATCGTAAACCGCGAACACATTATTCCATTTGATTTCAGTAAAAAGGAAATATCGTATGCGCAACAGATGCGCGATTTGATACAGGCGTGTCAGTCACAGGCGGCCGGGACATGCGATGTGCCAGAAATATTTATGCAGAAGATTATCACCATTATGGATACATATGACTATAATATTAAGATAACAGAAGATACTGAAGAGTTGCGCGATTTTGTGAATTACATGGCCGAAACAAATAGTGCAATGGTCGGCGCTATTATAGAGTTTCTAAATGAGCAAAAGCGCATGGATGGTCGAATGCAGGCGCGGTTTGTCGACTTTTTAACAAATCCGGCAAGTTTTCGAAAAATGGGTGTTGGTGAAGGTATTTTATGTCCGCGCAGGGATACTGCCACATATAAGGGTATGCAATTTGTCGTGAACCAGATGCGAAACCTGGTAGACGTTTACCCCAATTTGATATTAAACAATATTGACTATAAAAAGGTTTCTATTCCAAAACACTGGGGTCTTTCACCGATGCATACTCGCGATATTCAAAATATAATAAAGGTCTATTATTCGCGTCTTGATAAATTCCTAAAAGACAAGGATAGTATTTTGACGGATATTATGAAAAATATAAAAAAGGGTGCAAATGATTGGTTGCGATTTGCGACACATACGCCATTATATGCAAGAGTAATTGATGTTGTGGATGTGGGTATTGAGGGTGAGGATATAGAATTCGACTTTGCCGAGAGTGATATTGGGCGAGGTGGGGTAGGGCGATCTCGTGGAAGCGCAAGAGGGCAAGGAAGTTTTGTTATGCAAGGTATACTTGAGTCGAGCAGAGTAGAGTCATCGCGTCGCAAGCAGCAGCAGCAGAGTGAGGGAGCAGCGTCAGCAGCAGTTCCAATGGAATTATCTGGCAATATAGCAGTAAAAGGCCAGTATTCTATTTTCAACGACGAACTGATACGATATATGTTTACACACTACTTGTTAAATGTTTTAATGAAGTATGTCGCACTTGCAAAATCATCGCAAATAGTTACTGAGGAGGTTCCTATCCCTGAAGCTATGGAGCAAGAGTTAATGTCAGTCTTAGAAGCACAAGACGAGCAAAATGGTGTCGGGCTTTTATCGGAAATGACGATGGTTGCATCCGAGAACGTCGAACTGAAAAAGGTGGTCGCCGAATTATTGTCGGTATTTATTAATATGATGATAAGCGATAAAGCCGCAATAAATATTAACAAAAAAAGTGTAAAAGAAGATATTACACAATCAAAGGATAAAGAAAAAGATATTATTACAAGGGAGTTGCGTGATATGCAGAAAGATGAGCGACAGGTTGAAAATCTTATGAAGAAATTGCGAATTGGTGACTGGAATGTCGGTGGCACAAAAGGTCTGCGCTTTTATGTCCCTGAGACATATGAAGAAGAGCGCGCAGCGATGGAGTCCGAATTCCAGCGAGAAGAAATGGTCGCAAAACAAGAAAATCGTCTTAAAAAGAACGATAAAGTTACAGAACGTATGCGCGACGTATTTACAACTGAGCAAGAGGAAAATATGCAACAAGATGCCCTCGTCGATGCCGAACTACAGGACGATTTTCATTTACAAGGCGATGATGATGAATATGGTGCAGACGATGATGGCGAACATAATCAGCGAGATGGAGGGCTAGGAGATGACTGATAACCAATAACCACAATGGTCAATGACCGATTCCATAAAATATATATTTATCAACTATATATATTTTATTCTCAAACCGGCTTAAAGACCGGCAACCATTTCGCCCCCATTTCGCCCCCATTTCGCCACATTTTATCGTAACCCAACCGAAATGCAGATTTGCGCATTTAGCTGCATGTTCAGTCACAATGCAAAAGTCTGCAAAATCAACGACCATAAGTTCGCATTAGCGCCGCTGCTATAAGATTGAGAAGCATGTGGTTTTCACGTTTTAGAATCATAAAAAGAAGAAATATTATAAAAGTATTAGAAAAGTATTATAAAAGTATTATAAAAGTATTATAAAAGTATTATAAAAGTATTGGGAATTTGGTGAAATGGAACGCAATGGTATGAAAATGAATGATGTATTGTTTTTTCAAAAGTATTTTAAGATTTTCAAAAAAGGACATTTATAAATGTCCATTTTCGGATTTTCATTTATAGATTTGAAAAAAAGTTAAAAACCTCACTCAGACCATAATGCTCTCATTTGCTTTTTTGATTTGAAAACTTTGTTATGATAACTTTTTGGAAATTTCTAGAATATATTATGAAAAGGATTTAGGCATTTTTATATGTAGTCTATATATATGAAAATGACTACCAAAAAAGATGCCGAAAAATGCCATATTTTTGTATGCAAACTATGTGACTTTAAATGCTCTAAAGAATCTAACTATAAAATACACCTTGACACCAACAAGCATAAAAGACTACATGAGACTACAAAAAAAATGCCAAACACTGAATCCAAATATTTTAACTGCATTTGTGGTAACAAATATAAACATCATACAAGTCTTGCAAAGCATAAGAAAACATGTATTGAAGTCAATACATCTATGGAAACTACACCTGTTTTAGAAATCCAAGAAACAGAAATATATAAACAAATGCATAAACAGATTGATAGTAAAACAGACAAAGAGTTAAAGGATCTTGTTAAAGATTTGATAAAACAGAATAGTGAATTGGTTAAGACAATAAATGAGATAGTTCCGAAAATAGGTACTACGAATAATATTACAAATAATACAAATTTTAATTTGAATGTATTTTTAAATGAAAAGTGTAAAGATGCTCTCAATATAAATGACTTTATTGAATCTCTTAAAATAACATTAGAGGATCTAGACTTTTCAACTAAAAATGGTATGGTTCAAGGTATAAGTAACCTTATGATAAAAGGATTGAAAGAATTAGATATTCATAAACGTCCTATTCATTGTACAGATGCAAAGAGAGATATAATTTATATCAAAGATAAGGAGAAGTGGGAAAAAGATGATAACCATAGTAAAATAAAAAATACGATTATAAAAGTAGCAAATAAGGAACGTAAATCATTATATTTATGGGTTGAAAAGAATCCTGACTGGTTTGATAGCGAATCAACACAAATTGAGTATCTTACTATGATGCGCAATATATGTGAACCTGTAGAAGATTTTGAAAAAAATGAGAAAAAAATAATCAAAAATGTTGGACGCGAAGTCACTTTAGACAAATGTACGATGTAAGTAAAATATTTGTTGTATTATGTTCAAATATTTTACTTGTGATATATAAGATATAGTTACCCATCACTGAAATACAAAATGTTTCAAAGTTTTATTTCAAAGGATAATATGATTTTTGTAGCAATATTTACTTTTATTGTTTTATTTGGAATAGTGAATGCATTTCGCCCATCGATTATATATAATCGTGACCTAAGTTTTCGACGATTTGGTATAGGATATAAAAATAAATCCGTTCTACCTATATGGCTATTTTCAATAGTTCTTGCTATACTTGTTTATGTAGCAGTCATGTATATTTACGACTACAAAAGTGCGCCGACGTATTAATTCGCCGCATCATACATAAATCCACTGGGTGTTGTATTTTTATCAGAACTGCTACTATTATTTTTAGTATAGTCTGAGGCTATTTGCTCTGCAACTGCAGGACTTAGAGCACATGGTTGGTTGATAATATAGTTATAACTGCGCGATGTCACCAAAATACCAGCGAGCATATACCATACAAATTGTGCAACCAGGTCTTTCAGTTTTACCATACTTCTGAAACTATTATATTTTGGAGTGCCAATAGTTGCATTAGGTAAAAATAAGTCTTTGCTTTTGCTCCATTTTGCATTAAAATCTTCTTCGCTATCATCGTTAAATTGATTCAAGAATATAGATGGGTCGTTGTATATATTATTAATTGCCTTTGATATTTCTCCTGTTGCGTCCGTTTTTAATACATCTCTGACTATAGTTTCTGCGCCGCCTATTTTAGCAACCGCATACCCAAATGTATTTGAGAATGGTTCCAGCCATCCTGGAAAAATGGTAAGCAACATTTGCAAAAGACCAAATATGAAAAGCATTGGAAAAATAGTTGCTACAACACCTGACGTTGTTGACTGCGGATTATTGCATATAGTTTTTGCTAAAGATGAATTTATTGTTATTTGAACTGCAAGAAGTGTTCCAATATATATTATATTAATTAGTGTTAACATATTGTCAGGTATACTATATTTTATAATTGTAAATATCAACGTGATGATGAAGAATGCAAAAATTGAAGTGGATGGATCTGGTGGAGCAGCTGAAGTATTTGTAGTGGGGAATGTGCTGGGGGACTGCAATTCTGGTTCTGTGGGTGCGGGTGCTGGTGGAATACCTGATGTGGATGTATTAGGTTGTTGTGTGCTGCTGCCGCTGCTGCTGCTTCCATTTCCATTACTGCCATTTGTATTTTGTTGTGAAGACATAGTTATATAATTCAAATATTATAAATGTTATAAAATGTTATAAAATATTAAAAATAGTATACTTATTATGTATGTTTACTATGTATAATATGTATAATATGTATAAATTAATTTATAAAAATAATATTATAATGTAATAGTTATTTTATTTACTGCTTTACTATGGAAAAACCAAGTCTTACAGAACCAGGAGTGAAATTTTTTATAAATAAGGTATTAAAACATTGTAATCAACAAAAATATATATTTAGTAATCTTGTATTCAATGTTGTTTTATTTTTGATATTTGTTTTAATAATAGGGAGTTTTTTGTATTATAAGTATCGGGGAAAACTTACACCAGAAGAAAAGGAAAGAAGGTTGAGAGATGAAAAACAAGATGTTTTAATAAGACTAAATGCACTAAATGTTAATATTGAAAAGAATAAAAAGAATGGGGCAAATTTAATTACGGATTTACCTATGTGGGATGTCCAGTCATCTGATGTTATTGTGAATCCTTATAAGTAAAATTTACCATATACACAATAATAAATACACACTATAGTATTTATTATTATATATAATATAAATATACATAAAGTATATACTATAAATATGTCAAATCCTCGCATTTCTATTGATAATGCATTACAAGAATATTATAAACTAAAAGATCAATATGATAAAACGTATGATAGCAAAAAACATGCAATTATTTCAGATAATACGATTCCATATTCAAAAAAGAAAGCAAAGATTGCCGAATTATCGCAGAAAAGGAAATGTGTTGTTTGTAAAGCCGCTGGAGGAACTATTTTTACAAATGAAAATCGTATTTTAAAAGCGGTTTGTGGAAGTAAGTCTCAGCCTTGTGGTTTAAATATTGAAATTGCAAGAGGAAAGAAGGGAAATATAGAAAAACTAATAACTCAATCATATACAAAAATAGAAAATATCAAGGAAAATATTATAAAATTCAAGCTAGATTTGTTATTTAGGTATATTTCTGATGACCAACTCAGGCAAAAATTTGATGTGTCTAAAAAAGAATTAGAAACCGAGCTTACAAAATATGAGAAAATGTATAATATTTATATCGATAATACAAGTAGCCCTGAAAAAGTAGAAAAATTAAAAGAGTTAAACGCCGAACTTTATACTTATGTTGAACAATTTAAAGCAATTATGAAAGAGTATATGGAATCAGGGCGCGTTGAAGTTGTTAAACCTGCAATTGAAATATACCTCAATTATATAGTTCCTATTGCTGAAAAAATTCGAAATACAACCTACGTGTATAGTGGTGTTGAATTCGACGAAAATACAAATGAGTATATTCTAATACAGCAAATTAGTAATATAAAAAAAACTGAAATAAATATTGAGCGTCCGCAGGTTATTTCATTTACCAAGTAGATGCGGATGCAGCTTCTTTATCGGATAAGCGTCGATATGAACGAGCATGATATGAATCAACCGGTCCCAAAAATATATCACCATTTTTGATTTGACGTGTTGTTGGGAATGCGGTATTTGTTATTTCGGTAACCAAAACCAATTTGTCGCCTTGTTTCCAATATGTATATGGCGGGGATGTTAACATAGTGCCTTTGTTTTTGTATTGGTGTTCTGTTGGATTGCATTTACGAAGACACTGAACTGCTTCAGAATACCATCCGTAATATATAGGTGGCGGTGTTGCGTTATATGAGAATGCATTCGATATATAAAATGATAACTGAGATTGACTGGAAGAAGTGTTTGACTCCGTGTTTGACTCCGTGTTTGACTCCGTCATTTAATTGTTTTTGTGTTTTTGTGTTTTTGTGTTTTGATATGATAGATTATTATCATATAAAAATTATCAATTTTATGGCGAGATAAACATGAATATTATATTTGTATTTATTAACGTGTTTCTCTCCTTTCTCTCCTCGTTGAGACTACCATTACCAAGACTCTGACATCTCAAGAACCTTTGACAGCCCGAAGAATGATGCCGCAAATAACGAACTCATAAAAACAAGTCCACTAATATTATAATTACCATCAGAGTTAAAAACAGATGGGATAAATTTTAAAACATATTTTCTCATTACTGGTAACTGAAATGCAAAGTATAATATACCTACTATAACCGGTATTTGCATAAGTTTATATATATTTTCAGCATTGGAATTTACAACCTGTGACTTTCTATATTTTTCTTCGCTTGTCATGTCCTGTTCATGTTCTTCAATATAATTATTTGATGGCATTGGGCGCGGACCATGTGCTTGAGGATTAGGAATAAAATTAGGGTTTATTTGTGCATCATTCATCATATTTGAAGTAGTCGTTGGTATATCCCTAGATGGCAAGTTTGTCATACCCGAAGCACTTGCTCTTTGTAATCCTGAAATCATCTCATTCATAATATTAGGTGGCGCTTGCATTTGTGGCATTTGCGATTGCATTGGACCGCCTCCACCTCCTCCTAAACCCGCAATAATTGGGTTGTATACTTGTCCTTGCACTTGTCCTTGTCCTTGTCCCTGCATACCTTGACCACCCCCAGCTCCACTACTTAACTCCATTTTTTGTAAAACAACATTATTGTTCATATTTCCAGAACTTGGATCTGTAGGAAGGTCATCAATGCTTGTCGTATCGCCCATTTTCTTAATATATTCTATAAAGATTGATAGATTTTATTTACTACGCAAAACTTACTTTCTTTTTTTCCGTATCGCAGCTTTCCGATGAACTATTATAAGTGTAACATTTTTTACCATACATATATGTCTCTTTTTCTAATTCATTTACCGGGGGTGCTAGAAATTGTAAACATTTATCACCTATACATTCTTTTCTAAATAATGTTGAAAGTCCTAATCCTAAAATAACCGAAATGATATATTTACTTGTATCTGAATGCAACCATCTTTTAATATTCATAGTCTATTGTGTATTTATATATGTGTGCGTGTGTATATGTGTATATGTGTATATATATATATGTGTTATATATAATATATATTTATAATAATTATACCAATTTTATCAACTAAACCTGAATAGGTATTTGTTTAATAGAGCTTGACATAAATGGGCATTTCTTTTCATTTGGTATAAATGCAAAACAATTATCCGCGCGATCTTTATATTGGAATTTTCCAATGTTGTCTATAGTAGGGTAGATAGTTATATTTCTAGTAGGTGGGTTTGATATGTAAATATATATCATTCCTATAGTAAAACTTAGTATAAACAAGGGTATTGAAATGTATGTCATTGTTTGTTGATAGTTGATAGTTGATAGTAGATAGTAGATAGTAGATAGTAGATAGTAGATAGTATATAGTATATAGTATATAAATAAATTATTGTAACAAGTCACAAATCATCGATATTTCAGATTTTGTAACTATACATTTTTTTTCACAACTACAATCTTTATTATTTTTATTTTTTTCACAACCTGTTATTTGGCATATAATTTTTAAATCAGTTTCATAGTTCTCACTACACTTAGATTCTGGATTATTTGTATTTGTATTTGTATTTGTGTTTGTGTTTGTATTCTTGACAGATTCCTTTACAAACGCACTCAACATAAACATATTAAATGCATCATAGTATAGTTTTGGTTGTTCTCTATTTCGAAATGCTACATGACTATAACTATAATTACTATTTTTTCTAAATAAATATAGTGTTTTTATGGTGGTTCTAAACATATTATTTTTATCTGGGCTTCTTCCTCTACTAATACTATTATTATTTATTTATTTTTATATAGTTTACTATTATATTTTAGATATTGGTCTCGGTGTTGGTCTCGGTGTTGGTGTCTCTTGTTGTGTTATACCCACCACATCCACCACATTTCAGTCCAACAGGATGATACATTACTTTATCATTAAATGCACAATCATTGCATTTTATTTTTGTTAATATACTTTGTTGAAGAGGATTTGATTCAATAAGATCGTCCATTTTTCTTGTTATCATCTGCAGCGCGTCTCCATCTACTATTGTTTTCCTACACAATGGGCACGATATTCTATTATTTTTCAATAATTCTTCTAAACATTTTCCATGAATTACATGCCCACATGGTAGTAATCTTACAGGTTCTTTTGATAAAAATATACTTTCTAAACATATGCAACAATCGCCTTTTAATCCGTCCACTAGACACTTGTGTGTATCCCTTAAGTTGCTAAGTATACAACCGCCGCATTTATCACAATGAATATAGTCTTCTTTAGTATTACCTAAACTACACATGCGACATATTTTACATTTATCGCAGTGATATATTTCGGTTATATGACTATCTGAATAGAGGTGACATATATCGCAATAGTATTTTGCAAATGGAATGTCTTTATTTTCGCATTTATCATTTTTGCATGAGTTGGATACAGGTTGTCGCATTTTACATTTATTACATACTATCTCTTCGATATCATACCGATTAATTTCATGAGAATCGACTTCTTTGTCGTGGCAAAATCTGCATCCAAATTCTTGTCCGCAACATTTTGCAATTAATTTGCACCGGGATTTATAATGTCCACACCATAATAAGTTGTCACGCGGGGTGTTATCATTATTGTCCAGAGTTGTCATGATAATAGGTTATGTATATAGTATATATAACCTACGATAGTTCATTTTATATCTGTTCATTATATAATTATATTCATGTGATAAGCGAGAGAAGCGTGAGAAAGGTGATAAAATTATATTTAAAATAAATAACGCATATAATATATTTATTATTCTACAAAAATAATATTCTCGCTATCTGGAGTGCTAAATGTTGAGCTAGACAACGACGAAGGAGTAATTATATCTTTTACATATAATATATTCTCAACTTCTTTATCTGTCATATTTGTATCTATTTTTTCCTGTCTTAGACTTGTTCCCGCTTCTACACCTGTTTTGCGCCGTAATGTTTTATTATGCGAACGCGACTTTGCGCTAGATTCCATCATAACAGGTATTGTCTGCATATAAGATTTCACAGCTTTGTTCGCATTCTTTTTCGTCTTTCTTCCATTTTTATGTTTAGAAACTGATGTGCTACTTTTTTTCTGTATTTTATCTATCTGATCAATAATCGCATTCGATGTTATCGCCTTTGCTTCAAAAGCCAGTTTTGCCTCGTTGATTATATCTTCCTTCGTCTTTTTCGGTTTATTTTTTTCGATAAAAGGCTTATTTGCAGAATTATTTTCAGGATTATAGCGAAGAAACCATTTTTCAAATTCGCGTGTTTTGCGTTTATTTTTAAGGCGCTTAAATTGCTCAGCTTTTTCATTACGAATATCTTCGATAGTTTTTTGTTTTCCATAACAAGACACACTAAACCGCCGCAATATTCCACGCAATTTAACGCGATTTTTTTGCTGGATTTTGAACAAATACTCGCACATACACAGAATTCGTTTGGGATTGAAATATGGACGATCGATATATAAAAATAATAAATAGAAGCTAAGCATCGTGTCAATCGTTGCAATCCGATATATTTTATTATCGACTTTAATGGTATTATAACTATGACATGCTAATGGTCTAAAAAGATATACTATGGGCTGGCTACCAATTTTTATTTCATAGTGTGTTGACAAATATTCGGAAACAGATGGCTTCTTTTCGATACTTACGTCGCGGATATCAGCGGCTTCTAATTTTTCTTTAATAAGTTTCGCGGTTTTGTCAGGATTGGAAGACAACATATCAAAAATGGGATTTTCAGTCAAATATTCGCGCTCTTGGTTTTTCAAGTATCGCGAATAAAGTGAGAATGCGTATCCGCCAATAAGGACAAGTTTATCTGACGAAGATGACGATGCTGCAGCCGCTACACTTTTGATAACATCTTGTATTTTATCTTTTTCGTTAAAGTATTGTTTATTATATGAACGTGCAGATAATGATTTTGCGAATGAATCGGGGTCGCAGTTGGCCGCTTTTAAAGGGTAGTTTTTGTTTAACAGGTTGAGACGCTTGAGAACTTTTTCCCAGCGTGTTATATCGCCACTGGGACGCGACAATTCTAAATACATTGCCATACGTAGAAAATTCGGCGGGGAATATAAAATACCCTCTTTGGTAACTGCGTTTTTTTTAAGACTACTAAATAACTTGCTATCGAGTTGCGTAATATCGGCAATTTGAAAGAAATTGACGAATACTTTATATGTGCCATAATGAACACCAGCTTTTGCTTCAACGCTGGAAAAACCTTGCTTGAAATAAATATCTGCTAATTCTTTTGCATCATTCATTGCATTGGGCGAAAAGAAATCATAATCGGGTATTTCAATATTTCTATTATAAAACTGGTCTTCTTTGGGGAGAATATTATTAATCGCAGTGCCGCCGTAACATACGAGTTTCTTGTCATGAATAAACTTTTCAAGAACGTCTATAATATTTTTCATGATGGGATTTTGCGCAATACGCTCACCACGTTTTTTTGCTTCAACATCCATGGCATTTTTTAATAATTCTAATTCTCGGTTTTCATAATAAATCGTGTTTAATAAGTTGTCATTCCCATAATTCATTTTATTTTGGTTTTACTTGATTTTTATTTGATAATGTAGTTATATTATCAGAATATTATATTATTTGTATGTTATATTATCTTGAGATAATATAATAAGATAATATATTAAGAAAATAGTAAATAATAACATCAAAAATATGTCATTGTTTAGTTCATCAATCACAAGGAGTAAAAGTGGAAGTAAAAGTGATGACTTATTTCAAAAAATACGAACAAGTGATATTGAAGTATCAGATGGTTCTATAGTAACAGCCGACGATGATGGGGATAAATATATATTTGAACTAGAACCTTCAAGTCCTACTACAAGTCCTACTAAAAAACATACCACATTTACCCCTGTTTTATCACGGATCGAAGAAGGAGAAGAACAATATCAAGAAGAGGATGGACAACTAGGAGGTGAAAAGGGTAGTAAATTTCTATACTTTGCAGTTTTGATGATGCATGGTTCTTATCCTATAGATAATATTAGACAACCGGTTACCTTTGCCACCCCGGGTATGGCTCCGTTAATAAGTCCGGGAGATAAATTTGATGCATATGAAAGTTTAACTATTTGTAGCGCTGCAGCTCCTGCACAAATTAATATTGGTTTAGGTGATATGATAGGTAATGTTTTTCATCCTCTAGTTATGCCTCACTTTTTTGATTTTGCGTCATCTATTTCAGATAAAATATCACAAATTCCTGTATCAGTATCTATACCTGGTCCCGACGTTTCATCTATTAAAAAATCCGAATCCTTACCTCAATCTTCCGCAGATTCTATATTTGAACCATCAAAATCAAGATCAAGAGTACAATCACGAGGATCACAAGGATCATCTGGTAGACAAGGCAGAGGAGGTGCTGGTAAAAAATCTAAGTTACCATCATCATCATCGCGTGCACCATCATATGCGTCATCACCATCGCCTGCACCATCAAGTTCCTCAATGATGTCTAGTATATCATCAAGGTTTAAAAAATTGCCGGGTATAGTTAAGTCATTTAGTAAAGGAGCAACAAGAAAATTGGTTTCACTTTTTAGAGGATGTGTTAGACTATTTATTAACTATAGTGTTGATGAGTCGGTATTAAATATGACACAACGTAAATATGTTATTTTACATAAGAAATTAGTAAATGCTATAGTTTGTATCCGTAAAAATGGAAATTTAGACATAAACGATGACTTATTTAATGCAGTTTCATACTCTTTGTTCCAAAAACTTAAAAAAGAAGATGAAAAGATATTCAGTGGATTATGCACAAGTATGATGCAGACACATAAAAATAGCCCCGGGCGTACTTATGAGATGGCGGCATGTGCGTTGGATAATGCTTACGCAAGATATTCTTCAGTTAGAGTTCTTGTTAAATATGGAGAATATATACCTCCACACTTTGATAAAGTATTTTCATATCATCCCATATCAGATGCGACTAAGATTTTTGGTGTAAGGATTTATAGAGTCGGTATTAATATGGTCGTAAGTAAAAAAGGAATGCACGAAACCCAAACACTATTACCAATTGTTGATTTTTTTGATATTCCTATTCTTGATATTTTTCCTGGTATAGCACCTTCTCCAGTTAGTGGATATTATAATACACAATTAAGTGTATTATCTAAACTTTTCTCTTCTAAAATACAAGCAAACTACGGGGATAGTTCGGGTATAAAATTAAGTATACTTGACCTTAGTTGTTGTTTTTTTATGGAAACGCAACGTGTAATAGCAGAACAAATAACGGGCGAAATGACAAATCCGTTTCTTTCGTTTGGAAAAGGTTCTATTCATTCAGTTAAGCTTGGAGGCGGAGGAAGATGTAACAAGACAAGGCGTAGGAACATGAGAAACGAGAGAAAGGAGAGAAAGGTGAGAAATAAATCAAAAATAAGAAATCGAAGAGTGGATAGAAGAACTAGAAAAAATGTAAGGAAATAGAAGAATAAGAAATTATAATATGTGTAATATAACTATTTTTGTAAACAGGTAAAAATAGTTATATATGAATTTTTAATTATTTTTAATTATTTTTACATTTTAAACATCCAATTGTAAACCTCCTATATTTAGAGTATTTTTAGTGCTAAACAGGAGAGCCTTATCAATCTTTTTAGGTGATGGCACTTCAACAGGGACGTATAACAATTCATCAGGCCTAGGAACAAATGCAGATTTGCTATCATCAAAAAATTTATTATAAGAAATAAGATTCTGGTCATTATTCTGGAAATTCATTGCAATAAATTGGCATCCCAGTAACCGCGGGACAACATAAATATAATTTGTATTATTTTCATTCAAATCCGGTAAAACAATAGTCATATTTTGTCGGTTATAGTTTACAACATCTTTGGGTGCATTTGTGTTCTTAATATCTGTAAACCTCTTTTCGTGAATAAACACCGAATTTGTTGTGATATTTGTAAGTTCCCACATATTAGCAGACTGGTATAAAATAGGCATACTACCTGTGGTGCTATTTTTCTCTACCATAATAACCACTTTTCCATTTACATTGTCGACTAAATCTTTTATAGGTGTTTTCGTCATATTTTTTCCATTTGATTCGCGCATATATTTTATTGGCATTAATTTTGATTCAAATGTTTGTGCAATGCTTGCAGCGAGCTGATTGACAACATCAACATTGTTTGTTTTTAGTCGAAAATGAAGAAACAAGGGATCGGTTGGATTTGGGCAAAAACGTTGTGGTTTGCTATTTGAACCAGCAACTAAACTTGGCAGCACATTCCCAGTGAAGGCATAGGTATTAATAGCATTAAATACATCAGTTATATTTAAAAAGTTATAACTTTGTTTAACGCCAATTTGGTCAATGGATGATACAGCAACAACCGGTGCATCATTCAAACAATAAATTTCGAAATCAAGGCAACGACAACCCTGTGCGATCACATTATAAAGGGCGCATATTGAAACGTAGTCATTTTTGAAGTCACCGGATGCACAGCAGTTGTAGGCGGTTTTGATATAAAAGTCGCGCATATTTTTGTCAACATAGTCAGGTGATGATAATTTATCATTTAGAGGACCAATTTGTGTTGCGGTTGGATTGGAAGTCGATATAACCGAGCAGTTCGTGGTATCAAGGTTTAATTTGGCGGTAATATATGTAATTACCCACAGCAAAATAACGATCACGAATGATATACCAAACCAGTGGATTGCAACAGGCGATTTTTGTATATTTTTAATATCTGAAAGCTTTAAATTTTTTGCTGCCTCTGCTATTGCATCGAACTTTTGGCTCATTTTTTGTTTTAAAGTAGGTTCAGTAGGTGAAGACATTTAATAATAGTGGTTTTGTGTTTGGTCTTTGGTATTTGGTGTTATATTTTTATATAATATATATTTTACTATATAATTTACTATATAATTATAACTATAATATATATTAAATATATTAAATATATATTATATAAATGGCTGGCGGATTGCTAAATCTTGTATCTTATGGAAATCAAAATGTTATATTAAATGGAAACCCTACGAAGACATTTTTTAAGTCGACTTATGCAAAATATACGAATTTTGGAATGCAGAAGTTTCGAATAGATTTTGTTGGGACGCCTGTGTTAAACTTATCTACAGAGTCCACATTTACCTTCAAAATTCCGCGATATGCAGATTTATTGATGGATACGTATCTAGTTGTAACATTGCCGTCAGTATGGAGCCCAATATGGCCACCAAATAATTGTGCCGAAAATTGGGCACCATATGAATTCAAATGGATTGAAAATTTAGGCACACAAATGATCAAAGAGGTTGTTATATCTGTTGGTGGACAAACACTGCAAATATTAACAGGCAAATATTTGCTGGCACTTGTGCAGAGAGATTTTCCAGAAGATAAGAAAAACTTATATAACCAAATGACGGGGAATGTGCCCGAATTAAATGATCCTGGAAATTCTGGAAGTCGTGTAAATGCATACCCCAATGCCTATTATACGACTTTGTCACAGGGTGCTGAGCCATCCATAAGAAGCCGCAAATTATATATTCCTATAAACGCTTGGTTTACACTAACAAGCAAAATGGCATTCCCCTTAACTGCTCTTCAATATAATCAGCTAAAGATAGATATTATCATGCGACCGATTCAAGACCTTTATACGATACGCGATGTTATGGATGTTGCAAATAACTACCCAAGTGTCCGCCCTAATTATTCTAAAGATTATATGCGATTATATCGTTTTCTACAGACACCACCGAATGTGACACTGGATAGAGATACGTATAATAACCCATCACAAGAGAGCTGGAATGCGGATATACACTTGATGAGCACATATGGATTTTTATCAAATGAAGAGGCGAATTTATTTGCACGGAATGAGCAAAAATATTTAATCAAGTCGGCATATGAGTGGAATTTCGAGAATGTAACAGGAACACAACGCGTATGGCTAGAAAATACGATAGGGATGGTAAGTAGTTGGATGTTTTATTTTCAGCGGAGTGATATTAATCTGCGCAACCAGTGGAGCAATTATACAAATTGGCCGTATAACTATTTGCCATCTGATATTATACCTGCACCCGCATCACCTGCAGAAGCGACTGCAGATAATGTAGGATATACTGCATTCGGGTGCGGTTTACCCCCATATAGCACGGGTTTTGCACCAGGATATAATCCAGTAACTACCGGGTCAAATCCATTCTATATTACACAACCATTTAATGTTGAAAACCAACGTGATATATTGATGAACTTGTCGATTCTTTTGGATGGAAAATATCGTGAGACGACACTCGACGCAGGTGTATATAACTATATTGAAAAATATGTGCGGACAAAAGGAAATGCACCCGATGGGCTATATTGTTACAACTTATGCATAGATACAAATCCGTTTAATTTGCAGCCATCTGGTGCGCTAAATACGAGCAAGTTTTCGAATGTGCAGTTTGAATTTTCTACATTTTATCCTAAAAATAATCCGGATGTGCAGTTTCTGACGATTTGTGATAGCGCGGTAGATCCCGTTACAAATACAGCCATTCCTATCGGTACGAATAAACCAACGTGGCGTATATATGAATATAACTACAACTTGGTAATTTTAGAAGAGCGCTTCAACGTTGTTACATTTATGTCTGGAAATGCTGGTCTTATGTATGCTAGGTAAAGGCCCAAATCCAAATCCAATACAAAGTCTACACAAGCGACGTATTTAGTTGCTGTGATACATGGACAAATGTTGTGCAAAGTGGCATATGCTTGATACACGACGCGTTGATATAAGTGCATGTGCTTCGCAGCCCTCCCAGAAAATCAAGAATCGTATTCTCAATAGGGCCGCGATATGGAACGCGAACAAGACGTCCTTCAGATGAACGATAATCGCTCATACCTCCATAATGTTTTTTCATAGCATGGGATGAACTCATGCCGTAGAATATTTTAGACTGCGAGCCGTCGGGGTTTGTAACAAGTTCGCCAGGATTTTCATCATGTCCGGAGAATGCGCCGCCCACCATGACGAAATCTGTGCCACCACCGAATGCTTTTGCCATATCACCGGGACATGTTATTCCGCCATCACTTATAATATGTCCACCAACACCATGCGCAGCATCGGCACACTCCATGATTGCAGATAATTGAGGCATACCTACACCTGTTTTCATTCGGGTCAAACATGCACTACCTGAACCAATACCGACTTTAACTATATCGACGCCACCATTAAGTATAAGTTCTTCCACGATTTCGCGCGTGACGACATTTCCTGCAACGATGATCTTGTCGGGGTATGCTTCGCGCACTTTTTTGCAAAAGTCGACGAGTGCTTTAATGTATCCATTTGCGATATCAATACATATCCAACTGCATTCGACTTGTGCAAGAATTCTCTGCAAGCGTTGAAAATCATGCTCCTGGATACCGGTAGATACCATAAAATAATCAGGATCAAATATTATGTCATGACGGGACTGATACTCTACGAAATCTTCGACATCGTAAAATTTATGAAAAGCAGTTACTATTTTAAATTTTGATAATACTTTATATACATCAAAACAACCAATCGTATCCATATTTGCGGCGACAATAGGAATACCTTCCCATGATTTTAGAGAACTGCAGTTTTTAAAACGGAAAACGCGTGTTAGATTTACATTAGAACGACTATTTATAGTTGAACGCTTTGGTCGAATAAGCACATTATGGAAGTCGAGTTTTATACCTTCTTCTATTTTGGGCATGGTGGTGGTGATAGTTACTAGAATACTATATTTTATATAGTAAACTTTAAATATGTTTATAATATGTTGTTTGGTTTATTGGTTCATAAATATTATAACCTTTAGGTTCAATAATATAAAATGTTATAATATATATATTATTAATACATATTATATTATATTATATGTCAACAACATATTTTAACAATAAAAAATCAAATATTGAAAGATTAACAAAAAAAGTAAAAAAAAATAAAAATGATAGCAAAGAAAAGGTAGTTGAAAATTTTGATATGAGTAATCCAAGCGGAAGTGGCAGCGGAAGCGGCAACGGAAGCGGCAACGGAAGCGGCAACGGAAGCGGCAACGGAAGTGGCAACGGAAGTGGCAACGGAAGTGGCAACGGAAGTGGCAGCGGAAGCGGAAGTGGCAACGGAAGCGGCAACAATAATCCAACATCAAATCTATTTGGTTCATTTGATACTAGTGGAGATAGTGGAGATAGTGGTAATAGTGACATAAGCCCGACAAGCACAGATGAATCAAATACACAACAAGCTGCTGGAGAACAACTAGATTCAAATAGTATTTTAATTTTCTGCTTACATGCTTTACTATCTGTATTATTTGCATATGTATGGGGGTTTATGGCAACAAATGCTATATATTTAACTACCGAGTCAAAAGAGAATTTGGACTATATTCTTCCTGTACAAGAGTATCAACTACCATATACAAACAATTCAGAATCAAGGTGTTGGTATACATACGGATTTCCATATAATTTAGGTTTAAATAGAGATGTATCTAAAGACACTATGGGTAGTGATATCACAGAAATTGAAAAAAATCAAAAAAAAACAACATGGTTTCTATGGTTATCAGAAACTTCAATAAAAAATGATAAAACTGGACTTAACCAAGCTGGGTTTTTTGGTGCATTAAAACAATATTTATTTGAAGCTACATATGGTGGACTTGGAAAAGGTGGAAGGACACTGATACGTGTTTTATTATCTCTTTTAAGTATTAAAGATAAAGAGTTAGCAACTACAAAAGGAACATGGTATGGTGCGGATATGATGGAAAATAAAACAGGACTAAAAATAGGTGCATTTATATTATGGCCATTTATAATGATGAATATACTTATCCCTGTTATAGGAATATGGTCAGGAATTACTACATTTATATTTGGAATACTACAGACACATATAGTTTGGGGGTTAGTATTTAGTTTTACGATTGGAATTCTTTTAGCAATGGGTAATGGATTCTATATGGCAATTCAAACTATATATGTGTTTTTTATTTATCCTTGGACGAATTCAAATTCAGGAGCAGAAACTAAGACAAAATATAAAGATATATTTCAGAGTCTTATACCATACATGTTAATTATTTTTTACTTCCAAATATGTTTATATGGTTATTATGATATAGGCGGGGCAGGTTTTGCGGGAATTATGCTTATAGTGGTAGTCAGTATTTTTTTACAATCTCGGAAAAATAGTAAAAGTAGCGGTTAAATAGCGGTTAAATAGCGGTTAAATAGCGGTTAAATAGCAGTTAACAGACTACTATATAATATTAAAACCATTATTAAAATCAATGTTTAAACAAAAAATAGTATTAAGGATAAAATATTATTAAAAATATAATATTAATAATTAATAAAATGACCAAACATAATAAAAATAAATCCAAGGCCGATAATTCTCGTAACAACATAAGCAATAACCTCCCATTTGTTAGCGTATGCACACCTACATTCAATCGCCGCCCTTTTATTGAAATGATGATTGCATGTTTTGATAGTCAAGACTATCCCAAGGATAAAATGGAGTGGATTATCATAGACGATGGCACGGACTCAGTAGAGGATTTGGTCGCATCTCATCCAAATGTAAAATATTTCAGGTTTGAAAAGAAAATGTCACTTGGCAAAAAAAGAAATATTATGCACGATAAATCCAAGGGAGATATTATCGTTTATATGGATGATGATGACTACTATCCTCCTGACCGCGTTTCACATGCGGTAAATACGCTACTTGCAAATACCTATGCATTATGTGCCGGTTCAAGTGAAATGTATATTTATTTCAATGATAGAAAACGGATGGTGCAATTTGGGCCGTATGGAAAAGACCATGCTACTGCAGGAACATTTGCATTTAAGCGGCAGTTGTTGAAACAGACCCGGTATAATGAAGATGCATGTTTGGCGGAAGAGCGCGAATTTTTAAAAGGATATACGATACCATTTGTGCAATTGGACCCAATGAAAACGATATTAGTTTTTTCGCATTCTCACAATACGATGGATAAGAGGAAACTTTTAGATAATATTGAGATTGTTGGACACCCAGATAGCCAGTATGCAAAATATAGTTCAAAGACTTTGGGGGACTTTATTAAAGATGATAAAATCGTGAAATTTTTCACGGAAGATTTGGAAAATAAACTGGCTGCATATGAGCCAGGTGATATAAAATTAAAACCGGATGTGTTGAAACAGATTGGCGTGATTGAAGAGAGGAAAAACCAGATGATGAAAAATATTCAGGCGAAACAGGGGCAACAGCAGATGAAAATAGTATTCAGAGAGGAAGGAAAAAGTCCACGTGAACTTAGCATGCCAGAAGTGGCTGAATTATTAGACAAACAACAGAAACAATTGGAGCAGTTTAAAAGTTTGAAAGATTTATACGGAAATGCGATTAAAGAGAATACAAGATTAAAACTGCTTGTCGATGAACAACAGACAATACTAGATGAGAAAAATCTTACTATCAACGAATTGGAAAATAAGGTGAATGAGTCATGTGAAGTTGTTGTGATAAATAATGCGTAATTATGCGTGACTATGTGCGATAATATGCATGTGAAAATATATTTAAAACAGGCTTAAAGAAATTTTGATAAATATAATTATCAGTTACATTACGTTTACTATGGCAAAAAATGCATATGGACAAAAGGGAGGTGTTGGAGTAGTTATGGGTGGAGATGATTGGGACGATACTGGTTCTACGGGTGGAGGCGGTGGTGCTAACGAAAAGAAGAATAAACGCCCTAGGACTTTTTCATCCAATGTGCAGGGTCGTTATATAGTAAATGCGGTCACGGGGGTTGAATACCCTTGGCGTGTTGGATCGATGTGCGAAGATTTGCTCTGGAAGGTATGTGATGCACGGGCAAGTCGTGGAAAATATGAGCCGGATTTTTACTTCTATGATTCGCCCCAACAGGCTGCAGAACATAGGCGCTATCATCGCAATGCATTTTCACAAGATTCGCTAGACTGGTGGAAGGCGAAGGTTGCAAGGACGACGCGACTGCTTAAGAGCGAGGATTAGTGGCGTGGAGTGGAGTGGAGTGTAAATTCTTTATAAAATAAAATATAAAATATAACATATTGTGTAATATGTTATATTTTTATAACAAGAATAATATGAATATTATGCAGATTGTAAAATGCATTATTAACTAAATGTGCCGACCCCATTTGCGCCGATAATAGACCAATACGAATTATTGTCGTCGCCTATAAATTGCTGTGAGACATTCCTCGTTATTATGGTGTATTTAGTGTAAGGGGTGCCGTCATAAATAAATGTCCCATTAAAATCGCAAGAGTGAGGTAGGGTGGAGTGTGAGCGGATATAAGTATTACTGCTATAACTAACTTTCCAAGAACCACTATAATTAACACCTGTAAGTGTCCCGCTCCCAGCAGGGTCGCTCAAATTAGTCCAACTCGCAGTAGATGAACTTGTTTGAAATGCAGAAGAGGCACTATCCCATACTCCAAGCGTCCCGCTGTAATATGCTTGTTTATAATCAACAGGAGAACCCAAAGATAAGGTTGTATCGCTCCAATTAGCAGGAGTTGCAGGGTCTATATATGTATTGTAGTTCTGTCCCGTCCCCGCTATTTGCGAGAAGTTTCCAGCAACGAATAACAGAGAGACGGGAGCAGGTTTTATCACTCTAACTCCACTATTAAAATTATTAAGAGCAACCTGCCCCCAAGACGAAGTCCCCAAGTCATAATAAGCACAATACACATAGTTAAGAGAACCACCATTAATATCAACAAAAGTAAAATCACCACCGACAAAGAAGTATCCTGTTGTAGCGTCAAGGTATATCGCATAAACTCTATCACTCACACCACCTCCAAACTCCGTCCAAACTTGATTTGAACCAGCAACATAAGGGTTTGATATTGAACCTATATACCTAATGCTAATACTGGGTAATGAGTTTGATGTAAAAGTTCCACCACAACATAAAGCACCAGCGACATCTGTTATACAATAAACTTCACTACCATCAGTAAAACCTCTATTTAGTGTTGCTGGGTCTTCAATAGGGTCAAAGAGATAAGAAGATAATAATACCCTCGCAATACTATATTGAGGTGTCGCATTTACACCATTAGCATCTGCGACACTATTAAATAGCCCCCCAATAAACATATACCCCCCTTGTTCGTAAAAGGTGTTTATAGTGCCTGGATTGCTGTTATAGTTTAGTTGTAAGGTTGCGACAGGATTAAAAGTGCTGTCTATCACTTGTATATTTCCGCTTCCTTGTTCCGCATACCAGTAATTTCCACCACTATCTATTGTAAAAGCAGAATACCCAGCATATACAGGATTTCCATAATCAGTCCAATTGTTCGTATTTGTTAGACCTAAATTGTTAAGGGTAAGACGCTGATAATCCACTTGTGGAAGCGGAACAGAAACAGAATTAAGATTTTGATTTGAGAGGTAGTAATCGGGGTAGAACCTCACATTTGAAATGCTTGTAGAAAGGGTTGTTCCAGTATTTACCGCTTGTTGTATTTGAATGCCGTCAGCAGTTCCAGCACTTCCAATCAGCGATAGTGGAGCAATAGCAGACCCAATCGTTAATGTAGCAGAACCAACTGATTTGAGAATAGATATAGGTGATATTAAAACCTTATTAGTGCTGGTTTCCACACTAATTCCAGTATTGAATAGGGTTGCCTTCGTTGTAGGGGTTGCTTGAACCGCAGAAGTAAAACCAAGATTTCCATTCATATTTGCTTGATTTGTTCCGCTTGATAGGGTGATATTGCTGGTTGAACCTGTTATACTTTGAGTGCCGATATTGAGCGTTGCTGTTAGAGGATTTTGAAGATTGACAACAGGAGCAGATGCAGTTCCAGTAATGCTGATATTTGAACCTGCGGTTATTGTAGTTGGAATGCCTTGCGGTCCGGTGTATCCTGTGTATCCTGTTGGTCCTGTTTCACCTGTATATCCTGTATAACCGGTCGGTCCTGTTGGTCCCGTTTCACCTGTATATCCTGTATAACCGGTTGGTCCCGTTGGTCCTGTTTCACCTTGAATGCCTTGTAAACCGGTTGGTCCTGTGTATCCTGTGTATCCTGTTGGTCCTGTATATCCTGTATATCCTGTATAACCGGTTGGTCCTGTGTATCCTGTATAACCGGTTGGTCCCGTGTATCCTGTAAGACCCGTAGCACCTATAACTCCTGTAGCACCGGTTGGTCCTGTTGCACCCGTTTCTCCCGTAGCACCTATAACTCCTGTAGCACCGGTTGGTCCTGTTGCCCCCGTTTCTCCTGTAGCACCTGTAACACCGGTTGGTCCTTGTTGTCCAACTGCTCCGTCTAAATTTACGAACCAAATTGTTGTTGTTGTATAAGATCCTGAACCTGTATTTAATGTAGGTGTTGCAATAAGCGTTGTTCCTGAATAACTAGTAACATTAGCAGTAAAAAAATTGGAGCCATCGTAGCTTACAACTATACTTTGTCCTGGTGTATATGCTAATCCAGCGTTAACACTAAGTGTAACTGATGGGGGTAGTGGCGCTGCAAGATCATATGGTGTGCTAGTAGTTCCAGGCGTTGCATAAATATCACCAGGTATCCCGGTAGCACCAGTTGGGCCCGTTGGGCCAGTTACTCCGGCAGCACCAGTAGCACCTGTTGGTCCTGTAGCACCAGTAGCACCTGTAGCACCGGCAGCTCCTGCTACACTATCTTTACAACAAAGTTTTGTATTCAAATATGAAGAATACGAACTATGGGATGACATATTATAGTATATATTATATAATATATATTATAAAAAATATATATTATATAATATATATTATAAAAAATATATATTATAAATAGTATAAAATTAAATTTAAATATTTGGTATAAAAAGTTACAACTATGAAAATGTTACACCCGTTGACCTATATGTCACTAACCACTGATTTAGTGAAGAATTGTAAATAATAACTATTAATTTATATCGTGTTGGAATAGTAACAATAGTATATGTTGTTCCATTTTCGGTGTTTAAGAATCCGCTAACCGCGGATGTTGTAACTTGTAAGGGTATAGTTGTTGTAGTTGTTATATAATATGCCAAATTTTGCATAGGCAAATCCGCAGTGGCTGATGTGTTTGTAAAAACTCCACCAAAATAAATTCTAGGTGTAAGAAACACATTCGAATATACCGGACCATTCAAACCAATATGTGTATTTGATGTATTTGCTATTGGGAGTATTTGTAATGATGGTGATAAAATAAATTTAGCCACCCGATATATTGGTGTTACTCCGTCGCCTGTTGCAGTAAAGTCTCCGCATATGTATGCCGTTGTTACACTTGTATAGTAAATGTCTCTTACAATATTATTTACACCTGTTCCTGGCATGGCCCATACCTCGCTACCAGTGTTGAAATTTCCGATTCTGGTTATACCGGTTGTATTCGCGGTGGTGAATGCACCACCAACTAAAAGATTTAATGATCCAAAAAGTTCCATAGTATACACCACGTTGTTCACACCAATCGTATTTGTCAAACCACCAATTGAATACCATAAATACGTAGATGTATCCCAGTATGCAAAATAATTAAGAACTTGGTTGTTGGATACTAAGTTAGTAAATGAACCACCGACATAGATTTTAGTTCCAACGCGTGAAATGGCATTTACCGCTCCACCAGACAAAGCTGGAATTTGCGCCGAGGACATATTTTCCCACGGATTATTTAATTTAATTATTGCAACATTATGAGACATTATTTGTGGGTTTGGAACAGGGCTAAAACATGAGCTAAAAAGTCCACCTACTATTACTGTATTAGTTCCTATATAAAGTATCGAGTCAACGGAACTACCCGAAACTCCGGTAGTATTATTTGAATATAATGGCCCCCCACTTGTTGATGGTGTTGACGCATAGGGTAATGTGTCATATATACACGATGTGAAAGGTCCTAATTCTTGAAATAACACTACTTTATTTACCGACGATAATATACCATAGTTAGAATAGTAATCTTGAATACCTGCTATACTAAACTCACCACCGATGAACAACCTTGTATCTGCTGTTGTATTTTGTCCTGGATAATGTAATGTTCTTACGGGTGCCGTTAAAGTGCTTTGTCCATATGATCCAACTACATGCCAGATTGCTTGTACATAATCATAAGCAGCAATATATTGCGCTACTACACCACTAGCTACACTAGTAAATGCACCACCAACATAAACTATAGTATTTGTATTGCTGCTGCCTATTCCCCAACCGCCTACTGCTAGTGCGTAAACAGGAGAATTTGTTCCTTCACCGCCCACCGAGACATCATTTAACTGCTGAAAATTAAAACCATTCCATCCAACTATGTGACTGGCAGTTACATTTCCAGATGCTGCAGAAGTAAAATTACCACCAATGATAATTGGATAAGATAATGAAATGCCATATGTGATTGCATATACAGGGCCATTTGTTCCTATTCCACTATAATTAGTATCAAAAAGAGGTGCCCATGCTCCACCCCCATTCCAGGTTGCAACATAGTTGACACTTTGTCCACCTGCATCTGTAAAATCACCACCTACATAAAGATTAGAATTATCAGTTGCTAAAGCATGTACAGAAGCGATAGTTCCTGATAAACCACTAGAGCTATCCGTAAGAGCTGCCCATATGTTTGAACTTACATTAAACGATGCAATATAGTTTACGCTTACTCCTCCCGCGGTTAAAAAGTCTCCACCGACATATAATAATGAACCATATGCACAAAGACACCGAACTATACCATTTACACCATTTACACTGGTGTTGCTGTCAACTAACCCATACCATGTATTATTAGTCGTATTGAAATATGCTATATTGTTAGCATATATACCACCGGCATTTATAAAATCACCACCTACATATATTTTACTCACCCCATCATAATATGTGGCATACACTTTTCCACTCGGAGAAGTAACACTTTTAACACCATATGGTATAATAGTTTGTTTTAGAGGGTTCCATGTATTATTTGCTACATTAAAATATGCAACATAGCTCGAATTGATAAGACTTTTTGCTTCATTCGCATATGTAAATGTTCCTCCATTTATAATAATATTATTAGCAACATCATATTTTGTAGAATTAATCGGTGAATTTACACCTGCTCCTGTTCCTATTGATGGTAAATAAGGTGTAGGATTCCAATTTGAACCATTCCAATACCCTGTATAATTTAAAGAAATTCCATCAGCGGAAGTAAAATTACCACCAGCATATAAATATCCGTTTGATGTCGAATAGTATAAAGAAGATACTATTGCAGACATATTTGTGAAAAAATTCCATATACCATTAAAATAATTGGTGCCTGGTGCATTAAAAGTATATTTGATTATATAGTTACAACTTAAAGGACCATTCTCATTATATACTTCAGTAAGTGCACCACCTATATAAACATTATTATTTGCGTCACTTGTTATTCCATATACTGAATTATTTGTTCCTGGAGTAGACAATGGTGGGTTAGTAGTGTTATCTTCATATAAAGAACACCATTGTTGAACCCCAGGTATCCATGCTGCAACATAATTTGCCAGTTGATTTATTCCACTAGAAGTGGCAATATAGGTAAAATCACCACCCAATAATAACCCTCCTGAAAAATATGATGATGGACCATACCATAAACATCTAACAGCACCATTAACACCTTGATATTGGTTAAAAGGTTCATATAGTGCAACCCAATTTGGTGAAGAATAATTCCAATATGCAATACAATTAGCAGGAACTGAACCATTAGCTACACTGGTAAAATTGCCTCCAATGTAAATATTACCACTTGGGTCACTTGTAATACAATAAACATTATTAGATGTGCCTTGGTCAGGTCCACTCCCATTTAATAACGGATTCCATGTACCTGGTATGCCGGGTGTCCAATATGCTACATAACTTGCTGTAATTTGCGATGACTGAGTAGATGTAAAATCGCCACCTACGTATAATACATTATTTGCTGAATCCCAGTATAATGCTCTTACTGTAGCATTTGTTCCTTCACCATTAGTAATAATTGTGTATATCCCGGAACTAGAATCACTAGTTTGTCCAAAAAGTGGTGCCCATTCTTTGTTTGCAATATGATACCGCGCAATATTTGATGCATCTATTCCACCCGCTTTACTAAACGAACCACCGACATAAATATATGTTCCATCTGTTTCTACAGCATATACGACACCATTTACACCATATGGTGTAATTTCTGGGTCTTGGATAGCATTAAATGTATTATTTACATCATTGTATTCTGTTATATATCTCATGCTGTTTAAGTTTGAATCTTCTAAAAACCCACCACCTATTAAAACCTGGCTTGTAGACTGGACGTTAATAGTATTTACTATTCCTGATACTAATCCAGGTGATACTCCCGCGCCCATATTACTCCACGCCGAGCCATTATAGTAACTAATATTATTTAACGTTGTTCCGCCTGTTGCTGAAGTGCTTAAAACACCTCCTGCATATATTTTACTAGATGAAACATATTCTATAGCTTTTACTTGATCGGGTGCCCCTGTCGTAAACCCACCATTAAGTGTATCTGTTACTATACCCGATGTGTTTGTTTTTGCAATTAAGTTTACTGCAGTTCCATTTACACTAGTAAACTTGCCTCCCATATATAGGCTTGTATTATCTGTTTCTATAGTGTAAACATCATTATTTGCACCGGTTGAACCTAGTGGATAATATTCGGGTGTAATATCTGTTATATTATCGATAAGTGTTATTTGGTCATTATTAGATCCTATTGCTACATTATATGGAGATGAAGTAGCATATATTATCTGATTCCCTAATGGTCCCGTTGCACCAGTTGCACCAGTTGCACCCGTTTGTCCTGTTGCGCCGGTTTGTCCTGTTGCACCTGTTGGTCCGGTGTATCCTGTATAACCTGTGTATCCTGTATATCCTGTATATCCTGTATATCCCGTATATCCCGTATATCCTGTATATCCCGTATATCCTGTGTATCCTGTTGGTCCTGTTTCACCAGTATATCCTGTATAACCCGTATATCCTGTATATCCTGTGTATCCTGTTGGTCCTGTTTCACCTGTATATCCTGTATAACCTGTTGGTCCTGTTTCACCTGTATATCCTGTATATCCTGTATAACCGGTTGGTCCCGTTGGTCCTGTTTCACCTTGAATGCCTTGTAAACCCGTTGGTCCTGTGTATCCTGTATAACCTGTGTATCCTGTTGGTCCTGTATATCCTGTATAACCGGTTGGTCCTGTGTATCCTGTATAACCTGTTGGTCCTGTGTATCCTGTAAGACCCGTAGCACCTATAACTCCTGTAGCACCTGTTGGCCCCGTGTATCCTGTAAAACCCGTAGCACCTATAACTCCTGTAGCACCGGTTGGTCCTGTAGCCCCCGTTTCTCCTGTAGCACCTGTAACACCAGTTGGTCCTTGTTGTCCAACTGCTCCGTCTAAATTTACGAACCAATTTATATAAGATCCTGAACCTGTATTTAATGTAGGTGTTGCAATAAGCGTTGTTCCTGAATAACTAGTAACATTAGCAGTAAAAAAATTGGAGCCATCGTAGCTTACAACTATACTTTGTCCTGGTGTATATGCTAACCCAGGGTTAACACTAAGTGTAACTGATGAGGGTAGTGGCGCTGCAAGATCATATGGTGTGCTAGTAGTTCCAGGCGTTGCGTAAATATCACCAGGTATCCCCGTAGCACCAGTTGGTCCCGTTGGGCCAGTTACTCCGGCAGCACCAGTAGCACCTGTTGGTCCTGTAGCACCGGTAGCACCTGTAGCACCGGTAGCACCTGCTACACTATCTTTACAGCAAAGTTTTGTATTCAAATATGAAGAATACGAACTATAATAAGACATTATATATATTACTACTATTATAATATAAAAATTTTTAATAAAAATTTACAAACACACAGAATCGTCACTATCGTATGCAGCGGCATCATTGCCTTTATCATCACTTGACTCAAATACTTTTTGGGTATATTTATCTAAATAGCGATACATTCGATTAATATCTAGTTTCGAAACTTCATAATTTTCAAGCATGCTATATATTTCTTCTTCACCATATAGTTTCCGAAGATGTATGAAAAATGAAAACATATCTTTCTGATCCATGGAAAGTTGTTGGCATAATGTTTTAATAAATAGTGAGTTATTATATTCCGTGCTATATTTCGTCAACACTTTTGTGAAACGAACTTCGAGCGGATTAAATTTTGTTTTTTTCGTAAACTCCGGATACTCATGGTAAATCTTATTATTATAAAACGTTTTAATAAGTGAACTCATTTCGTTGAACTGCCACGCCTGATTTTGAAACGTGATTCTATCAATATAATCTGCAAAACAAATATTGTCTAATACTTTCTGGTAAAATGGCACCGCAATATCTTTCTGATATTTCCCCAAAACATCGATTATATTTTCATGCCATAGTAGCGCAATCGTTGTTCTATCGGTTTCATTCATAAGCACTTTATGCTGTTCAATAGAATAATTATTATTAATCAAATGTTGTGTCAGTTTTTTGCTGTCGTCGTTATAGCTTTTCGTCTGGAAAATAGTGCGAATAATATCATTCTGTAGAATATTACTTTGTTTGCTTGCCATCTCGCATATTGACACCATCTTGCGCAAATCGCCTTGAATAAATGAAACGATATTTTCATTCAATGTTTTGTCAAATTTTAAATGAAGCGTCTTTAAAATAGTGCATACTTGTTCATTCGTTGGTGTCTTTAATTCGAATGTATGACAGACTTTCATCAGTTCTTTTATTTTTTTATTGATTTGATAATTACCAATACAGATAATTGGATTAAATGAAACCTCTTCTACCTTCTGTTTTTTCGTCTTCTTAGGCCGGATTAATTTTATGAGCGAGTTTATTCCGCTTTTGTCGCCATTATTCATTGCGTCGATTTCATCCATAACAATAACAATCTTTTTCACCTTTTTGTCAAACATTGACATGATATTTTTATCCGACATATTGTGACGAGTAATCGTATCAATAATAGACTTGTTCCTTATATCGCCTGCATCATATTTGATAATGTCGTAATTCTGTTCGCGTAGAAGACTTGTAATAAATTCAGTTTTACCTGTGCCCGGATTACCATAGATATAAATCCCACGCTTTAACGTGATATCTTTTTTATTCTCTTGAAAATCTTTCAATATTACTTTTATTTTATCATAGATTTGCTCTCTTTCAAGAATGTCATTCATTTTTATTTTTAGCGTATTCATGATATGTAGATATGTAGATATGTAGATATGGATATATGGATAGTTACTTATTAGTATTTAGTATTATTATTTAAAAATTGGAACTTATTAATTTACAAGAAATGTTTCTATGTTGATTTATAATAGTAATAATATTTTTGAAAACATACAAAATATTATTAAACTTTTACTTGGTGTTGTATATTTATATTATTATGCATTTCTCTCCTTTCTCTCCTTTCTCTCCCTTCTCTCCCTTCTCTCCCTTCTCTCGTGTTTTACATCTCTTACTATCCTATTCATTGAGATAGTTCGGGTCCTGTGTTTGTCTCGTTCTGGATTCATACCCTGAACTTTCTAATGTAAACATGTCACCAAGCAACATTCCAATGTTTCTATCAGGTGGTAATTTTTGCTGGCTTGTTAATTCGGCATTGTTTGTGATACCATCCCATATTATTCGATTTTTAACTGCAAACTCATATTTATTCTTTTTGGTAGGTAATTGGTATGTAAAAAAAGGATTTCTGTTCCCACCTGAGTTATTTTTTTGCTCATTGGGAGAACATTTTATATAGCCTTCTTTTGTTTTGGATAACTTCCAATAGTCTGGACACTGACTTATCATTGGTGCCCATATTTGTTTCTTATTATTCTCGCGCATTATAAGAATAGTAGTAATCGGTATTAAAAATAGGAAAATAATTACTGCAACAAGAACCAATGTCTTGCGAAAATTTAGTTTAATATTTGCAGATTCCATGTAGTATTTAGTAATATATTGTAATGTTATATTTTAATATTGGATATTCATATTAAAATATTATAAACTATGATTTATTAATCATGAACTATGAACTAAATAAAAACAAATTTACTTATCATGTAGGTGCTGGTTTGCATGATGTCATATAGTCATCATTATTTGTTACCCCATCCCATAAAATAGTCCCACCGCAGTTACTGGTTGTGGTTGTCCATGCATATTTATCTAAAAATATATCACATGGTTTTGTTAATCCGGCTGTTTGGGTGTAATGAGTAGGAAGATTTTGGTCTGTGCATGTTCCCCAGTTTGTTTTATCTTCAGGATATCGACATTCTGTAACTACATTGCCATTTGCATCTGTTTTTGAAGATAAACCCCAATAGTCTGGACATGATGCGGGGATAATATTATACTTCTTTTTCTGTCCCTCATAAATAAAATAACCAAATAAACCAAGTAGTAATACAAATATTACCGAGGCAATTATCAATACTATGCTATTAAACGACATTAGGGTGCTAACTAACTAAATATATAATATATATACTATAAATATATATTATATAATAAGTTGGTCACTAATGTATTAATTATCTAAATGTTTGTAATTTCGTGATTTCATGATTTTACGATTTTGTATTTTATGATAGTCTATGATATTTAGTATAGTATTGGGAATAATGACAAAGAATAAAATAAAATAGTAATATATTATAATAGTATCTTTATACAAATATTCTAAAATGTCTTCAACTTCATATTCAAATATAGGATTATGTGGAAACCCTTATATTCAAAATGTATCTACTAAAAATGTATCCAATGGGCGAATCGATATTATGGAACCTCCTGCCGATATTCGTTTCTCAATGTGGGACAAAATTCCCGTAAACCAGGTTACAACATTTCGCGATGCAATGACTGGAAACTGGACAGACAACGATATTAGTAATACTTTTTTCAGTGCAGAAAATATGCAAATCGTTCAAAATACACTTCGCGCAGAAGTATACAAATTATCAAATGGTGAGTATAGTATTGGACAGCAAGACAACGACCAACTTAAAATTATAATGAGGGCAATTTATCTTGAAAGTGCAGTAAACTTGCCAAATAATGTAAGAGAACAAGTAGCGGCATTAAATAAATTTGTTGTGGCTCATTGTGTTCCTAAATTAATGAATGAAATCAAGGCGTATTTGAAATATAAACGTGATGCAAGTAGTATGTATACTATTATGACATGGCCGACATATGACAATGTCAAGGGTAAAACACTCGAACTTAATCCGTGGTTTTAGAGGTGATGTAGGTATATGGATGCGTGGTGGACATACGGAAACGTATTTTATATTTTACGCAAATAAAAATATAAAATATATTGAATACATTCAAACAGGTTGTTACTATTTCGCAGCAATCGGTGCCAATGTTTTTGGTTTTGGTTTTGCCTTTTTAGATGATGATGCGGATGCTCCACCTTCTGTTTTTGTCTTGGTTCCATTTCCTTCTTCACCGCCGGAGCGTTCCATAAACTTTTTATATTCTTCTTCTAATTCTGCTAAATCATCTTGCCATAAATTTTGAGTTGTCTTTGATTCAAGGTGTGCCAATTCTTTTTCTTTCTTTTCCTTTTCTGTGCGAAGCTTTTCGACATTCTCTTCTGAAACGCTATCCATTGGAAGTTTTAGCAAATACTTATAGCCGGCACTCAAGTCACCTCCATCTCTGTCATCTCCATCTCTGTCATCTCCATTTTGCGTTTGCATGTCATACTTGCGCTCTTTCAATATCTGCACCATCATTGATGTCGTTTTTCTACGCAAGTCGATAGTGTCATCCAATATTTCGCTAATATATCTTGCACGATTCGACAATACAAGTAGTTCCTTCCTCAGTGCGTCTAAGAGATACGCTTTTCGTTTCTGGTAATACTCGATACGAACCGGATAATAGTCGTCGACTATTTCTTCCGGTGTATTGTATTTCTTCAATTTCTCATTCGCATCAAACATATTCATATTTGTCGTTGACTGCGTCGTGTATAATCCAAGACACTTCTCCAGCATCGTGCATCCATGTTCTACAACCTTGGTGCGGTATGTCGCAATAATATTTGGCATCATCGTCAGTGTAATATCAACCTCAGTATCTGTGCTCATATCATTGTAGTCTTTCACAAGCTGGACTGCTGATGTAGATGCCGCACTTCCTGCTCCTGCATTGTCACTCTTCTTTGCAATAGGTTCAATCAGTTGTTCAATGAATTTCTTATAATCGTCTGTCCATGTTCCGACAGGCAGTTCCGTAATCCTGATTTTCTTATCATCCAAAATCGTATAACAACCTTTGATTAGATATTTTGCAGCAGTGCTGGTGTCCACTATGCGCTGAATCGTTCCCTTGAAGTTTTTGTAATACGGGTTGATAGTCGGTGCGGATACGGGTGTGAGTGCCGCAGCATTAAGTTTGTATTTAATATAGTCAATGATTTGTTGTGGGTTGTAGCACATAATGTCTGTGCTAAATCCGGTTCCAATGCCTTTTACGCCATTCACCAAAACCATCGGGATAATAGGCACATAGAATATCGGCTCAACGCTTTGTCCATCGTCATCCAAATAAGTAAGCACTGCATCATCTTCCGCTCGAAATATGAATCGTGTTATCTTGTTGAGTTGCGTAAAGATATACCTTTCACTCGCTGAATCTTTCCCGGCTTGAAGTCTCGTGCCATACTGACCATTGGGTTCAAACAAGTTGATGTTATTGCTGCCCACAAAATTCTGCGCCATTCCGACGATTGCCGCATTCAAACTTGCTTCACCATGGTGATACCCTGAGTGTTCCGAAACATAACCGCTAAACTGCGCGACTTTGATTTCAGTCTTGAGATTCTTCTTGAATGCAGAGAATAGAATCTTGCGCAATGAGATTTTCAAACCATCCATGCCATTCGGGATAGAGCGATCACAATCATATTTCGAAAAGTGTATCATCTCGTCATGAATAAATTTCTCATAGGTCACACTCGGTTGCAATGTATCCAAATATCTATCGCGGGAATATGTCGACAACCACGTCTTACGATCATCCGCACGTTTTTTGTTGAAGACCATATCAATTGCGTCATTGCATACGTCGCCGCTGTGCACAAAGTCGACGATCTTCTTGTGTTCAAAATACTCCTTGAACTCCTTGCCTGTGCTTGTTCCTAAACCTTTATAATATTTGACATTCCATCCGGTTGTGTTGGTTGCTGTAGCGACGGCGCCTCCTGTTGTTGTCCCCTCCTTCCATGCGCGATACTCACCTTCGTTGTAAAACACCTTCTCTTGTGTTCCCTTTTTCGCCTTCAAAATCGGCGTATTAATAAACCCAATAAATCCAGGAATTTCGGCAAGAGATGGCCATTCGCTTTGAAATAAATTAATCCCAAGTCCTTTGATGTGCGACCCATCCAAATCCTGATCGGTCATAAATATTATCTTTCCATATCGAAGGCGATACTTCACATCATCGGGGGTGTATTTGCGCCCCACTTCGAGACCAAGAATCTGCTTGATTTCTTTGATTTCATTGTTTTCCGATATTTTCTTGACTTGCTCGCCACGTGTGTTCATGATTTTGCCCTTCATCGGATAAACGCCGATAATATTCCGGTCTTCACGACTCAACCCTGAAACAATTCCTGCCTTTGCTGAATCACCTTCACATAAGATAATCGTGCACTGACCGGATTTTTCTGTGCCTGCAAAGTTCGCATCAATTAGTTTCGGAATACCGCGAATCGTCCGCGTCTTTGAGCCATCCGTCTTTTTCGCCGCCTTGCTTTCTTTCACTGCAGTCAATTCGCATGCCGCATCCATGACACCCATCTTTGCGAGTTTCTCAATAAAGTCGTCGCTCACTTTACATGTAGAACCGAAAGCAGATGACGTTGTTCCCAGCTCATCTTTGCTCTGACTTGAAAACGACGGATTTTCAATATCGCAGCGCATAAATAGCGCGAGTTGTTCTTTGATAGTTGTCGCCTTCACATCGATTTTCTTCTTGTTCTTGATATACTCCGTCAACTTGCGCACGATTTGGTTCACAATATACTCTACATGTTTGCCGCCCTTCTGTGTATAAATGCCATTCACAAACGAAACATGCTGGAATTCGCCGCTAGATGAAAGCGACACGACATATTCCCAACGTGGATCAGGGCTTTCATAGATTCGCTTCGTCTCGCCTTTAGCGCCGATATATAGGTCGATATATTGCTGAAAGTGTTTGACTGCGATCTGGTTTCCATTATACCTTACTTTCACGGACTTGTCGGTGATGGCTGCAATATCATAGATGCGTTTCTCGAAAAGTGCACGCATATCTGGTGTCAGTGTAGAATTTTCTAGACCGAATCGCGCATAATCAGGGCGAAAGGAGACTTTCGTATATGGTTTCGCAGTCGACGCTTTCGTGATTTTTGGCGGGCAGATTTCTTCCAGATTGTTCTTGAATTCTTGGATATACTTTAGACCGCGAGTATGGTCAATCGTCTCGACGCGTCCCCATGTAGACCAGATAAGAACAAGCTTGAATCCGAATCCGTTCTTTCCTCCAACGATTTTCTCTTTCTTGTTTTCGTCGTAATTTGTAGATGTGCGCAAATGACCGAAAATCATCTCGGGAATCCACATCTTGTGTTCTGGGTGTTGCGCGACATCAATACCATTGCCGTCGTTTGTGATGGAAATTACGCCGTCCTCACTGATGTCAAAATCGATATATGTAACAGGCAAAGCGTTGGGCTTGCCATCTGCAACTGCCTGTGCTTGTCGGACATAATGATCGCGACTATTGACTGCACCTTCATCGAATAACTTGTAGAGACCAGGGATGTAGGCAATCTGGCGCTGAACGATAGAAGATGTTTCGGTGTTGTAGACATAAGTTTCTGTTTCTGTCATGTCAATGGAGCCGATATAAGTGTCAGGTTTTTTGAGAATATGTTCCTTGTCAGACATCTTTTGATACTTACCTAGTTCTGTCTCGCTAGATGCAGTTGCTGACATAGACATTGCAGACATTTCTTTAACGATGATGTTTTCGATTTCTCCAGGGGTTGCGGATGGATTTAGAATCGTCAATTTCTTGGGGAGTTTTTTTACCTTTTCTGGTTTTGGTTCTTTTGGCTCCTTTGGTTCCTTTGGCTCTTTCACTACTTGCGATAGTGACATGGTGATGATGATGATGATGATTTAGAGACAAGTAAACGAATGCTTGGGTTTGATGATATTATATAATTTATGGCAATTATTTTATATCAATTTTATATATTGTTTATTCATAGGTATAAAATAAAAAACTATAAATAAAATGCCAATTGATTTTCATTTTAAGAAAATATGTTGTCTGCCTAGGCCATTAAAGAAGAATATTTATAACCCGGAAGTTCTTTCGAAGTTTCCTTTGGGTATTCGAATATCGCACCAGATAGTCGCGTCGGTAGGAACGGGAAACCAATGTTATACAAGAGTAAATGTGCCACTGAATGCGTATGGAAAGTGGGCTGGTGCGCCAGGCGGATCTGGACCAGGTGTTTCTTCTACTATGAATTATGTGCCGTCTACAAATACTTCCGGTTTAGGTCCAAAAGTTGGTGTTTCAAATGGTGGTCCATTGACTATTAATCAAAATGGATAGGATAGTTAGTCAATAGGTTCTTTATATTTAGCAATAATTAGCCAAGATTAAACTACATAAAAATAATATTTTTTTCTCATTCTTTTTTATAAACAAAAAGATAAGATGCACGGAAGTTATAAGAGACGCCCTGATGGCAAATATAGTATTCATGGACGCGTATTTGAGCGACTTGTAGGTTCTCGTGCTCAAGTATGGCATGAGACCGCTTATAAAACAAGTGGTGGATTGACTCGTATGGATTTAGTTATGAACAAACATGGTCGTGTTGTTTCTGCAAAGAAGCACACCACTGCCAAACGTGAGAAAAGATTAGTGAAACATGGTTACACTGCAAAGAAGGGCAAATTCGGTGCGGTTAAGATAGGCGCCGCTAAGAAGACTCGCAAGTCTAGCAAGTAGAAAACGATGAGAAACGAGAGAAACGCGTAAATATAATTCATATATCGGGTAGTAATATTTTTATATAAAAATTATAAAAATATTAGTAAAAACTACATTCACCTTCTTCTACGTTTGAATGTTACGTTCTTCTTGCTTTGGTGTTTTGTTCTACGATTAGATTTTGTATTTGTTGTTTTCTTATACTTGCGATTATGAGGTTGTTTACGCTTATGTTTATGTTTATTTTTACGTGTTTTTGCATGTCGAGAGTGTGAGTTATTATTATATCTTGTTTTTGTAGCGGATGCTTTAGGTGAACCACCACCTTGGTCTCGGCCTTTGACTTTTCCTTTTCCTGTGCCTGAAGGCAAAATAGAAGAAACAATTCCTCCTTTTGTCTTGGATGCTAATCTTGATTCTGGTTGTTCTGGTGCTCTTGATCCTGCTGCTGCTCTTGATCCTGCTGGTGCTGTTTGTTTTTTTTCTTTTTTAGGCAGAAGACGTTGTGAAGCTTCTTCTATAGCAGCTTCTTCTATGGCAGCAGCTTGTCGTGCAGCTTGTCGTGAAGCTTCTATAGCAGCCGCTTGTCGTGAAGCTTCTATAGCAGCCGCTTGTCGTGAAGCTTCTTCTATAGCAGCCGCTTGTCGTGAAGCTTCTTCTATAGCAGCTTCTTCTATGGCAGCAGCTTGTCGTGCAGCTTGTCGTGCAGCTTCTTGTATACCAGCAGTTTGTTGCCTAGCTTGAATAATAGCAGCTTGAACTACTTCCGGATCCATAGGCAAATAATTTTTTAATAAAAATAATAGTTTAGAATATTTCTTAATATTTTCTACACATACATCTCTTAGATGAGGATGCAATATACTTAAATTATGATAAAACATAATCATTTCTAATAAATGATAAATCCAATACTTGCATTGATCAGGATCTTGTTCTAACAACACTTCAAATTTATCTCTATCAACTTTTTCTCCTTCAAAACACATACTATCTTGAGCAATAAATCCGGGTATAAGTCCACCATCACGTTGGTCTGGTGATACTTGTAATATGCGTGAAACAAATTCAGTAACTATCCCATCAAGTTGTTGAAGTTTATATGTCATTCTAAAATCTTTTTTAGTTCTTCCACCATGAGTAGCAGTCAATTCTTTTTTTACATCATCATCACATTTTTTAGTTAAAATACTAAATTTATCTGTTAATCGTTTAAGTAAAAGTTCATATGCTCTTGGTTGTAATGCATCTTGTTGAAATAAATCGTAAAAAGCAGATTTTCCTGTAGAGGGGTCAGAGCATATCATTAATTGTTGTAAATTTTGAGAACTAAGAAATTGAAATGAAAGAACATCAACATCAGGGGTACGTTCGGATGGACTTATGAAAGAATATGTTACTTGTCCAGTATCAAGTAATCTATTTCTATATGTCTCAATACCATGATAAAGTTTATCATTTCCATAGTATGTTCCTAGTGATGGTAAAGTTTCATGATTGATTCTACAATATAATAGTCTATCATAAAGTGTTTTGTCTTTTAAATAACTTAGAGACGAATATCTCAATTTTTCTGGGTCTATTAAAGTGAAATCAACACCTAAAAGAGAAGAACATTCAGCATGCATATTCATAGAAAGTAACTCATAAAATAATATTCTTGTGAATAAAGAAATCTTACTCCATTCAGATTTAAATTTTACTCCAAAAATAGACAATATTGCATAGATACAAAATTGACTTTCTGCTGAAACTTTTAATCCTTCAGCAGTAGCTGGATTCGCTTTGGCTTCATCTGTAAGATTTTCACTCTTAATAACAACAACCGGTTGAAAATGCATAGTTTCTGCAAAATCAGGGTTAGAAAAAATTACAAGAAGTGGATGTAAATCTGTTAGTAAAGTAGAAGGTGGTTGTAACATACGAACAAATCCTTTTAAAAATGTTTCACATGCTTGAACAGATGTTAAAAATTCGCCTCGTGATTTATAAGCCAAGTCTTCAGCCTTAACTTGTTGTTTTAGTTGAAGGAACCTGGCTAGAATACCACGTTCTTGAATAGAATTTAAGAATCCGACTCCAGTCATTATAATACCTTGCAAAACACCTTGGGAAAGTCCTTCAGCTTGAAACTGAGCTTGTTCTTGTCTAGGGACTAGATCTTGAGCAAGAGGAGCTTGAACCCTTAACATATCCATACATTTAACTTCTAATGATTTTAAAGCATTTCTACTACCAATTGCTGGTAATGTAGGATCAGGAATTCGTGAATAAAATACAACACCAATGCTATACAAGTGTAACAATTGAACAAAACATGATGCATAAGCAGTCATAATATCATGTATGTCGGGGCTTATCAACTTAAATCTAGGATTATAACCATAGTTTATAACACGGCCCAATATTTGAAGCATAGTAGTTATTTGTTGATTTTCTGGTGTCCCAACTGCATATTCAGGCAGTAATTCTTGAAAATGGAAAAATAAAATACTTGCACATATGGCAATTCTTTTTAATTCTTTATTAATTTTTTGTGTGACAAATGCACGATTTGTAAAGTTTTCAATACTAAATAATGTAAACAAAATATCAAATAATACTTTAATCGGCGAAGAGAATCCTTGGTCGGTGCTCATGGAGTATTTACTTATTGTTTCTGCTAGTGCATCTATATTTGGGACTATTTGTGTCATAACAAAACCTTGTGGAGACATGTCAACATAACCACTACTAAAAATATAATTGGCTATTTTTCGTATATAATCACCTGAATTCATTTTAGGAACGAGGTCGCATGGAGCAAGGGAAGATTTTGTAGGACGATGTGGGTCGCGTGCAAATTGTTGAAGAAATTGAGTAAGCACTGAATTTACACCATCTTTAACATTTATTGCATCTAAAAATGATAATGCATCACATGAATTTCTTGCGGAAGAAAGTTGAAAGTCGCCACCCACTAGTGACATACCAATAACTACAAGCTCTCTTAAAAAAAATGCTGCATCTGGATTCTGAGACGTGCAAAAATCATCAACTATTCTTTTAATACCAAGCTGAGTACACAATGTAATAAACATTAAAATTGTTTGAACAAATTCAGGTTCTAAACGACTCAATCCCGCAAAAGTCAATGTATAATCTGAGTCGGATGGTAAATTTAATAGTTTCACCATTTCAGTTAGTAAAGGTATAGCTGTTCCTTCACCACCAAGAGCAGCAATAACTGCAGGGTTACTTGCGACCGGTTGAGTAATGTAACTTCTTAAAACATCACCCAATTTATATATCATTCTACCACCGCATAATGAAACTTGAAGTTCTAATCCCAATCCAGATGACCGCAATATTTGAATAACTTGACTAATTTGACTCATAATAGGATTAAATGTATTAAGACCGGAGCCAGAAACATCACCATCAAATAGTTTTTTATATGCTAATGTTTCACCGGTAACAGATTGTCCACCTTCTGCTTGTATTATCATTTTATCAACATAATTTGCTACCAAGTTATGTAAAGCGGTAATCATATAACTTCGTTTTGATTGAAGTTGTGGATCAGCAAGTAGTTCTAAAAAATTTTTAATAATTTGTATTAAATTTTTAAGTGCATCGGTATTAAGTGGATCGCCGGCTATCATTTTAAATAATGCAACATCGATATCCGGCATAGCACATAAACAATTAAAATCTTTTGCACAAGCTTTTGATAAAAGAGCAAATAATAAATGTAAACAATAATTTTGAGGAGTTATCCTTAACCTGCTAGCGAACTCCGCGTTCACCTCAGGTTTGAGTTGCTCCAGAATGCGTCTGTGCTGCGTATCGTCAAGATACTGGAGATTGTGAGGAAAGTGATACACATTGCCATCCTCTGGAGATACAACAGACACACCAAGCTCCCGTAAGAGTGGAGCCATTGCAGTTGGGTCCACGTGCTTGGACGTATCCAATAAATATTGCTCGAAACAATCGCGTGTCACTCCTGGTATTTGTGGTTCAAATACTAAATGTTCCATAACTACTACACGAAAGGTAAGAAGTGTAAAAATATTTCCATTTAATTTGAGCCTTACATTCCAAACCATACTTGCAGCAGTAGGCATAGTGCAGTCTACCTCTGAATCGGGGAATCCTGCTGGAGTTGTAAATCGACTACAAGTGAGTTCATGAATTTTACTTTTCATACCACCTATTTTAGGTTTAATACTGCGTGCTACTACATCTTTTGTTGCAATTCCATAAAATGAAAGCATTGGAACTAACATATTTTGTCCTAACGTTGCTACTATAGGCTGGTTCCCATATACTTGTATACCAGGAGCTTGTGCTATCATATATTGTTGCAATTCATGAAAAAATTGTTCACTATTCTCAGTTATTTTTGTTTTTAAAACACTCATAAATTGGCTTAACTCTGTTAGCTGTGTTCGTAAGTTAGAAGAACCCACAGCTTGAGGAGTAGGAGTAGACACTGAAAATTGTGATTCCGCACCAACACTAAACACACTATCATCATTTGCATCTCCTAATGGGGTCAATGCCATAAAGTCTCTTTCTTTAACATTTGTTTCAATATCAGCCTTAGCATCATCTATATCTTGTTGTAAATCATAAAGAATATGCTGTAATTCAAGTAATCTTACACTTGTTACAACTTCTTGTGGAAATTGTCCAGGATTTTGTTGAAGCTTAAATAAATCAGTAGCCGCTCTCAGTCCCCCTGGCGATAATGGTGTACCTGGTTCACTTTCTTGACTCATTTAACTAATTAATTTATAATATGATAATAACAGAACAATAATATAATAATATATATACTATTATTATATTATAAATACACATATCAATACATTATTCGAACTACAAACTACAAACTACAAACTACAAACTACAAATAATTCCACCATAGTGTCCCATTCTTTTCTGTTAAGTATTCGTTATAGTTATCAATAAAGAATTTCTCAAAGTATCGTTTGCTTACGACCATTTTATTACATTTATATCCCCACTTGCAGTAAAAGTCATATATCGTATGAACAGGGAAAGAAATAGGTAACCCTGTTATTGTTATGGATGGTGTTTGGTTAATTTGCGCGGATGCAGATGCAGATGCATCTTTATTTTTATGCTTACCCTTTAAAGATGTGATGGAATTTTCATTGCCATTCCCGTTCCCGCCCCCCATATGCATTTTTTTAAATTCTTCAATACATGCTAAAATTTCTTGTTTTTTGTCCCATAGTTTGCATCCAATATTCATCAAATATTTGTCTTCTTCGATGCAAATATCGGGCAAAAAGTGGCGAATAAATCCTAAAATAGTTTGGTCTGTAATTGTCTGGACATTTTTCTGGTTTCCGTGGTATACATTTCCATAGTTTAAAAATAGTGTCGACAATTCATCGATTTCAAGTTCGATTTCACTATGATTGCATGTAATATTTTCATTCCAGAAGGACATGAACTTGCCAACAAGTGGCAAATGTTTGCTCGTGACATTCAAAAATATTTCTTGTGTATCCTGGGCGTCGGTGGGTGCATTGGGTGTTTGTTCAATTGTTGAATTAGTATCATGAACATTCGTTTGTAATGGTTCACAAACACATTCAAAGCGTTTCATGAGGTGTTTTTTAAGAACATTTGTAAAAAATACATTAGGTATTTTCTCTTCTTCGACAAATAGTTTCCATAGGTAGAGCATATTTTTCCATGTAATACGTGCACTGGCATTTTGGCATGGTTCCATAGTAACAGATATAAATTTTGTCATTATTTCATCATCTGTAATATTCTTCAAATAAAATGCATGTTGGCGAATCGCATGGTCTTTGCAATGTTTTTCAATAAATAGGTCAGCACTATTAAACCGCGTCGAATAATGCGCAGCGACACAAAACAGGTCAAGCATACTTTGTTTTTGAATAATACTTGACGAGTTATATGTAGATGGACTTTTTGGTGTAGAAACCCCACTGGATGACACCATGTTTAAGTTTAGATTGGAAAGTGATGAAAGCGAGGATGACGACGACATCGAATGTGAAAGGCCGATTTTAATACCTTCATTGTATGTATAAAAAGGAAATGAAATAATATTTTCAATGACGTCAATAATACGGCACTCTTCATATGTATGTTCATAAAATTTGAATTTGATATGATTCATCATATTGGGCGTCCCAAAAAGCGCATAACTTTCCTCGCTAAGATCGGAAATAAAATGTTTCGTTTTCGACGGGATAAAATATGTATTTGTATTTTTTCGAAGAAGAATATCGCCAATAATGGTGAGAAAATATTTTGCACTATCCTTGTTTTTGAATATAAATGGTGTAAGTGCATTTAAAACTCTTTGAATGGTTTCAGATTCTGGTATAGATGAAAGAAGGTCACGTTCTTTTATTTTCTTGATAATACTATTCTTGATTTTATATTTCCAAATAGAAAGTTCCGAATTTTGTTGGTCGGTAATTGTGGTTCTTATATCGTGCTCGATTTCATCTTCGTTGATTATTTTGTATGTATTGTGCTGGTAAACAAAAAAGAGATCAATGCTTGGGTTATAATAATATGCAGAACTATTAATAAATTCACGTATAAATTCTTCGGACGTTTCTTCGAGGGTTTTGCGTCGTTCTTCGCGCATATTTCTTTCATCGCATTTTTGTTGAATCATATTGGGAAGCGTCGTTTTTATATGCATCGCTAGTTTCATTTTTAGGTAGTCATCATCTGTATATTTTTGGTATAATCCGCGGACTATGTCTACTAGTTCATCGCATTCGCATTCTGTTGGCGGAGGAGGAGCCTTTTTTGGTCCAATTTTTGGGGATACTTTGGTTTTGTCGGCTGATGCAGACATTATATGAAATTACGTATGTAGTGATAGTATATGATATTTTTTATGTTTATATCTATTATATTTATTATATTTAATATATTTATTATATATCAAAATCTATTAAAAATATACGGCGTAATCTATATAAACATATATGAACGCTTTATCTGATATACCGATACCTATACCTATACCTATACCTATAACTACACTTACACCTATGTCCAAAAGTGGCAGATATGTAATTGCAATACATGAATATTCGCGTGCAAGTGTAAATAACGATTTTACTTGTTATATTTATACTGAGAAATTCTGCGATAATATAAAAAAAATTATCTTTTATGGAAACAGATCAGGTGAAAATTTTCACGAAATAAATTTCTCATTTTCATATAACAACGAATATATATATACATTTGTCAATTTTCTCAAAAAATTATTAAATAAAGAAGAAAATACGCACTCGCTGCATTTGTATATAGTTGAAAATGATTTTTTCAATATTACAAATAGTTCTTTGGAACGTATATCATATAAATACATAAATGGTCTTGAAAAAAATAATATTTTGAAAGCAATAACAACATATAATGATAATAATATAATGTTATTTGATGAGATAAAAATGTTATTGCATTTTATTATAAATACAGATAACGTAACAATCGACACACTATAGTCAATAGTAACTACTTACAAATGGTTATTCTTTTTTGTATTTCTATTTTTGGTGACTTGCTTTGTGCTTTTTTTGTTTTTACTTTTAAGCATCTTCATGAACAATTTCATATCCTTTTTGTTATATTTTCCACCATCAAAATCATCAAAATCGTCACGTTGTTCTTGCCGTTGTGGTTGTTGCAGTTGTTGTGTTTCAGACAATGGTTTTGTTATCAGTGCTTGTGCTGATGCTCCAGATGCGGCGGTTCCTGGTGCAGATTCAGATACGACTGATGGTGATTGCACTGGTAATGGTCCTAATGTTGGTGAGGGTGGCCTTGAAGACGAGGGTGATGATTCAACTGAAGATGAAGCTACACCACCTGCAGAAAAAATATTACTATCTTTTGATGTATATACCGAATCCTTATATTTTTTCAATGCAGTCGATGCATTGGCTTCATTGTCAACCAAAACGCAATTACATTCAACCCACGATGTTGAAGGCCGATCTTCCAAATATTTTTCCTGATTTGCCCATTGAATATGTTTCTTACAAAATTCTTTAGCATTAAAAGGTGCACCACACGCTCTTCCAAATATTGCCAAAAATCGATTATTTTTAAAAAGTTGTGATGAACCTACCTTGGCATCAACTGCACCATGTGGTTGATTCGGTTTAGGTCTTGATGGGTCTGACATGTATTCGCGTTTATCTTCATCATAGTGTGCACATATAGTGCGGGAACAAGGGTTGTTATCTTTGTCCAAATAAACATCTTTATGGTCAGATATTATTTTTATTGCAATACCTTCATCGATTTTTACTCCACGCGCAATACATTCGAGCATAATTTCTTCAAATCGTATACGTCGTGCACCTTGGTGTCTGCGCGAGTCGTAGAAACCATCATTTGAGCATTCAATATTTCTTATACGTGGGTCATAACATGCATTGAATCCAATAAAATATCCTTTACTTATTACCTCTTTTTTTACAAATCTTCTACCCAATTCAAGGCGCATAATTTGTTCGGGAGGGTCTGCCTCTGTTTTTTTGACTCTTCCAATGTACCACGTGTTTGCATAGTCGCCAGAATTATGCTCTGTTAAATAAGTAACATAGTCATCAAGGGTTTTTGCATACTGCATCGCTTTTCTTGCACGGAAACAAATTGGCGCTTTCAATTCAAAAGAGTTAAATCCACCAATCGTTGTTTCTGTTCCTATAAAACCGAAAGAAGTAGTGAAAAAATCGGTGCTGCTAAAAATACCACCAGGAAAAGTCTGCATAAGCATATCTGCAGATATAGGCGAGGGTGTTCCAGGTGGAGAAGTTTGTAAATTTAAAATAATATTGTCAAATTGTCCTGACATAAAGTCATCGAATGTGATATGAGCACATACAATTTGACCATCTTTGGTATACTCCTCACCAATTGCCATGAATGCGCTACATTTGTCGCTACCTGATCCCATTTTAAATAACTTTTGTAAAAGTGATGGTTCTTCTTCTTTAAGTGGAGTAGATGTAGATGTAGATGTAGGCGTAGATGATGAATCTTTTGAAACAGCATCAGCGGCAACAAACTTGTAAGATGCATTTGATAAAAATTCTGCATAAACAGGTTTTTCTTTTAGCTTGCTATATTCGGGAGTATCTAATAGTTTTTCTAAATGTGGAAAAATGTAGAAAAGAGAGACGATTCCATTTAATAAGAAAATAGCCTTTGTATCGATTGCAACAGAAGATTTATCGGTAGAGGGAGTTGAACCGGGGGCAGAATAAAATGACTCAGGTGTTAATTTTATGCGTGGAGGCTCTGTCGAGGATGCAGATATTATATTACTTTTTGTTTTATCAGTTATTTTACCCTCTTGAACTGCTTTTACAACACCGGCGGCAATACCTTCTATTTCTTCAACAAATTCTTGATATTTTGGGTCTAATGAACTTTGCGACATAAAAAAATCTGCCATCATTTCAATAAAAAAATGAATAGTATAACCCGTATCATCGTAAACATAATAGGCATATGTTTCAATAAATTTTATAATTCTATCTGCAAGTAATTCGCCATGTGCTAGGCCTCTTTCTTTTGCATTTCCTTTTACAGATACATATATAAATCCTTCTTTTTCGGTTTTCCACCCGTTTGTTACTTTGACTACTGCAGTGCTATCGCTTTCGGAAGATGCAGGTGCTTGTGATGGTGCTGCTGATGGTTTTGTTATTGGTTGCTCTTGTGGGTTTTGCGGTTCTCTTGACTCTAGAGGTTGCATTATAACTATATGGTTACTATACTACTATTATATATTAGTTATATTAAATATATTTAGGCTAAAATTGATTAAATAATAAAATATACAATAAATGAATAAATATTTTTATTAATACGCATAACTATTTAAAGATTTTTGTTAAATTAAGTTATACAACTATATTTCAAATGAGTATTTCATCATCATCATCTTCATCTTCATCTTCATCTTCATCTCCATCTGCCTCGTCCTCGTCCTCAGGATTGACCCATCCTGATAATGTATTAACAATTAAGACTGTGCAAATCGCCCCCTTTCGAACACTTATGACTGCACTTAAAGATATTCTGCTTGAGACAAATATATCATTTAAAAAAGATGGTATGCGCATTATCAATATGGACAAATCGCATACGATGTTGGCGCACTTGCATTTGCCTGCTGAAAATTTTGAGTTATACGAGTGTGAAAAAGAGAAGATTATTATTGGTGTAAATATGTTTCATTTGTTTAAACTGATTAACTCGATTGATAACGATGACACACTTACGATTTATATCGAGCGCAAAGATTACAATGACGGAATCGTTTCACATCTTGGTTTGAAATTTGAGAATGGAGATATAAAACAATGCAAGACACAAAAGTTGCGCCTGATTGAGCCGGATTCAGATGAGCTCGAGGAGCCGAATGTTACATTTTCATCCGTTATTAATCTGCCTTCTGCGGATTTCCAGAAAATCATTCGTGATCTTTCGTATATTTCGGAGAAACTGGAAATTAAATCGGTGGGGAATGAATTAATTTTTAAATGTTCGGGGCAGTTTGCTACTGCGGAAGTGCGGCGCGTAGAGTCGGATGAGAGTATGAAATTTATTCAAAAACAATCGTCGAGCAAAGTTATTCAGGGTGAGTTCTCACTTAAGAATCTGAGTTATTTTATCAAGTGCACGAATTTGTGTAGCCAGATCGAGATGTATTTGGAGAATGATTTGCCACTTGTTGTGAAATATTATGTGGCAAGTTTGGGTGAGGTGAAACTGGCACTTTCGCCGTTGCCATCTTCGTAATTGCGAGATAGTAGTAGCACTGCAAAATAAATAATAATATTTTATAGTATTATTTATTTTTATTATTGGTAGTGTTGTTACATTATTTTTTAGGGTTGTTATGTTTGTTATGTTTTTTATTTTTCTTATGTTTACTACCATTATCTTCTTGTTTTTTGTCATTATTACCACCATATAATTCTGGTGATTTTTTTAGAAATTTTTCGGTTGTATCTTTATGTGTCATTCCAGATCCAAAAGGCAACCAGGATTGAGCTTTATCACTTGAAGTAAGTTGATATGTATCCAGTAGTTGTCGAATTAATAAATTAGAATAAAGAATAAGAGAATTATATAATATGTCGAAAGTTAATGCACTGGTATTAAATATATCAACTCCCATTAAAAATGAAATAGCATTTTGAAAGTCGCTTGATATTTTTATCTTTTCAAGATAATTGGTATCATTAATAATTTGTTCTATAGTGTTTGTCGACTTAAATTCGTCTTCTTCGTCTGCTTTAAATTTTCGTGTTATAAAGTTTTTAATTTGTTGTTTTCCTGATTTATCTACAATTAGTCCACCTGGATTTACATGTTGTAAAGTTAATATATAGCCATCACCTGTCAAATCTATATTTATATTAACACTTCTTTTCGCTATAATTTCTATTTTTTCCATTATACCTTCTTGTGTTAAAATTGATTCATTTAAATTAGAAGGACCTATATACTTAACTGATAGTTTACAACCACTAGACTTACAATCAATAAAACTTATAGAAAATATATTATTCAAAGAATATAAGTCATTTGACAATCGTTGTCTAGCGGTAATATCGATTTTGTATAAAGGTATACTATATGGCACTATGTCTACAAAATTTTGTATTTGTGTAAAAATAGATGAACCCGCAACTGCAACTGCACCTGTGCCTGATCTTGAAGTGGGGATAAAAAAACGTTTAGACCAATCACCACATGTTAATTCATTATCCGTACTAAATATTTTTATATCATCTTTTAATTGTTGGTTCATGCCATTTAATACCAAAAGACCGCTATTGGTAATAATAGTATCATTAAAATTAGATATAGCCTGTTTATTCTGATAAGTAAAAATTAAAGTAGAAAAAATACCCCAAAGTGATAAATTTGTGTATTCTCCTAGTTTATTTCTACTGCGTGCACCTAATGCACCAGAAACTTTTTTAAAAGTTTTACCTTCTTCATCCAACGTTTTATACATATTATCACAAGACTGCGCGTGTCGAAAGCCTGTTACATTATAACCTAAATATGTGAATCGCATAGACCATGTATTCGTTTTTCTTACTTTTTCACAAACCTTTATAAAATTACTCGAAGGAGGAAAATTATTGGATACTTCTTTGTTTTCTGAAGCACCTTCGAATGCTTTTAATTCGTCTTCTGGTTTTTGATTTCGTTGTTCTTCAATATAATTATAAGTATAATTATAATTTAAATTAGATATTAACATAGTTAAAAACTTTCTCATACTACCGGAATGTGAAACAAAAAGAATAGGCATATTTTTGGGATGACTTTTAATTTCAATTACCCATTTTAAAAATGAAAATATATCAGGTCCATATTTTCCAATATTTTCAAAACTATTAAAATTTACACCTTCCAAAACTGGAAAAGTTGAGTATATAGTTCGTGGTGGAATCTCTTTATTGGTAGTCAACCTGTTATCATTATAACTTTCATATTTAGTATTTAAAGTAGAATCAGAAGGGAGTATTATTTTATTAATCATATTATCATTTATTTTTTTTATAATCGGGTCAGGAATGGTTACAGCATTTGGATTAGGTGTTATATTAGGTGCATAATATTCTAATTTATTGTCCGTAATATTTACACGTAAATATACTTTATCATTTCCAGCAATTAAAATAATAGTAAAACTATTAGGAGTTTGTTTTAAAGAATCTCCAGCTATACCCCTTATGTTAGCTTGTTTTTTTAAATAAATAAATAATTTAATGAAGCTAAAAAATTCGTTTACATTTCCTGCAAAGTCTAGAGGTAAGTTAGAATTCATAGTAGTAGTGTCAAATGTTCCTCTATCTTCCAACAAAAAAGGTGAAACTTCTAGTATTAGCGTTTGTGAATAGGCTTGTTGATCTTTATTAAATAAAAATGGCAAATATATTAAAAGTGCAGTTTCCCAGGTTCGAAGTAGGGCTGAAACATATACTTTTAATGGTATACATTTTTTGCCGTAGTCTTCCAAATTATCTACTATATATTTGACTGGAACAGGGGTAGCTGGAGAGGTGGCATTGTCATAAACTTCTTCATCTTTATCGTGAAGCAAATAAGCCAAGTCTCTTGGTGTTTTTGGATTGTACTTTGCAAATATTTTAGCCGCATAACTAGCTGCAGAACCAGGCGCAGAACCAGGTGCAGAACCAGGTGCAGAACCAGTCGGTGGTGTAGACTCTGGTGTAGTATTTTGTATTTGAACCTCTGTTAATGCAGCAGTTATTTCATCAGGTGTTGCAGTTGCTACTGACTTACCCGATCTTTTAAAAATATCGCCAATAATATAAATGGTTTGTATACTCAAACCTATGAACCCCGCTACCAGATCTATCATCTTTTTATTATTATAAGTTAATACGATTTACTATAGTATATATAAAAATATTTATATATTAAATAACTATTATATTAAAATAACATAATATTTAAATATTGTGTTATTATTTTATAAAATGCAAACTACGAAAGTAAAAATATTATTATGTTCCATTATATTCCATTATTTTTGATTTGTCTTAATACTCCGGCATATGTTCTTTAAAAAGACATCCGTGTGGTGTAATAGCGTGCAACTCGCGAATAATACTTGCATCTCTAAATTGGCAACTTGCCAGCCATACTTTTACTATACAAAAATTCTTCTTCGGGGAAATAGTTATTCCATTAATCAAAGGAATAAAACTCTTATTTGTTGACATGGATTCACCTACAAGCATATACGTCAACTCTTTCCATGCCTGTGGCACATCCTTGTTGCTGATTTTATATGAGAAACAGCCACCATTGCGATTGCGCGTATCTTCCCACGTAGGTCCAATACCTTCACGCATCAAGAAAAGCATACAATTCGTAACAAGTTTTGCAGGGAGAACATTTATAATTGAGATGGTTTCTTCAATCGTGGTGAATGAACAGATTTTAATATAGCTTTTAATACTCCAATCGGTATCATGTGGAAGGTGAGCCCACAAAATCCACGTATCAGATAATTTATGAAAATTATTGGATTCTCCGGATAATTCTTGTGAATTGTTTTTCTCAGTTTCCATAATGTGAATTGCCGATTGAGTATGAATAATAGCCATTATAGTATATTATAAACATATATTTCTATATAGGTTTATAATAATTAATTATTTGAATGGGTGAATGGGTGAATGAATGAATGGATGGATTAGTCGTAGTCTAGGATTTCAATATCACACATTTCATGGCTTTCTTCTAAATTAGTATTAACTACCAACAGAGGCTCTTTATTGTTATCAGTTTGATTTTTATTTTCATTTTCATTTTCGGTATCGGTCACATAATCAACATCGGTATGAGCACCAACACCTGTATCTGCATCGGTATCTGCATCGGTATCGGTATGGGCATCACTATCAAAAGTCTCATCATCTACTACTTCAAACTTATTTTTATGAACTAGTATTTTTTTACCCGAATTTATCCTATACATTTCTACATAGTTGTCAATACATGAAATGATATATTTGCGTGAAAGTTTAACATAGTAGTGTTTCATCATATACCATTTAAGAAATGAATAGTTCAAAATAGAATTGTCTTCTACATAGTAGTTACATGGTGAAGTCAAGTTAATATTATACTTGTTGCCATTTGTTTTTAGTGAAATACCAATAAATTTTTTAGTTGAAACATATTTATCTTTAATCATAGCGACATCATATTTCTCAACCATCTCACTTTTATAAAAAATATCATACTTAAAAACATAACTATGAACCTCGTCGTTTTTTTCATCCTCATAGTAGAAATTTCGAATAATAAAATCGTATGCAGTAGGATCTAAAATATAATCGTCTGGTATATTGTCACGACTAGTCTCTTCTGTTTCTTCGGTTTCGCTAGTTTCTGTTGTGGATGGTGTGGATGTATGTGTATCATTTAATGAGTGAGACTTAAATGCCTCAATCAATTCAGTTAATTGTTCACATTTTTTATTATAGTCTACTTTATCTGAAAGGTCATAGTCCCGGCCGGGGTCTGGGTGAGGGACCGATTGGGGGTCCGATGCTTGTCCTTGTCCTTGTCCTTCTTCTTCCTCATCCGAATCATCCGAATCATCGCTAAACTCTTTCACGAATTTTATAGGATTATTCTTGACAAACAACTCCATAGTTTTAAAACTATAAATTATTGTTCCATTTTTAACAACTACTATTTCGTTTATTCCATCATCGATATTCAAGATTTTAAGAAGCCGAGGATGCACATGCTTGATGTATGGTCTATAGACACGTTCTCTAAATAGACCATATCCGGTTATAGTATACTTTGCTAGATTGAATATCGTTTTTAATGCAAAAATGCGTGCAGATACCGGATTCAAAATAGTATAACATCCAAAAGCTAAAAATAGGGTATACATATAACTAAATATTGAAACATCCATGCTATATTCCGGTAAGTAGGGATATTGGGTATGGATTTGATTTTTATTATCTACTATATAAACTACTTGGCTCGTGTTTGTAGAATTTGTAGCATTATACATACTATGCGATGATGAGGATTGGTTATACATCTGTGTGAGTCTATAATATCAATGGTATATAGTAATATGTAAATAATATTTATATATGTTTGATATATATATTATTTGTATAAAATCCTAAAAATATGCGTAAGGTTTAATACTTAATAACTAAGTGATGTTGATGGTCCAGATGCAGAGGGTGGTGGTAGTAGTAGAGGCAAGCCGCCGCTGCCGCCGCCGCCACCTAGTATAGGACAATTTGATCCTTTTGGATCTTTCTTAGCAACAGAAGTGCTGCCCGGACAACATCCAAATGGCATACTCATGCATCCACCTACAGGCGTTGGAGGCGTTGGTGGAGTGGGTGGCGTGGGAGGAGTGGGAGGAGTGGGTGGCGGGCGAGGTTTATAATCTGGGCAATTTGTTCCATACCAGTTTGCGCGTGGGGTAGTCATATCATCACAGCATCCGTATCTGGTTCCACCGCATCCACCGACAATAGGGTATGGGTTATATCTATGATGGCGGTTGCGGTCTCCACGTCGTTGACGTTCATGGTCGTAACGATAGTATTCATCTTTATTATTCCATTCTACGGGATTAAAAGGGCATCCGCGGCCAGATGGGTCATGTTTTGTAGTAACGCCATCATTACAACATCCAAATTGTGTTTCTCCGCACTTCTTCTCGCGGTTCATTACTTTGCTTGGATTAAATCCAAACACGAAGAACAAAATAGTGGTAATATAAGTCATCAAAATAAAAGGGATGAATACAATAAACCATGAAATAATCGACATACCTGCAGCACATATTGCATTGAGAACGATAGTAAAGACTATCATTACAATAAATTTAAATAGAGCCTGCAATGAGTCTCCACGATATAGGTCGATAATTATTTGAATAATTGAAAATGCTAAATATAAAAGCGCTGGTGGACATACACCTTCTAAAACCATTTTATTGTTTTATGTTTTTATGTTTTATGTATTATATAATATATTTATTGTATATTATATAATATTATAAAAATCTATGATATTTAAATATCATATTAAAAATTAAAAGTGCATTGTGAACTATCATAAACGCCTTTATTCACTCCAGTATAAATGTGTGCTACTTTTCCGATAAACTTCCCAATCTCATCACCGACATCTTCATTTACATACGAGTAAATCGTTCCGTCTTCATCATCATTTGAAACATACATCACGCCATTAATTTTAACCTCAAATAACTCCTCTTCTTCTTCCTCTTCCGCTTCCTCGGTTTGCAATGCTTCCTCTGTTTGCACATCGTTTTCAGACTCTACACTATTTGCATCAGCTTCCACTTCCTCGGTCTCTTCGACTTCATTGGCTGTCGTATCACCTGAAACTACATAGTTTGTTTCCTTTAACATATTAAGCTCTTGTGCTGTAGGAAACGTTGGCATGACTTCCTCTTCTTCCTCTTCCTCTTCTACTTCTTCTACTTCTGCTTCAAAACTATCGTCATAGAGTTGCTGTTGCTGTTGCTGCTGCTTAACTTGGGCCTCTATTTCTTTAAACTTCGCTTGTTCTTCTTCTTCCGCTTGCGCCTTTTGTGATTGAGCTTGTATCGATTTGGCTAATGCATAATCCTTCACATATGCATCCTCTTCCGCATTAAACCGATCAGCATAGGATTGCTTTGCAACTTGTTTCTTTTCTTCCTCAACTTCGGCTTTTACTTCTTCCTTTTCCTCTTCCTCTTCCTCTTCCTCTTCCTCTTCCTCTTCCTCTTCCTCTTCGGTATCATCTTCCTCTTCCTCTTCTTCTTCGGTATCATCTTCCTCTTCCTCTTCCTCTTCCTCTTCTTCTACGTTATTCTTATTCGCACTATTCAAAACAATATTTTTAATATTTTTTTCGATTTGTAATTCCAAAATGCTGTTATTATCGTTATCCTGCACTTCACTATGTTTTTCAGTTATTTCAAGATTTATAGGTTGTGATAGTAGTTCTTCTTCCTCTTCCTCTCCTTTATATTCATAGGGATCATCATTATTATCATTGCAAAATTCTAAGCATTTTTTATATCTTTCTAACTCTACACTTAAATTTTTATTTTCATTTTTTAAACTTTCTATTTCTGTTTCGTATCGTAATAAGATAGATTCATGATACATAGCTTCACTACGTTTACCATGTTCGTCGCGTTCGTCATGAGTGTATTTGCATTCACTGCTATTTACATGCAGCATTTTTTTAACTATTGATAAATTTAAAATTTCATTATGCGTTCTTTGAAACATATTATAGTCATCAAAAAATGAACTAATTTTACATTCCAAACCTTGTTTCAAACATACTTCAACATCTTTTAAAATATCTTTAACATCAATATTATATTTTTCGAGATTTGCATCGTGTGTTCTACTCATTTTGATTTTTTTACTTGTAACGACTACTATTAAGTAGAAAAAGTAGGAGGAGTGATATGTATCTATATTATATATAAATATCACTATTCGTTTAATATGATTTAAAAAATATTTAACAAATAGATATATAGAAAGTATACTATGGAGGAATCAAATACTACTCAAGAACAAACAATGGGCGATGCTTCTGTTTCTACACCTGCACCTGCACCTGCACCTACTCCTGAAGAGTTGAAAAGAGAACAAATACGAAAGTATTATATGGAATTACAAAAACAAAACTATACAAAATGTATTGAAGTTGTAATGAATCAAACTACATATTCAAGAGAAGAAGCAATTGCTGGACTTGAAAAATATAAAGGTAATGTCGTGCTTGTAGTAAAAGAATTTTTAGGCATTCCTGATAAAACTGAACCTGAAAGTAGTGGAGGTTCATTGAACCAAAAGCGTTACGGGGTTATACGCAACTTTATGGATAAGGCCGCTGCAAGTTATATAAAGACCAAAGAACGAAATAAAGTAATGAACCAGATGATGGAACGACAAAAGAAATTACGCGAGGAGTCATTGCAGGCAAATACTATCGTGTCTTCTACGGAACCATCTGTGGAACCATCTGCGGAACCATCTGCGGAACCATCTGCGGAACCATCTACGCAACCATAGGTCTTATTGAATTACAAATTACTTTTTAATACTTTTTTTTTAAGATTCACCGAATTTGTTGGAATAATTTTATTATTTAGGAGAAAGTCGTTATTATCTTCATATAGTTCGGGCAATATATGTGTCAATGGTTTATTAACTACATAAATCATCTGGTCACTTTGAAATAATTTACGATACTCTTGTATAGTAAGATTTCCATAAAATTTATTCAAAAGATAGTAAGGATTGGGTGCAATTTTAATACTTTTTTCATGTTTGTATATTTTACCATAAAGTGAATTTAAAAGATGATATCTTTCAAATTTAGTTGACGTATCAATACTTTCGTTCATAAGAAATGCAGCACCACATTCTGGCGAACAAAAACATCCGTATACATTATACATATCCTTTAATACGGATTTTGGAATATATATTGCTGGCGAATCAAATTCACATGTGCACCAAAAACATGCCGAACGTTGCGTACCCCTTATATTTTGACATATATCGCTTTTATGAAAACTAAGTTTCAACTGGTTTATTTTTTTCCAAATGTCGCGCTCATTAAGATTTGCAGCATTTGTGTATTCATCGTCGTGAGTCGGTGTTGGCATATTGCTACCAAATGTGTGATTATACGAAATGATATCAGGTGAATATATAGTTGAAAAAATAGAAGCAGGATTTTTATTTATGATTTCATTTGAGTTCCCATAATAAGGCGTGTTACATGATTCAGGGTGTGGGTGTGGGTGCAGGTGTGGATGCGGGTGCGTATCTACTGCAATGCACGGGTCATACACTTGAAACATCGCAGAGGAATATGTTTCATTGAGTGTGGAATCTTTCGTATGACTATGGCTATCATCTTTTGTTATCATGTTATGGACATTTGTTGTAGGTTGAGAATTTCTCACATTATTCTTTAACAAATCGCGATGATAAAGCGACGTATTAGTGCTATTGCCACAATTATCGCTATTATCATGAGCTATATTGTTGTTAATTTCACTTCCAATAGCGTTTATCGAGTTATAACTTTGTATAGTTTCCATATTATCATTACTATTGTTATTGTTATTGCTAGTGCCATTGCTACTACTATTGGTATTATTATTACTATTGCATACTCCACCATTGTTTATTGTATCAAATGTTTCAGTTACTTCAATATTATTATTATTCAAGTCAGAAAGAGAACATTTAAGATGTAGTATAATATTTGGTAGTTCATTTTGAATGTGACTATTTGTTTGTGGTTGTATAGTAATTTTTCCTCCTTTTGGCTTTCTTCCTCTTTTTTTCGCAACTTTTTCTTCTTTGGGTTCATCGATTTGACTATCTGTATTATGTTCACTATTATTGATGGTTTTGTTATCGTTGGTATTAGTGTGAGCGTCAGCGTTAGCGTTACTTGTAGATGATACTATAGTATTTGTGTCCCCACTTTGTGAACTTTCTATATCTTTTCTGGTTCTACGTTTTCTTTTCTTTATAACGGGTGCAACTTCATTTACGTTTATGGCTATGTCTATGCCTATGCCTATGTCTGTTTCGACTATTGAGTTACTACTATTTTCACCCTTCTTTGTTCGTTTTTTTCTTGGTTTTTTTTCCTTTGTACCTGCACTTGCACCTGCATTTACTATTGAATTTGCCATTGCAATAACAGAATTCTTTTTACGTCCTCTTTTTTTTTTATCTGAAGGGTTTACTGCTTCTATCGTATTATTCTCGGCATAGTCCATTTTGTATCCTTGATGTAAAATATTTACAACTATATACTATCATTTAAAAAACAGGTTTAAATCCTTTTCATATATTTTTAAGCGCATGCAATAATACTATTTATAACATTGCACTACATTTTTCAATCGTTAGTCGCCTATAACATACGCGACACAATGGTTTATAATTATCAACACCAATAACAACTTGGTCGACTTCATTCGTGATTCGGTAACTAAATAATCCAGGCGTTCCATCACGGCATTCGCTACACAATGACTTCAGTTTACATATATTGTCGCAAAATGGTATCAAATCAAATAGAGAACCAATTTTATTTTTTTGGAAATCGCCATCAAGGCCGCAAATGTATACACGTTTATGCAAGTCTTCCACTAAAGGAATAACATGTTCTATATCTGTAAAGAATTGCCCCTCATTTATAAGAATCACTTCTGTATTACTTACTTTTTCACTATGTTTTTCCATAATTTCTATTATACTATTTGCCATAATACACGGAATCATAATTTTATCATGGGTAGACATTACGTCCTCCGATGAGTAACGTTTATCGCCGGAATAATTTATAACCATGACAGGAATACTACAATACATACACTGATCATAAATCTTTTTTAGGGTGGAAGTTTTACCTGAAAACATGGGTCCAAGAATTAACTCAAGGTATCCTTTTTTTTTAGACTTGTCTGGTAATGTTGCGGACGCGGGTGCAGATGAGGCTGTAGGTATAGATGTGGATAGTGCTGTTGTATCTGACACAGGTAACGAAGTCATTGTATTTGTTCCTATTATGTCGGCGTTGGTTATACTTATCATAATATTGTTATATATATAACTTCAATTATATTTATAGTAAAAAAACTTATTAAAAATATGAAATAATACATAACAAACAACAAACAAATAACAAACAAACAACAAATAACAAACAAAAACTACTCTACTATGTTAAAATTACTATCATCAAATAAAAATAATAATACTAAATGTCTAAAAAATCCAACAGAAGAAGAGAAAAAACAAAAACCAATTTATTCTTTTTATAAAAAGTGCGAAAGTGTGCAAAGTGTAGAAAATTTAGAGAATAGGATTATAAATAAAGTCATTGATACAGATGCACATGCAGATACAGATACAGGTGCAGGTATGAATAAAAACCTTGATGAAAAAGTATATAACATGTTTGTTGATAACGATAATGCGAATGATAATGCTAGTGATACTGATAGCGAAATCCATAGTAATGCATATGATGCATGTATAGAGAACGACGAGAACGACTACAAAAATATAAACAACTATTTAAAAAATTCCACACCATGGGTTGAAAAATATCGCCCAGCAGTATTTGAAGAAATAGTTCTCGACCCTCTTAACAAAAAACTATTAAAAAATATAATTGACAATAATTATTTTCCAAACTTACTTTTTTATGGTCCGCCAGGCACAGGTAAAACGACAACTATTATTAATCTCGTAAATATGTATCAGGAAAAGATGAATCTTAAAAACAAGGGATTAATGATACACCTCAATGCATCAGATGAACGCGGAATTGATATTATTCGAAACCAAATCAATAGTTTTGTAAATTCAAAATCATTATTTGGCGAAGGTATGAAGTTCGTTATCCTTGACGAGGTAGACTATATGACAAAAACCGCACAAATTGCATTGCGTTATTTATTAAACAATTATAACAACAACTATAATGTCCGTTTTTGTCTGATTTGCAATTATATAAGCCGCATCGATGAATCTCTTCAAACTGAGTTTGTTCGAATGCGTTTTAACCAGCTTCCTGAGTCTGATATTATTAAGTTTCTCCAAAAAATAAATAAAAATGAAAATCTACAAATAAAACCCGATATATTAGTTTCAATTCAAAAATATTTCATGTCGGATATAAGAAGCATGATAAACTATATGCAAACAAACCAGGACCTTATCCATGAGTGTAAAATAATTAAAAATGACCTTTGGGTAAAGTTGACAAAGGATTTCATAAAAAATAAAAAGCATGCAGATATAGTCAAAAAAATAAACAAAATAAGTCGTGAATATAATATCGAACCCAAAAATCTTTTAAAAATATATTTAAACTATATTATTCGAAATCACACCATAACAAACACAATATTATACAATATTGAAAACATTATGCATCTTCAAAGCTGTAAAACAGAGCATATTATTAACTATATTATTTATAAATTGAAGTTATTTTTTGCGAATTCTATGAATTCTACAAATACATTATAATATTGAATTATCTTTATGTTTATTTATCACATAAATATAATTGAAGTAAACTAACTTAAATAAAAATACCATAACATACATAACAATACTTATACGCATATATACAATCATGGCGTGTATCGACGATGAATGGGAGAGCTTCTTATCAGATGGTTCGATTATTTTATCGAATGAAAAAAGTAGTGCAAAAAATAATATTAAGAAATCGTATTCTGCTTGTGATAAACTTAGCGATAATGCGAATAATATCGATGACTCAAGAATTATTAAAAAATCGAATATGTCTTTGCCTATGCCGTTGCCGTTGTCATTGCCTTCGTTGACATCGCCTTCGTTGACATCGCCTTCGTTGACATCGCCTTCGTTGACATCGCCTTCGTTGACATCGCCTTCGTTGACATCGCCGTCGATTTCTAATGTGAATAGTAAGGTAACAACAAGTAGTAAAATAGAAAAACAAAGTGGAACAGGAACTGGCAACACAACTACTAAAAAAAATGCACCTAATGTTCCCAGTGCACCAAATACATCGAAGAAATATAAAAAAAGCGTTAACTTAAAAAATAACGACTCTAGTGAAGAAAGCGATGACGACATGGGGCTTGGACTGGGACTAGATGTTGATGTTGATGTTGATATGGATCTAGGTTTGGGTGTGGATGGGGGCGTCGATGCGGATGCCACAGAAGATATAAAACCGATTTGCAGTAATATTTATATTTCGACAAAGACGAAGATATCCTACTTAAACGCACCGGTTGATATTAAAAAGGTATTTTGGAGTATTCCAATTTCGCCTTATTCGACACCTCAGGAGTGTGTCATTAAAAAACAAATAAAAGTATCAACAACGGATCCGAATGAATTGAAAGAAATCAAAGAGTTGCTTAAAAATGAGAAATATTATCATGAACAGGAAATAGAACACATTGATAACCCGGAAGGACGTATTAAATTCAAAGTGCAGACAAAAATCAATATTGGATTATGCAAAAAAGACATTCTAAACTATCGCTGCAAATTGAAGCGCGCATTTTTCAACTGCTTTGTTCTTATCATGCGCGTCAAAGATCCATCCAGCGAGATATTCAAAGAAATGCATGTGAAAGTTTTCAATACCGGTAAGCTCGAAATTCCAGGAATACAGAGTGACGAGTCCCTTACACATGTTCTCAACTTGTTAATTGGTATTTTAAAACCGATAGTCGGCGATGATATAGGGTATATCCCAGACAAGTGTGAAACTGTGCTGATCAATTCGAACTTCAATTGTGGGTATTTTATTAATCGTGACAAACTCTTTAACATAATGAAATATAAGTATCGCATCCATAGTAACTATGATTCGTGTTCATATCCGGGCATTCAGTGTAAGTTTTACTATGTGCCTGAACTCGGAGAGGAAAATCAAACGGGGCAAAAACCGAACCTGTCTTTATCTTCATCATATCCATATTCTATTGAAAACGTAAATGAAATTTCGTTTATGATATTTAGAACAGGTAGCGTCTTAATCGTTGGTCGATGTGGTGAAAATGTATTGTATTGTATTTATAACTTTCTCAAAAAATTACTGGAAACAGAATACCCGGAAATCGGGAATCAACTCAATATACTAGAACCAAAAAAACATAATACAAAATTAAGAAAGAAAACTATAAACGTATTGGAGGAATAATAAGCAATATTTGTAAATTTGAATGTAATGATTTTTTTGCATGTTTTAATCAATATATGTTTTTAATTTAATAACTATTTAAAGATTATTAAATTTGTTTAGTATATAATATGAGTTCTTCAAGTCAATCGGCGCATGCATCAACTTCCAGCGGAGGCAGTAAACCTGCAGAATCTGCTTATCGTCTTCCTTCCAATGTTTGCCTGCAACACTGCAGTAAACTTGCTATCGTTCAAGACAAGCCCATTATGATGGACTATTGGACCCCCTCTCTTGATAAGACTATTATCATTGGTGTAAAAGAGTCTGGCGAGAAACTTCTTGTCAAAAGTGAGGATGAGTATACTAGCCCTATTGCAAACATTTACAAGGTAGAGACAGAGTATATTATTGTTACCGAAAACTCTATCTATCTTATTTCGAACGAGACTCCTTCTAAGAAGATTAGTAGCTGAAAATAATATTTAGTTATTTTTATTTTATTTTTTTTATTAAATATTATTTTTTATTTGAATTTTTTATTTAAAACATATAGTTTTATGAATACTATCAAGGATACGATAATCCAAGTATAATGCATATAATATTTATCTGAATTAAATAATTTACTATCTATTTTTAATGTGTGGTCTTTAGATTTTAAATATTCTAATCGACGTTTTGTTAAATAATCTTGAAAGTATGGAGAATAAAATAAAAGTCCCACTAAAAAAATAAAAATAAATAAATAAAAATTATTATAGTTTTTTGCAACAAACATTCCTATCATGAAACAAAGTGTATCTCCAACGCTATTAAGTATAGAATCCGATTTAAATCCTTTCCAGTCTTCACTCCATTTTTTTTTTAATGTATAACTTACATAGTTTGAATATTCATAAATAGTATGACCAGTTAAACCATATAGGTAATTTATTCCAAAAGCTTGAGCCATATAACCAAATATAAAATGTGAAATAGACCAGGGTGTAATAAATATACTTAAGTTACTTTTAAAATTATCAATTTTTATTCTTCCATCTATTTCATACATTGATAGTAACATGGCTGACATAATATATATATATATGATTTTATTTTTATTTAACTATATATGGTTATGTATTTATACAAAAAGTAAATTGAACGTTTTTTGTTATATAATTTAATATATAACAAAACTTGTGTAAACATATTGCAAAAATATTCAAAAAATATGAAACCAAATCTGTCAGGTTATATCAATACAGCGACTCCAATGCATGAAATGTTTATGAATTCTCCAGACGATACGGATAGCAGCAGTAGCATTAGCAGCGATTCTGATTCGTCGTCGTCGTCGTCTGCCTCATCGGTGACACAAGTGTATCGCCAACGACACATTAGTAATAAGGACCATCGTTTTGCAAGCATTGCACTTGACGAGGCGGCAAAATCGACGCTTCTTATGCAGCACGGATGTATTGCAGTTTTGAGTGGAAAAGTAATTGCAAAAGGTTGTAACAATATTCGCTCTCATTCGAAGGACGGACTTCTTAATTATCGCAAATGCTGCAGTGCACATGCCGAAATATGTGTTCTTCACAAATTATGTATTACGGAATTACCGCAAAAAATAGTTCAGAAAATAGTTCTCTATATAGTTCGGCGTTCGCGAAGCGGTAGTATGGTCGAATCAGCACCTTGCTTTCATTGCACGATTCGTATGAAAAAATTAAATATAAAGGCAATTGTTTTCAGCAATAGCGACGGCGAACTTGAAAAACGCAGAATGAATGAATATGATACAGATAAACTTACATATGGAGCAAAACGCGTTATTGATCCATCATTTTATATTCGGTGATGTGGTTGGGAAATATAGGATAATATTATATTTTTATTTTATATTTTTATTTCACTTTTTTGGTGGCGATGCATACCCAATAACCGCACATGCTATTCTTTTTCCTGCATGTCCGGTTACCAAACTATCGGGTTGTCCACCTAGCCCACAATCGTCCTCATCTGCATGAATAATTAATCCGCGGCCAATAATATTTGTTTTTGTTCCACGCAGACTAATAAAGTCGTCGTAGAACGTGTATTTTGCTTCTCCTTTTGCATTGGTTTTCAGATTGCCCAGGTCGCCTACGTGGCGGTCTTTCATGCCCGGGCATCCATGCGTTTTATTATATGGGTTAAAATGCGAACACATGCTTTCACATGAATCGCTCATGTCGCCGTATTCGTGAACATGAAATCCGTGCAAACCGGATGATTTCAGACCGGTCAATGATACATCAATACGGATGCGCGACTTTGATGGCTCTTCTGTGAAATTAACAACACCATTTATTTTTTTATCTATGAATGCGGCAATTGCGCGAACAGGATTGGACATATCTTTTGTAAGTTTCATATATTGCATGTGCGGGTATAGTATATAGTATATAGTTATTATTATATTAGTTTAGATTACATATTATTTTAGATTATATATTATTTTAGATTACATATTATTTTAGATTACATATTATTTTAGATTATATATTATTTTAGATTATATATTATTTTATAAAATATTAGTATATAGGTAATAATGTCCGAAAATATAGTAAACCCTCAATCACCTTCTCGCTATGAGCATCATTATCTTCCTAATAATAGTGGCGTGGTATCTTATTTACCTCTTTATTCTCGGCGCAGACGTTCTCCCGAACAACCGATTCCTCTACTTGGCACTAGAAACAGATCGATAAATATTGAGTATCCCCAAATCATGCAAAGTATAGACCAGTTTAGAGTAAGGGGGTATATACCCCTCCCCGAAGTTACGTTTGACTGGGTAGATTTTATAGCACGACACTTGTATGGTAAATCTAATAACTATGTCCGTGCATTTATGAAACGATATATTATAACTGATACTCTCATTAGTAGAGATCATGCAGAGCGTCTGCGAAGAGTTGTATTGGATATACTTAGAAGAGTTTCCACAAGAGAAAGTCTTGAAGAAGCAGTACAATTTCTTAGAGATATGTGGGAAGTTAATATATCTTTAAACCCGAGTGACCCCGATACATACGAGTTGCTTGTATTATTTCTAGACACCGAAGCATTACATAGAATGTTTGAAAATGGGGTAGAATATAATCAAAAAGGTATCGTGAAACTTTCACCCGGTCGACGGCGTATGTCTCTAAGTGGAGCAAGAGCTGTTGGCGGTGTTAGGGGTGTTAGAAGTAAGAAAAGAACACGGCAAATGAAAGTAAGCCCTGCTATTTATGAAGGCGGACGCAGACGCAGGAATAAGGTAAAACTTCGCAGGCAAACTAATCGTAGAAAAAAATAAATCTATTCAACTATTCAACTTACATTTGATTAGTTTATTTTTATGTCAAAATACTTACTTGCGATACCCGTCGCGATATTCAGGGAAACCGATATGGGCCAGTAGTTGAAGATGACGCATCGTCATGGCCATACTACCCCCAGAATGTCCGACTTGCATGTTATTCTGAACAGATTCGACAACGATGTCTCCGCGGCTAAACATGAATCCTTCTCCGCGGGGTGGTTCATAGGTCGACAGATAAGTCCATACATCGATTTTTTGTTGGAGTATTTTGGGATTCTCTTGTGCCAATACCACAGCATTCATTGCATCGCGAAGCATATCGGCTGCCCACGAGTCTTCGAGAAACGATAAATCGAGTGCGGCGACTTCTTGGAGCGAACGGGGGTATTTGGATTCTTCTTCTTCGACTTCAGCGCGAGGAGTAGGAGGAATCTCGGCTTCAATATCTTCAGCGGCAATGATGGCCGCGGTAATGAGTGCTTCGATGGACATTTCGGGGTTATGTGGTGGTGGCGGTGTTTGGACTTTTGAATTCTCTGTATTCTATTTATTGGCTTTTATTTATTTCAATTTTGTGGTGTTTGGTGGGTGGGGTGAGGTGGGGTTGGTAATTGAAATGAATATATTAAATACACCTAAAGAATTGGTTCTATTATTATGTATCATGCAACTATGCAAGTAACCGAAGATTATAAAATAAATAGTAAAAAATATAAAACCATAGGTGATTTATTAAAGGCGTCCCCTAGAAGCATTAAATGTGTATGTTCCAAGTTAGAAGATAAAGCAGCAAAAGAGTATATAGTAAAATTATTACTACCACAAATCAAAATGAGTGGTAATATGACAAATCGTATTAAAATTTTAAACTCATCTTGTATATCTGAATACGTTTTATCTAATATTTTTAATATTACATCGCGTATACCAAGTCAAATAGTTAATATTATTGACAAAAATATTGCTAATGATATTATCGCACTTATATATGATGTTAATCCTTCGATGTGTGGGACATTTTTTGATTATGTTGTTCGAAGAATAATAGCAGAAATCAAAAAAGAAAAATTTGAGGACGAACGCATGAAAAACCAAATTGGATTATACGGATATTTAAAAAAAAATAATGAAAATGATTACATTTTTAAAAAGTTTTCATTTTTACAATATGACCTATCTAAAAAAATGTGGTGGTTTCGCACCAATGATATTACATATGGATGTATACATAAGTATACTGAACCAATAAGAGAAGAGTCGAAAAAATGTGGGACTATAACGTTTGGTGATGTATTTCAATGTATTTTAAAAACAGATAATTACATGAAAATTATACATAATGCTAAAATTTGTTATATATTTAGTCTAGAGTATATAGAAGAACTAGACTACTATCCAGCACATACTTGTAATTATAAATATTTAAAAGGTAATCCAGATAATAATAAAAGTGGTGCTGGACATTATGATTGCAACTATCCTGTATGTAGAGTCGAATCATATAAAAAAATAAAAGATACTATAAATTATAAAACTAAAGATATTATTCCGGAAATTTTTATTAGTTCAATTTGTCATAGCGAATCATTTATAGAACGTATGCAAAATCCAACATTTATAAATATGAAAACATTCGGTAAAATGTATTCAATTATTTCGAGTGAAGTATTTTTAGAAAATATTACACAACATATAATAAACCCATTAATACAATATTTTACAAATTATATTTGCAATAAACCGGTATTATTAAATCCTATGTTAGGTGGTATGTATGAATATTCTATTCCTGCCGATTGTGATATTGTAATAGGTGATGCATTAATAGATATTAAATGCACTATTGGTGATAATAGTTCTTATGAAATTATGCAGTTACTAGGATATTCGGCTTTATTACAAAATAATCCAACTTATAATAAAAGAATAAATCAAATTTCAGTATTGAATTTATTAGAAGGCAATATTCTATTTTATGACACTTCTCATATTAGCAAGCAACAATATTTGTCATTTTTGACAATCCTTACACAAAGGTGATGTATATGATTAAAATATTATTTGGGATAAAATATGTTATTATCACTATTATCGCTGTTATCTTCTAGATCTGCGTGTTTTTTTTACACGTCTTTGAGGTCGTCGCGTTCTGTTTCCTCCTCTTCCTCGTCTTCCTCCTCCTCCACCTGCACTCCCCCAACTTTTACCACTACCTTCATCTTCATCTTCTTCTTCTTTTTTGAAATAATGCATAGGGCTAGGATTATAACTACGCGTGCGTCTATTTTTAGAACTATACATGGGTGTATGTCTTGGGCTAAGACTTAGACTACGTGGACTACGTGGACTACGTGGACTACGTGGACTACGTGGACTACGACCACTACGCGGACTACGACCACTACGCGGACTACCACGCCCACGCCTTCTTGTGTCGAACATAGCATCATACTCTTCCATTGACCTTATACCCGATATACTAAATGGAAGTCTTGCTGCCGTATTAAGATCTGTATCTATACCAGCATTCATCGCGATTTGACATGTGTCACATCCACACTGGCTTGGTTCTGTATTTGCCTTCGCGTGTCTTTCGGTAAAAAGATTAGATTTAGGACGAAGGGCTTCGAAAAAATGAGAAAAATAAGAAGATTCCATTCGTTTGCTTATACTATGATGCATTGCCTTATCTTCTTTTAGTTCGCTAGCACTCACACCGGTGCTACTCATTCTTATTAATGGTGCTCGCGATAAACTTAACTCACTAGCAACCATTCTCAATGCATCGCGATATCTCAACTCTACTTGATACATAATTTTATCGGCAAAAGTGTCAGGTAATCCAAATTGAGTTCCTCCTAAAAACATTCGCAAATTGCGTTTCAAATTCTCGCTGTTTTCGACAGCTACGCGCGGGGCGGCACTTTTCGTGACACTTTGAACGCGAATGTTTAGACAAAGTTGGCGCAATCTATGCGACACAACATCTTCGAAATAACAACGCTCAAATGCGTCGACAAGCAATATAATATATCGTTTCTGTTCCCAGGTGTCAAGACCTCGCGGTCCTTCAGAAAAAGGGCACGATACATCAACGCATTCAATTTTTCGAGGGAAAACGCATCTGAAATTGGCGAGTAGTCTTTCAAATGGTTTTTCAGCGTCAAATTCTCTAAATGGTGCACATGCCATATTTACTTTAATAAAATTTGAACTAGCCGGAAATTCGAGTGATTCCAAACTTGGTGGTGCATGTGTTTGTTCTAAAAAATCACACAATTCTAGTGTGCGTTCTGTGCTCAAACTCACTGATTTCGCTGGATTGAACTTACCTATAACTACGGCATCTGTAAAACGAAGTCGTCTTAATTTCGGAACAACCGACAAATTAACACTTGCTACTTCGACTTCAGTAAAATGTCTTAACATATCTTTTCGCTTTAAACTGGGTTCTTCGGTTGCAGGCATTGCGTCATGCATTTTAAAGTCCATTAATACATCGCTCAACCTAGGAACGTTTGATAAAAATTCCGAATATTGGCGGCCATGGAATATATTTTTGTTTGTTCGCAATACGCGCAATGTTGGGGGCAATAGAAAAAGCGGAAGTAAAACACCATCGCTTTCTATATGTTCGACTATAGTTAATAGTTTAAGATTAGGGAATCGTGTCTTAAAATCGAATCGACATGTATCCTTAAACTCGTGTCTAAGCTCGTAGTCGACTCTTCGAGCACCATTAAAATACCCGCGATCTACTAGCTCAAAATATTCAAATAATCGTCGCCCTATTTCGTTTTCTGCTTCGACAGAGAATTCAAGAGTCAAATTTGCTACTTCTGGGAATGTGGCGGAAGGTGGGTTGAATCTTGGGCGATGAAGGGCGGGCAAACGATCGACCATTTGTAACGATTGTGTTGCTTTATATGCTCGAATCGAATCTCTGGCTGGTCTAGTATCACCAACTATATCAACCCATGCAGGTAATTCTTCAGGTTCAGGTTCAGGTATAACCAGCATTTCCATAAGTGTCGCTAATTCGCAAATACCTGGTGGATTTCGCCCACTGACTTTATGTGCTACAGGTCTCGTTACGAATTCGGCAGTAGGGGAATGGAGCCTTGCTTGTAATTCTGCTTCCTTTCTTGGTGTATGAAAACTACATACGGGTTGCCTAAATTCCCAACCATTAGAAGAAAGACAACCGATACAATTTTTTTCTCTGGATTTTGGATATTTTGGAGGTTCATCGCGAGGTTGACCGCTCATTGGATGTTTAGTTATATAATATGTGGGTATAATATTATGTTATGAATTAAAAATTGATTTAAAAATATCTTGATATTATAGTTGTAACTAGTGTAACCTTAATTAACCGCAACTCAAAAATAATGGTAACATGTGCGCATAAAGATGAAAGTGGCAATTTGTGTAAAAAAGGGGCAAATTTCAACAAAGAAGGTGAGACAAAGGCGTTATATTGCGGAATTCATAAATTAGAAGGAATGATAGATGTAAGACATAAAAAATGTATTCATGAAGGGTGTAAAACTAGACCATGTTATAACAAAGATGGCGAGACAAAAGCGTTATATTGTTTTCAACATAAACTAGAAGGAATGGTAAATATAAAAGACAAAACTTGTAATTTTGAAGGATGTAAAACCCAGCCAACTTATAATAAAGAAGGCGAAAAAAAAGCGTTATATTGTTTTCAACATAAATTAGATGGGATGGTAGATGTTATAAATAAAAAATGTATCCATCTAGGATGCAAAAGACAACCAGTATATAATAATGAGGGCGAGACAAGTGGAATATATTGTAAAGAACATAAACAACCAGAGATGAAAGATGTTATAAATAAAAGATGTAAACACGGAGGATGCGAGCGTCAACCAACTTATAATAATAATTGTGAGACAAGTGGATTATATTGTTTTCAACATAAAGAGGAAGGAATGGTAGACGTTATTAATAAAACATGTAATTTTGAAGGGTGTAATAAACAACCAATTTATAACAATTATGGAGAAAAGAAAGCTGCATATTGTGGTTTACATAAACTAGAAGGAATGGTAAACATTGTTAGTAAAACATGTAAAAGTGGATGGTGTAATACTATTGTTCTAAAAAATAAATATGATGGATATTGTACGTATTGTTATATGCATTTATTCCCCGACAAACCTATTGCACGAAACTATAAAACAAAAGAGAGAGCAGTTGTTGAATTTGTAACAAAACAATTTCCTAATTTTACCTGGGTTGCTGACAAAGTTATAAGCTATGGTTGTTCAAAAAAAAGACCTGATTTGTTACTTGATTTAGGGTATCAGGTTAATATTGTCGAAATCGATGAAAATAAGCATACTGGTTATGAATGTAGTTGTGAAAATAAAAGGATAATGCAATTGTCACAAGATGTAGGACATCGATCTATTGTATTTATTCGCTTCAATCCCGATGGCTATGTAGACCAAAATGGTAAAAAGATTTTATCATGTTGGGAGGCTGATGGGAATGGATTATGTGTTGTAAAAAAATTGAAAAAAAATGAATGGGAGTCACGTCTACAACAATTAAACGAACAGATACATTATTGGTCGAACCCATTGAATAGAACGAATAAAATGATTGAAGTTGTCGAGTTGTTTTATGACATGAATTTGGAGGAGGATTAGGGATGTAAATAATATACCATTATTAATTAAAATTTTCGTATTCGTTGTTCATAGATAAGTAGTTATTTTGTATTATTTTTTCGTTTACAATTTGTTCGATTGATTTTTTTAACTCAGTTAACCAATCATATGTATCATATAGTACATCAGTTTGAAGAATTCTTATCACTGAATAACCATTATCATTCGCACATTTTTCTTTATATTGATCATTTTCAAATTGTTCTTCCGGAGATTTCCAATTCATTATTTGAACAAAATGTTGCGGTCCATCTAATTCAATTATTATTTTTTGTTCTTTTAATACAAAATCAAATGGAAGATAACTATTTGTATTTGGGTTTTTACACCAGTCTGTAGAAAATCTGTAAATAGTATTTGGATATATTTGTAATAGTTGTTCATATAATTTTTTCTCTGTTTTATTTACACAAATAGGGCACCAAAAACCATTGTTTACATTATTCAAAGTGCAGTCAAATAAATGTTTTTTTTCACAAGTAAACCAATATTTTTTACCCGAACATTTAAATATATCCTTTGGTTGTATTTTATTTCCATTTTCATCTATATTTTTATCATAACTCCAGTATTTTGATTTGTTGTTTGAAGCAAATGATTTTTCAAAACAAATTTGACAATCACATAACTTTTTAGGTGGTTTGCAACAATATGAACACCATTGATTTGAACAAGCAATATTACCTAAAGCACTTTCAAATGAGTGCCCACATTCACAATCAAACCAATATTTTTTGTTACTTTTTTTAATAACTTGTCTCGATGTTATCTTATTACCACTTTCGTCTATATTTTTATCATGATTCCAATATTTAGATTTTTCATGAGATGCAAATGAATTATTAAAGCAAGTTTGGCAAGATTCTTTATCACATATTTTTTTTAACGGATTACAACAATACGGACATCCTTCACCGCTTTTAGATAAATAAGATAATGGTGTATAATATTCATGACCACAATCACAATTAAACCAATATGCTTTTTCTGAACAATATATTGCGTCTATTGGGTTTATCTTATTACTACTTTCGTCTATATTTTTATCATAATTCCAGTATTTTGATTTTTTGTGTGAAGCAAATGACTTTTGAAAACAATTTTGACAATCTTCTTTTCCACATACTTTAATAGTAGGAAAACAACAATAAGGGCACCAAGTATTTTTTGATATACTTTTTAATACGCTTTCAAATTTATGTCCACAATTACAATCAAATATTATTTTTTTATCACTAAATTTAAAAACTTGTATTGGTTTAAGTTCATTATCTTTACTCCAATATTTTGATTTTTCATGTGAAGCAAATGATTTTTCAAAACAACTTTTACATTCTTTTTTTTCGCATAATTTTTTATTTACACAATATGGACACCAATTATTATTAACACCGCTTAAGTTACCTAATGACGTATCAAACCGATGTCCACATTCACAATCAAACCAATATTTTTTATTACTTTTTTTAAATACTTGTCTTGGGTTTATTTTATTGCCATTTTCATCTACATTTATATCACTCCAATACTTAGATTTTTCATGAGATGCGAATGAATTGTTGAAGCATGTTGAGCACTCTTCATTATCACATAATCTCCTTGAGTTGCACATTAACTTTGTTTAACTTGTATAAAATTTATAGTTATAACTATAATATAATTATAAATCAATTTTATAATACCCAAAACACAAAAATATATAATCTCCGCATAGTATATAATCATGCCAAGTACTCAAACTTACAATGTCGCTCGTGGGCTCGTTCGTGCCAAGTCCGGTGGCGGTGGTGTCGGTCTTGTTTTTCAAAACCCGGTTAGCGGCTATAATTATAATCGATTCATTCCTGGATCAGGTGTAGGCGGAATGAATCGGTCTGTTCGCCGTTATCAATATCGTCATGCAACTTCTTGCCAAACGGCTTCTGGAACCCAGCGCGGAGGTGCGTGTTTCCAGAACTAAAGTCATGTGTCTGTATGTGTGTAAAATTATTATCACTTCAAAATATTGTATATCTTGAATTTATATAACCCATATACGATAAGCATCGCTACCGCTGAAAAGCTAGAATAGTAACACCATATGCTATCCTTTGCATCTGTTGTTAAAGAATACATAAACCCTATAAGTGGTAAAAATAAAACCACAAATATAGCCTTATATGAAATATTCCATAGTATAAATGCAGCGATGATGATTGCTATAAACCATAAGTAATAACCATATGGCATTTCTAGTTTTGAGTTTTCGCTATTTTTAAGAAACCATTGAAGGTGTCCTTGTGGTGTAACAATAGTGCAATATTTTGTAGTATTGCTAAAAAAGTAATATAAAAATACTGAACTAATTGCAATACTATATCCTACTATAAGCATTCGCCTATTTACGCTGCATTTTGACCATGGTTTTACAAAGAATGATCCTATTATTGGTAAAATCGGTTGCGATATCAATATTAACGGAATAAGTGTTAGCGTCATTACCTTATTCATAGTGGTGCACGATTTACGCGGATTTGTAAGCCATAATAATAATTCGGCTACTTGCATTGAACACCACCCCGTCATCATCAGCGCTATCCATTTAAAATGCGGCACATTTGATGCGAATAATACTGCAATTGAAATAAATGCAAGTAGCGACGTTTTTGCACTCGACTCTACGCTGTAACACATCTGTAGGTTTATATATAGGTGGTATATTATTTTATATTTTTATGGAAATTTTATATCATTTATAAAATTGATATAAAAATATAAAGTAATATGAATATAAGAAACCCATACCATCTATATACCATCTATATAGCCATTCACCATGAGTGTAACTAAACGTATTCAAAAAGAATTGACTGAACTTGTCCGCGACCCACCCACCAATTGTAGCGGCGGACCTTTGGACGACGATATTATGAGATGGCGCGCAACGATTACCGGACCTGAGGGTAGTCCGTATTCTGGCGGCGTATTCTTCCTCGATATTGATTTTCCCGCTGACTATCCTTTTAAGCCACCCCATGTTAAATTTATTACACCTATTCTCCACCCAAATATCAACTCCACAGGCGGAATATGTATCGATATTCTTAAAAACAACTGGAGTCCCGCACTTACTGCTTCTAAATTGCTTCTCAGTATTTCGTCGCTTATGCATGAACCAAATCCTGATGACCCGCTTGTCCCCGACTTGGCACAACTATACAAAACAAACCGCGCCGAATATTTGTCACGTGTTCGCGCATATACATTGAAGCACGCGTGTTGAAGCGTGTATGTGTCGAAAACGATACACCTAGACCTATACTATAAAACTTCCGCTATTTTTTTCACTTGTTCTTCGGTTAGTTTGTCCGGATATGCCACATGAAACACAATATTTAAATTGCCAATTTCTTCACCTCGTCGAATACCAAGTTTGGGTATTGTTTTTACCAATCCGTCGCGTATTATATTTCCCGATGAACTATTAAATACGAATTTTTTACCATTGACGTGTTCAATGTTAAAAACAAACCCGCATAATGCCTCTTTCAGGGTTATCGTTTTTTCGGTGTGTATATCTAGTCCACTACGTTTAAAAATGGCATGCTCTGCAACCTGAAATGTAACTTTTACATCACCGCGTGTATGATTTGTAGCTTCATTCCCGCAGTTGGTCAATAAAACAACCTCGCCACTTTCTACCCCAAAAGGCAGCGAATAATATTCAATATGTTTATCCAACTCGTAGGTTTCATTGTCCTCTCGATTCAAATTCCATCTTTCGATTTCTACTGGAATCGTGTTTCCACATGCAACATCGTCTAGTGAAATGTTTACGTCTATACTTATTAGGGGTGGTTTTGAAACCGGAATTTGGTTTGCATTTGAAAATCTTGGCGTTCGGGGTATTTGCGTATGCATTTCTTGGGTTGTGTGCATATTATGCATCTGGGGGTGATGCTGGTGGTGATGTGGTTGGTGCTGCTGCTGCTGTATATGTGGATGCATATGTGCTCTCATATCACGATTGATTTCATTAAAAAGTGCACTAAATGGGTCTCCGCCTCCTCCTCCGCCTCCTCCCATCATGCCATCAGATACTACTTCCTCGAATTGACTCGCACCTCCGGGACCGAAAGTGCGTATTATTACTCTTGGTCCTCCTAGACCTCCTAGACCTCCTAGACCTCCTAGACCTCCTAGACCTCCTAGACCTCCTAGACCTCCTAGACCATGTGGCATACCTCCTCCTCCTAGCCCTCCCATTCCACCAATAAACATATTAAATATATCCATTGGGTTGATTCGTATACCGCCGCCACCCATCCCCGCATTTCCACCCATATTCATAAACGGGTTATTGCGATTTGCGTCATATTTTACTCTTTCATTTGGGTCACTCAATATGCTAAATGCTTCTGATATTTTTTGGAATTTTTCTGTTGACTCTTGGCTATTTCCGTTCTTGTCGGGATGATGCATAAATGATAACTTTCGGTATGCTTTTTTAATATCTTCAGGTGTGCATTTGTCGTCCAATCCTAAAACATCATAAAATGTTTCATCTTTATTATTTTTCATTTTGCTTCAGTTTTGACAATATGCGATAATATTTTTACTATAGTTATTTATTATTTTACGTAAACATAAACTTAAATGTTTATTTGTTATAATAAATAACACGGAATAATAATAATAATACACTTATCAACTATGTATTTGAATAAAACAAAACCAGAAACAAATCAGGAAACCAAAACAGATAACGACGCATTTAAAACTATTCGAACCCAAACTAACCAACCATTTATTAATAAATATCAACCCCAATATTTCGGTCATTTTGAGCAACTGGATGTAAATGTTACTATGTTGCTTAAAACCCTCATTGATATGAATAATTTGAATATACTTCTTGTAGGCGATCCGGGTTCTGGCAAAACATCGCTCATCTATTCAGTTATTCGTGAGTATTATAAGGATAAATATAATCCTGAAAATATTCTTGTATTGAATAGTCTAAAAGACCAAGGCATTTCATATTATAGAAATGACCTTAAAATATTTTGCCAAACTGCGTCACTTATTCACGGGTATAAGAAAATTGTGCTACTTGATGATATTGATATCATAAATGAACAAAGTCAGCAAGTATTTCGCAATTGTATTGATAAGTATAGTCATAAAGTTCATTTCATTTCTTCATGCACAAGTGTCCAAAAAGTCATAGATAGTTTACAATCACGTAAAATCATTATTAAAATGAATCCAATTGAAGATGCATGTCTTCAAAAAATATCAAGTAAAATAATTAAAAATGAAAATATCACAATAACACCTGACGCTGAAAAATTCATTCTTAATATTTCAAATATGTCGATACGAATACTTATCAACTATCTGGAAAAAATTAAAATCCTGGATTCACCTATCGACCTCTCTATTGCAAAACTATTATGCACAAATATTAGTTTTCATATTTTTGACGAATATACGATTTGTCTTAAAGAGAAAAATCTTAAACTATCGGTTAAAATGTTATATGCTCTATACGACCAGGGATATTCGGTGATGGATATACTGGACAATTATTTTCTTTTTATTAAATCGACCCCCCTCATTGACGAAACAAATAAGTATAAAATTACAAAGATTCTTTGTAAATATATGACAATTTTTCATAATATACACGAGGATGAAATCGAGCTGGCACTTTTCACAAATAATTTGATAGAGTTGTTTTGAGAGTGGTTGTGGTTGTGGTTGTGGTGTTACTGCATTGCCAACATATATTTTCCAATTTGGGTATTGGATTCAAGAACTTGTTTCGGCGACATTCTTACAAACCATCCAAAATTACGTCTCTTAAGAAGCTCACATGCAGGAATATATAAACCAAAATTCTCTGATGCAAATTGAATATCGGCGGTATCGCTCATGAGGTCGTCCAGTAATACAGGTTTACCTTCTGCATTTTTTACACCGATGAGTTCAGGCTTAATCAGGTTCACCATTCCAATTGAAACTGCATCATAAAAGAATTTGCTGATTTTTCCTTCAAAATCCATTTCATTGGTATAATCTTGCGACACTATTTCTTCTAAATATTCAATATACTTTTTCATAAATTCAGTATTTTTGAGGCATCCCATTATTTTTGGGCATGGTGAAAATGTTATCGCCGACGATGCAATACTGGTTGACAACATTTCGGTGACAAAAACACCATCTGCACCAGTTCCAATACTTATGCCAAGTTGATACAATGTTATCAAATCATGGAAGCACAAGAACGACGGCGGGACGCGCATACCTCCGTATTTATTCAATAATTGTGCCATCGCCAGTTCACGAATATGTGGGCGAAGGGGTGTTGCAAGATTACTTACATTTACACTCCAACCTGGTATTAATTTGGTAAATACGTTGTCATCAACGATACATACATTAAATGAGTTGCCGCATTTTTCAACGATACTTCGTATACACAGATATAAATAAGGTTGGTTCAGATTCTTGGTATTCCTTGAACCGAAGTTGAGCCAGTTTCTTTCGTTAACATCATATTCGACATGAATCCACAAAAATGGTTTACGCCTATCCATTTGTTTGACATCACTTGCTAAATACTCATGAATTAAATCGCGCTCTTCATTTTCTATACCCTTTGCAAGTTTGTTGTTATATTGTGAATATCCAAACCCTATAACTAGAAGTATAGCGACCATAATAATCTGCCTTTTAGTGATTTTCATGATAGTTAGTTACTTAATATTGTTATTATATTTTATTGTATAATAATTATACAGAATATATTTTATTGTGAGTTCGTAATTTGAAAGAACTCAGAGCGAAATTTGGTATTAATATCACGCACTATTTCATCCTGTTTTGCCATTCGAAATACCCGCTGCATATCTTGTTCCACTTGTAGCGCAGTTGCTTGATCCAATTTTGTTGTATGATTTTCTCTCGAATAGTCATATTGTGTTTTATCCATATCTCTAAACATTTGCATTTCATTTACTGATGTGTATTTTTTACGATTCATAAAGTCTTCATTAGTTACCGGAATAACCGACTCCGTATGTGCTTTTTTTAAATCCTCATATTGCAATGAACTAAATAAACCGCTTGAATATTCTCGCGGCGCTTCTCTCCCTAACCCGTAGTATCCGCCACTTCCTCCACATCCAACACTATCATATGTCATAATTTCATTCGTTTCTATAAGTGCCATTTTATCTCGTAGCATTTTCTTTTTTCTCTCGATTCTCTCGTTTCTCTCGCTCCATGTGTCTCCTAATTCGCATGCATCTGCGTCATCGTCGTCGCCCGTTGCGTTGTTCACGTCACCTTTATTTGTATTTCTAAACCAGTCCTCATATCCTCCATCTTGTTCGTCGTCGTGCATCCGAAACTTTTCGAATTTCTCGTTAAACCATTTATTAAAATCTACTGAATCCATTTTTTGAAGTTTTTTATATGCTTCTTCTTCTGTCTTATGGTATTCGCGATCCTCTGCATTATGTGCAGTCTTGATTTTATTCTGGTTCAACTCTTGGTCAATCACCGCGCTATATGAAAACCCTGTTTCTTTATATTTTTTCGCATCTGGGAATCGAACTTTATAAATCTCATATAACATCTTATATGCTTTAGTAAAAAATAAAAAATACTCTTTTGGTAGTTTTGATTTATCGGGATGCATTTGAAGCACTATTACTTTAGCCTGACGAAGATTTTTATCATTAAATAACACAGGAATCTTAAAAAGATTCAAAATATCAGATAGTTCATAGTTGTTTATATCGAGGTCCATATCCATATCCATGCCGGTATTGTGTATTTGTGTATTTCTGTATTTGTGTGTATTACTATAATATACTAATTTTATTTCTATATTTTTATTCGTATACTATATAAAATATGCCCAAATCTAAATCCAATTCTAAATGTGTAAAACAAAATACCAAGAAGTATAAATCGCGTAGTTCGCCTCCTTATTCGGCAATGGATTGTCAGGGTAAGACTATGTTGGGCAATGATGGTGCATCATATGTATCAAAAGCAGATAAACGAGGTATATATCGGTGGGTAAAGACGGGGGGCACGAGAAGAACCAGAAGCACCAAAAATAAAACTATAAAGAAATTGTCTGGAATGGGAGCGGGATGTTTTAAAGATTTGAAAAGAACATCCTCGCCATTTTATAAATATGCATATAAGAAATCTGTATTTGCTCCCGTAAATGTTTCTAATTTTTTGAAATGTATAAAACCTGGTATAGTAAGTGCGAAAGATATGAAAGTAAAACCAAAGCATATTTATGAAATTATAGATAATGGGGGGACACCTTTTTTAGTATTTGACTTTGGTGGTCGCATAGATGTTTATAACCAACACTATGATGAAGAGTCAAACCAATATGAAATACATGGTAAAATAATGGATTCTAAATATCTTAAAATATTTGTTGGAGATAATGACCTAAATGCGCCTGATTATGATTTAGAAAAAGGTAGTGGAAGAGGCAACACCATTTTGTTACAAACAGGTAAAGATAAATATATATACATTGGTCACGAAATCAAGTCGTTTACGACCAAAGATGGTGATGTTATTCAAAAATATTATTCACCCGTTGGAAATAATGCAGTTCCCTATCCTTATGCGGTAGGGAAAAAATATGTATATTTGATGCTGGATGACATGTATACACCTGTTGAAATGTTTGATCTAACAAAGGATGTGTATACGCAGTATTATGGATTTAATATGGACAAAAAAGAACACGACTTGTATCTTGAAAAATTTAAAAATAAATCTAAAAAATATTCAGTAAAAACATTGTTTAAAAGATTTTACAAATAGTGCAAATAGTGCAAATAGTGCAAATAGTGCAAATAGTGCAAATAGTGCAAATAGTGCAAATAATATAAAATTGAAACTAAATAATATAAGTGTATCTTATACTATTTAACTATACACAACTACCATGAATAAACAAGTAGCATTTGTAGCTTCGCAAGACACAGGCAAATACCGAACCAATACCAAAGACCAGTTTTATACTTCGCCTAGGGTCGCCAAAAAGTGTATAGAAATCCTTATTTCACGTCTTCATAATGCAGCGCTACATTCACCTGCACCAGTCCTCCCACTTTCTTCCTACCTATGGGTCGAACCATCCGCCGGCAATGGCGTCTTCCTGAATAATATTCCCGATACATACGACAAAATCGGTATTGATATTGAGCCGCAGTGTGCAAACATTTTAAAGCAGGACTTTCTTACATGGGCGCCGCCGGAGCAAAACCAAAAACCGATTATTATTTTTGGAAACCCGCCATTCGGTCGCCAATCATCTCTTGCCAAGGCTTTCATCGAACATAGTTGTAAGTTTGCATACACATCCATGATTGCATTCATTCTTCCAAGGTCTTTTGTAAAACCGAGTATGTCGCGTGCATTTGATTTGCATTTTCATTGCATCCACTCTAGCGAAGTAGAGCATAATGCGTTTGTGTTGGGGGGTGGTGGTGGTGGTGCCGACGCATCATACGACGTCCCATGTGTATTCCAAATATGGCAAAAAAGGTCTGTGCCGCGCATAGTGCCCGAAAAGATTACCGAAAAAGGCTTTCAATATGTGAAAGAAACAGACCCTCACGATATAGTCATTCGGCGTGTTGGTGTATATGCAGGGCGGTGTTTTTATAGCGGGGGCGATATAAATAATGCAACGGAATATAATAAACAGACGCATTATTTTATAAAATTGGATCAGCAACCTGCGGTGTCACATGTCAAAGAAATCGTTGACAAAGTAAACGCACACGTATTCCCGACAAATACGACGGGTCCGCGCAGTCTTTCAAAGCCGGAAATCAATGAAGTTTTGAATGCGGTTCTTATCTTCGTCACGTCTTAGCGAATTATGAGAATCACTCCACTCACGCCGAAAACTTATAGGTAACACATGCCGCAAAAAATGCTTCGATATCTGCTACCCCTGCACCTGTCACCGACGCAATAGGTGCTTCTATAATTCCACGAGCATACGCCAAAAATACCGGAATTCCATTAACCATTTTTTTATGTTTTAGGAATGCATACAGGTCAAAACATTCATCCACGTCTACTTCCAATATCGTGATATGTTGGGGCAACTCATTGGATTTCTTGTATGAGTATTCTTTTATTTTTTTGCATGGTCCGCACCAATCTGCAGTAAATTTAAATATAAGAATACCTGGATTATTTTCCAGTAGCGAAGCGAAATCGTTTCTCGTTCCCTTGAATTTAAGGATTTTATAATTATTATCGATACGCGATACTATGTTTTCCATTTTGCGATGTTGTGTGTGTGTGTGCGTGTTTGTGTGTGTTATAATTATTATTGTAATATTTTTCTAAGTTATTTGCGTTGTATACTTTATTTATTATTATTTTTAGATAATAATAAATATAACAAAATCACAATAACAAAATCACAATAACAAAATCACAATAACAAAATCACAATAACAAAATCACAATAACAAAATGGTAGACATTGAACCTATGTTTAAATACGATTTTTCTCAAGTTGGAATTAAAACTATTTATCATATTTTAATTATCTTATACATAACATACATTTATCCTATTTATACTATTCTAAACTATAACGTAAAAACAGAAAAAATGTCAATTAAAGCAATTGCAACATTATTTCTGGATTTAACAAAACCAACTATATATCAAGTTTCCAAGGATGACTTGAATATAAGTAAAAACATCATGTATATGTCTAACCATTCATCGGTTAGTGACTTCTTTATTGACCCAATAGTATCACATTATAATTCCAGGTATATTTCATTAAACAAAATGAGAAAAATATTTCCCTTTTTAGGATTAATAACCACGCTTTCAAAATATTGTATTTTTATTTCAGGTGATAAAAGAAAAGAACAAATTATTGAAGACTTGAAAAGAATTGAAGAACTTCGCATAGAAGATACTTGCCGTAACCTTGCATTATATCCCGAAGGTATGCGCCGACCCCACCGCCCATATGTATCAGAACAACTGAAAAAGGGTTTTATTTATCACTCGTTTGAGAATAGTATTCCTATCCAAATTATTCATACGACAAATAAAGACTATGCCATTGACGATCAAAAATTGAAAATCAATAATAATATGAAACTTTTTACATATTATAGCCCCTTGGTTGATCCGCTAAAACTTAAAAAAAAATTTGAAAAACGCGAGAAGCGCGACTATACAAAGGATGACTACTATAATGACTTTTATAAAATATGGTCAAAGGTATGGAAACGAATGGATAAATATCGCATTGATATCTATCGCAAACAAGGGATGTCATTTGATGAAGCTGTTCAAAAAATAGATGACATTGCTGAAAGCGAACTTAAAAAGAAAAAAATAAATGTTATCAAAAATGAAATCTGGGGTGACGATAAAGAAATTAATAAGACATTCATATTTATTCGAAATTTACTATGGGGTGGTATTTATTATGGAATATATAAGACTATCGGGCTTGCATTTGAACTATTTTTCAAGTTTAGAAAGTCTAGGGCTGATGTATGTGCCTCCATACTGCCATCAAATTCAATCATTGGGAAAATATTTTGTTTGCCCAAAACGTCTGTATCACTATCATCCGACTCTATTTCAACCATGTCAAATATTATGAACCAAGATGTATGTTCTCCCGAATGTTCTCCCAAAATGACCGGAACAGAATTTGGATTAGCATCGTGTCTTCTAAATCTTTGAAAGTGAATCTGGTAATGTGTGAGAACGCTGGGGTATCATTTTAGCAGGCGATACTGCAAATGTTTGTTTATTTTTCGCTTCATGCACAATACTTTCAAGCATTTCGATATTCAGTGTTGGAAGATCCGCGTGACTTTCCCAAAAATATCGACAATATGCCCATTTGAATTCATAGTCTTCGCCATATAAATGGCCAAGTCGTTGCAATAAAACTATATTCGTATTAAATGGCAATAAATTTAAATTTGCCTTTGGCAACACATAACATAATTGGACTATATCTTCGATAGCCTGTTTCTCTTTCTTTTCTAAAAAGGCCGTATTCATATGTGGGATATATTTTATCAGGTCTTTAAATAATGGCGCATAATGATACTTATAACACCAACGCCAGTCAATACATCCCGTTGTATAATAATTATAGGTCCACTCTAATCCTTCCATATAGTTCATACAAATCTGTTTTCGTCGTTCATCCGTAATCTCCATATCAAATAATGATTTATAATACCTATACTCCCAGTCATGTGTGAATGGATTGATATATTTTTCAACACTGCGTTCTTTCATGGGCAACGTCAATAATTCATCCATTTGGTGAATATCTGTTCCAAGAACTTCATCAGATTGTGTTAGTGTTGGTGTATTGGTTTTTGTATTTGTATTTGTGTTATTTCTCTCGTTTCTCTCGTTTCTCATATTATTAGGACCATGCCATCTACTATGGTCTTGATATCCCATCCGTTTCTCCGCCTTGTCGCGCCGCTTATGTTCTTCCATTAGTAATGAATCCTCACTTTTTGAAATATGCGACACAAAATCATGAAAGTTTTTCCACTGAATTGTATGTGTTGTCGTCGATGCGGTGGTCTCCGACTTTGTTAGAAATTTTGTATTATCACCACCCAACGTCTCGCGATATACATTTAAAAGAATATTTATACCTCCCGTCCGTATATTTACCGCTGGAAAATGTGGCAAAAAGTCGTTCCCTAACAAGAAGCACAAGAATATATAATCTTTGATACGATTTGTGTGAATTTCATGTTCAGGGCGTGTCATTGATGTATCCTTTGCGATACACACACCTATTCCTTGTTGATGCATATATTCCACAATAGCACTCGCTAATTCCGGAATATCCAGCAGGTAGTCACGATTCGCATCTAAAGACGAGTCAATGGATTTAATAAATTCCGGAGTATCTCTAAAAAGATACATGTTCTTATTGTTCGTAATATGCAGATGATTTAGGGTAAGCATAATTAAATCTGCATCTAATCCATATATTAAGGTGGTGGTATCTGGTGAATTGTGATATTCGGGATATTTACGAATATATTCGAATATTTTATGCTCTCCTTCGCCGGATTCCATACTTGAAGATACGATGTATTTTGGGGAGGGGGTGGAAGTGGAGGTGGAGGTGGAGGCTCTATTTTTCTTTTCATAATATTCGGTAACATGTGTGTTTAATTTTTTCATGAATTCTGTTCCTGGTGTAATCGCCGACGTATTCCATGACTCTTTATATGCGGCACCTTCGAGATCCCGCTGTATCTGTGTTGTATACCACGACTTATACCTTCTATCTCGTTGCTGACTTAATTTAGCAACAGGTGCAACACCATCAAATGCAATAAATACGCGATCTCGGGGTTGTAGTGTATCAACATAAAAGTCAATCTTGGCACAAACCATATTCATCAACTCGCTTTCGTATTCTTTGTGTTTTGTTTTATCATATGTAGGATTGTTTTTTACGGCGTCGTAGATAAGCGAGTTGCTATCTAAATAAAAATTATTTATTTGTCGTAGTGATTTCATCTCTTTTATGATATGACGATATTCTTTAACTATATGCGAAAAGTAACTCGGAATTCCCATTTTCTATGTTCTTGGTTCTTGGTTCTTGGTCAGGTTTTATTGCAATCGTTACTTATACATGTGATACTATTTCTATATAGATTTCATTATTATTTAAGAACGGAGTAGTTATGGGCGGATGTGGGAAAGGAGAGAAAGGAGAGAAAGGAGAGAAAGGAGAGAAATAATTCATAATTCGAAACCCTACTTTTATATAAAACTATCAAACATTTTATATAAAATATATTAATATATTATATAGTATACTAAAACATACACAAACATATACAACATACAATATGAATAATTTTGAACAAGCATTGTTAGAAGCGCCAGTTGGTATTGAATCAAATTTAAAAAATATATATGCTTATTTCTCTTCCTTATCTCCCCTATACATTTCAGCATATTTACTCATTTCAAGTGTAAGTAATGGAGATATAGGCAAATCAGGTATGTATATTGCCGGGATAGTTTTAGTATTATTTATACACTCCATCATAGCAATGTCGATTGGTGGTAAATATGGAGAAAACAATTCAAACAAGTATAAACTTGAATGCAATTTTATCCAAGTACCTTTATTAAGTGAATATATGATTCCCAACCTGAATAGCACCTTATTGGCTTTTATTTTTACATATCTTATTATGCCAATGCAGACATATAATAGTTACAATTTAATTTTGCTAGGTATTATAGGTGCATTTTTTGGTGTTAATGCACTTAGTAAAGTAATGCATGGATGCACTAGTATGGTAGGTATTATGATAAGTTTGGTCATTGGATTTATTATCGGTTTTGCTTGGTATTCGATAGTTCTTACATCAAACGCGAAACTATTATTCTTTAGTTCTGAAGGCGGTGACCCAATATGTTCACGTCCGTCTAAACAAACTTTTAAATGCAAGGTATATAAGAATGGCGAAGTGATTCATACTACGTAATAATGTCACCTCACTACGCCGCAAATTTGTTGCTGTTATGTGAAATCCATTTTTTAAACTCATTCATAGCTTGGTCTCTATGAAAACTATTTGTCAATAGTTTTATATTGTGATACTTCTTCGAAAGCGTCGAAATAAAATTAAAAACTATATTTTTTGTTATCGCTTTTTGATACATATACATCCCTTCTTCCTTAAATATTGGTTTACTTGTTCGCCTATTTACGCTATTATGAAAATCAAAAAAGAATATTTGTAAATCCTTTTTTGTTTTAATATTGTCCCTTTTTACATTATACATGATTTTTGCAGCATGTTCTGAACAATCAGGACAAGGGAGATTTGCACATATGTTAGCACATATCGTAAGAAATTCCTCTTTTAATTCTTCAAAATGTTCATCTCTCATCTTGAACGCGAGTGTATGAAATAAATACCACGTTGCGTTCCCCCATTCTTGCTTTGTTGCCATTTTATAATATAATAATATAAAGACAATTTATTTTATTAATCATACATAAATATTTTACTATATAACAAATAACAAATACCGAATAGATTACCAAAACAACAAACAACAAATACTACTATGAGCATTCATATACCCCAAGTATTCTTACATAACCATGGGAATAGTCATGGTTCTGGGCATAATAGCAACTATCTAGTAAATAAGTTTTCTTCAAGTCTTGGAGCTGGAGCTGGAGCTGGAGCTGGAGCTGGAACTGGAGCTGGAACTGGAGCTAGGGCTGCAAATGAAACAAAATTTAAATTTGATGAAGATACCAGTAACTATTTTTATAATGAACTTTCAAAGATTCTAAATACAGATGCTGCAAGTCATGACGCAAATAACACAAACGCAAATGCAAACGCAAACACAAATGAAACTGAAAATACTATAGTGTCAGATATGACAGACGCGACAGACGCGACAGATAATATCTGTCTTATCACAAAAGAGAAGTTACATCCAAATTATATTACCCTAAGTTGCAAACATAAATTTAACTATGTGCCTCTTTATAACGAAGTCGTCGGTCAAAAAAATAAGCAAAATAATATGTATGAAATTACTAAACTATCATCGAACCAACTAAAATGTCCATATTGCCGCGTAATAACAAATAAGCTGCTTCCGCACATTCCATATCCATCCGTTAAAGTTATCAAAAATGTAAACTCATATATTACTGCTAATTATAATAGTAATCCGGAGTATTTCTTACATGCCCCTAAATGTTCCCACGCTACCATAAATAATACAAAAACTGAATGCCAAAAATATGGCGTATATTATGAAAACGAAAATGTGTTATTATGCCCTTCGCATTATAAGGTATATTTATTAAAACAGAAAACCGGTAGTAAAACTGGTGACAAAAGGGTCACTAGGGGTGCTAAGGGGGGTGATGATACAGGTTGTTGTGCAATACTAAAAAGCGGTAAAAATATTGGCAAGAAGTGTGGTATGCGGTGTGGTGGTGGTGGAGGTATTGGAGGTGGTGGCGGTATTGGTGAAAATAATACAGAAGTAAAGTATTGTAAAAAACATTTTAATTTGTATAGTAATGCATAAAAGTATATAAAAACAATGTGAAATATATATATTATTGCATTGTTTTTTATATAATATGTATAACTATACATGTGTTGCAGAATATATTTGGCTCGATGCAGATAAAAAATTCCGCTCGAAAACAAAAGTAATCCCTAACTTCTTTTCTGGTGTTTTTTCAGCAAATACAAATGATATACATGGGTATCCAAAATGGGACTATGATGGTTCATCTACAGGGCAAGCTAGTGGAACATCATCGGAGATAATTATTGTGCCGGTTTTTGTATGCGATAACCCTCTGTTACAAGATAGTGTTAAAAATATTAATTCAAATCATGTTATTATGAGGAAACTCGTATTGTGTGAAACATTCTATATTGACGGAAAACCGACCTCCGAAAATACACGGCATGAAGCCGTGACTATTTTTGATGGTTGCGTTGAACATAAGCCGTGGTTCGGGTTGGAACAAGAATATTTCATATTTAATGGTGAATCATATCCAGATGAGTTTTATGAAATGTCTACACATTATTGTGGTGTAGGTCGTCAGGTTTCGCATCGAAAACTCGTTCAAGAACATATGGCTGCATGTTTAACTGCGGGGTTAAATATTTCGGGTATAAATGCCGAAGTAAGCAAGGACCAATGGGAGTTTCAGGTTGGACCATCAGAAGGTATTCATGCAGCCGATGAATTATTGATGGCGCGTTACCTCCTCGAAATAATCGCGGAGAAATATCAAAAAACGATTTGTTTTGATCCAAAACCATTTGCACATATTAATGGTTCAGGATGTCACGCCAATTTTTCAACGAAATATATGCGAGATAAAAGGGGTATTGGCGTTGGGGCTGCAGGTCCAGGCGGCATAAACGAAATCCATCGCGTAATAAAAAATATGGAAAAACACCATCAAGAAGATATTCAGCATTATGGCGCTGATAACGACAAACGATTATCCGGCATTCATGAAACGTCTTCTTATCATGCATTTACATGGGGTATCGCAAACCGCGGAGCATCTGTGCGTATCAATAACAATACACATCGCGATGGATGTGGATACTTTGAAGACCGACGCCCTGCTGCAAATATGGATCCTTATTTGGTAACGTCTATTTTGATGCAGCGTGTAATCGAGCAGTGATGTGTGGTGTGCAATGCGGTGTGTGGTGTGGTGTGGTGTGCGACTATATTAAACGTTATTTATTCGTATAATATAGTCTTTATTGTTAGGTGATGGCTTGTTAGCTTGCTGGCTCCTTAAATAGATATTTGATAATTATCTTCTGGTCTTGTTTTACGTGCGATATGTTTTACTCTATCGTCGTCAAAGACTTTCGCTTTCATAGTTTTGCGGCGTTTTTTCACTGCATCAATATTTGGAAATTCTTTATACTGGTACGTGTTACGTGCAGTTAGTCTAAATTGTTCCGGAGGCATATAGTTTTTTATAAGTCCTCTTACTCCTTGTCCTCGAGATGATGGCATTAATGATATTGCATCAGGATTCATTAGTTCATACCTATCATAATCCTGTCCTTCATTTATTTCATCATATATACTTCGCACATTTGACTCATCGTATTCTCTTTTAACTTCTATATACTTTGGATACCTTAAAAATATAGGAGAAACGGGGGGTTGAATACTATCGTTACCATAAAATCCGTTTGTTATATACATCATAACTATACGCAAGTTTAAAAAAAACTCGTTTATAAATCTGGCCATAGTTATTTTTTGAGTTATAGATTCACGCATAATTTTATGACCTAGTGTAGCATCGTTATAAAGGGTAATAAGCTTGGTAAAAATCTCCAATAGATGACTGGTTGCAACTATATAATAACTCATTATTTTATGAAACATACGATACAATTCTTCCATTAAATATATTTTCACTTTGATCAACTCATTTGCATATGGTTCATTTGCAATAGGATTTCCATCTTCAATCAAATCAAATGATGCATTCGCTGCTCCAATTCCAGCAAAACTAAATGCAGCATTATAGTTAAATCCTGAATTTTCCCTTAAAAATAAAGAAAAAAATTGATTATAAAAATTTTCTAAATTTTTATCTATTATATCAATAGCTTCAAATTTTGCCGGCTTTCCTGTTTCGAAATAGTCTATAGTTCTTTGATATACATGTGTATTACCAACTTGAATCTGTCTTAATTTAAAAAATCCATCACCGAAAAATTTTGTAACAAAAGATGATATCATGCGACTTGTGTTAAAAATAAATCTCTTACCTTCTATTAGTAGTTTCATTGCAGGTGTTACTTCCGAAGGTTTTATATATAATGGGTCTGTCGGTGGAACAAAAGGGACATTCGTGTAATACTCCGGTGCACATGAAAAAATTAATATATTCATAATTTTATTTTCGCGAATTGCAATAGGAAGAAGTGTTCTTACCATAAGAAAAGACGTATTTTTTGTTACAAACGTTGTCCCTGGATATAGCTCGAATATTTTTTTATTATACAATGCTAAATCATTTCTTCCTTTTCTATAGTCAACCGGTTTAAAAATACCCATTGAATAAAAACTACGTAAAGTATTCATGGTTATATTATGATCTTCTTGTATATCTCTATCTATAAATTCTCCTTCGAATTTTCTATCGTGTGTTATATCCGTTAAACTGAGTGTATCTTTATCAATACATGCATCTAACCTATTTATGTATATATATTTACATATTATATCAAATATTTCTTTTCTTTTCTTCGCACCCTCATCTGTATTTTCAAACATGACTACATTATCAGGGTCGAATAATATATTATTGATACGTAAAAATACGCTTGGATATTTTATAGATAATAAAGTATGTTTTTTCCCCAACTCTATTACTCTTAAATATTTATTTGCAAGTAGTTTTAATTCGGGTGGTAGTTCGTCTGCTACTGCTCCGTGCGCTAATATAAAAATTTTTTCTTTCTTTTTTTTTTCTTTGGCGCGTTCGGTATCTGCCGATAATCCAGATAATTCCGTTAAAACATCTCTTGTAAGATACGTAGTATACATTGGGTGCGTATCATAGCCTACGATTTGCAGACTTGTTGGACCAGGTGGATGTTTCGGGGGAGGAATATTGAATCTAACTAATTCATTGGGATATTGTTTATTGGGCATAGAAGGCGATGGCCCTGTATCAACTAGTCTATTTAAAAAAACAAGCATAATATTTGTTAAAAACCTTCGCGTATTATATTCACTAAACAATGTGCGACTTTGTATCGCTTTCATACTAGATATTCTAATATTTTCTTTTAATTCATCTCGTAATCTACCCCATACTAATAACGTTCCAAAATGGTCTGTCCGGTTAAGTTTTTGAAGAGTATCATATATTTGGGGCGATAAATACGAATAATCTTCATTAAATTGGTTAATAGTATCAAGCATAGTTCTTTCTGCAGGGGTTAATGTTTCAAACATATTGCCTCTCATTGGCATATAAGATAATGCTAAAGTTACGGGTGGTGCATTTCTAAATGGCAGCATAAGATATCTGGGAATTTCTACTCCCGTTTTTGACATTAATGGGTCCATTCTCATATCTACTACATCAAGAGGTGGTGTATATGTTGTTTTTAAATTTCCACTTGATGTTAGAACTGCTTGAGGAGGTGTAGGTGGTGTAGGAAATGTAGGAGGCATAGGAGGTCGTGCTGTCTTTGTTCTTCGCGATGGGGCATAACCATAGGCGGAAACAGATGCAAGTTTACTAATAGATGGAGCAACCGATTTACGTTTTAATGGCGATTTTATAATTTGTTCAATACTTCTATCTGAAAATCTATCACCTGTAGAGTGAATTTGTTGTTCATATGTTAAACTAGGCGTTCGTCCACGTCCAGGAAGTTGTGTTACGGGAACTACTTGTTTCCCTGGTGAGTAATACGGACTTTCACGATTATAAGCATAATTCTCTAGATTTTGTGCTGCTTCATTCAAAAGAGGGCTTGTTCTTACCATTTCTGGTTCAATTGGTGGTGTAATATAGTTTATAGGTGTAATAGGACCTGGGCTAGGGCTAGCGTAACCAAAAGGAGTTCCCAAAGGACTGGTTCTTGGTGTTAGACCGCCACTATATATTTTATACTTATCACCAATTTTTCTGGATATCGATCTTGTTCTCGATCTTGTTCTTGTTCTTGTCTTACAAGATACATATTTTTTAACTCTAGTTTTTTTATTTTGTTTTTTGGTTTTGGTTTTGGTTTTGGGTTTCTTTACCACCATTTTGTTATATATAATCTAAATACTTTAATTATATATAATTTTTCAAAATCCGTCAAAATCCGTCAAAATCCATCTCGCCAAAAAGAATATTCAAAACATCCCCCAAAATGACCCAATCAAGAATCCCTCAAAACAACCTTCACCGCTTTTGGACCATCCATCTGTGACAAATGATTCTGCTCCATCTCGCTGAAATATACTGCGACTATATATTCAAAACATCCCCCAAAAGGACCTAATCAAGAATCCCACAAAACAACCTTCCCAACTTTTGGACCATCCGTCTGTGACATAAACGATTCTGCTCCATCTCACCAAAAAGAAATATCCAAAACATCCCCAAAATGACCCAATCAAGAATCCTTCAAAACAACCTTCCCAACTTTTGGACCATCTTTTGCATTTTTTCCGCGAATATACAATCCGCAGCATAATGGTCTGCACGTGACTATATCCCTTATTAAAAATAAGAGCATTATGCAGTGATCGCGAAAACCGCCGCAGGCGGACGCTGAATAAGTGATGATGTAATGTTTTTTCAAAAGTATTTTAAGTTTTTGAAAAAAGGACATTTATAAATGTCCATTTTCGGATTTTCATTTATAGATTTGAAAAAAAATAAACTTTTCAATTTAGACCATAATGGTCTCATTTGTTTTTTTGAGTTTGAAAATTTGTTACGATAAACTTTTTTCATTTTTTGGACAAATATATATAAGGAAAAGGATTTAGGCGTTTTTGTTAACATAATGTATAGAATGTTAACTTTAACGCCGAAAAAAAACGCCGGAAATTTTGCTTGCAAAACTTGTGACTTTGTATCTAGCAAAGAGAGTGACTACAAAAGACACCTCTTGACACGTAAACACAAAACGTTAACAAAAATGGAAAATGTTAACTTTGGCGCCGACATTTTATCGTGTTGTTGTTGTCACAAACTTTATACCTCTCGAGTGGGCTTATGGAAACACGAGAAAAAGTGTGATGCTCACAATGAAATAAAAAATGAAATCGTTAGTGAGACCAATAGTGCAGCCAATACTTTAGAAACTGAAAAAGAAATAAATAATGCGATTACAAAGGACATGTTTATGGAACTTATCAATGACAATAAAGAAATGATTAAAATTATTCGTGACCAACAAGAGCAGATAAAAACCATGATTCCCAAAATGGGCAATACTTTCAATAACACAACCAACAATAATAACTTCAATTTGAATTTCTTTTTGAATGAGCAGTGCAAAGATGCTATCAATATCAACGACTTTATCAATTCTTTGAAGATAACCCTAGACGATCTCTACTTCACAAGGAAGAATGGTATCGTCGAAGGTATCAGTAACCTTATGATAAATGGTCTCAAAGAATTGGATGTGTATAAGCGACCCATCCATTGCACAGACCTCAAACGCGATATCGTCTACATCAAAGATAAAGATAAATGGGAGAAGGATGACGATAAGAAGATAATCAAGAAAACAATATATAATGTTGCCACAAGACAGCGAACCAAAATATCCGAATGGGTTGACTTGCACCCCGACTGGTTCGATGATGAAAAACTGCAATACGAGTATTTGACTCTATTGAATAAAATAACAGAACCGATTGAATGCGACGATAAACTGGAGAAAAAGGTTATTAAAAATATAACAAGACAGGTCCAGATAACAGATATTAAGAATAAGGATTAAGAAACTAAAAATAATAACTAAACATCGGTTATATTTGGTTATTATTTAGGGGTCGGTCACACTATATGCATATTTGTGTTTTTTTGATAGTATAAAAATATATAGTATCAATAAGTATTTATTATAGACGCCACTATGCTTCTTCTTTTTCTTGTTTACTTTATTTTAGCAATTTTGATAGTATTGGTCCTTACTTATTTTATTTATATGAATAAAATTCAGTTTAACTTTTCTGTCAATATTCACTCTGATTTGAAAGATAAATATAAAGACTTGGAGAAAACAAAGGAACAAAATAGTAATAAAAAATATGGCAACGAACTAAAAGAAATTGAGGAAAATTGGAATTTTTGTTTTGACTCATTAAAAAATGTGTCAAGGTCATTTAATATTGTTATTAAGCAATTGGATGATGAAACTATGAAAGTTGTTTGTATTTTCTATTTGGTCTTGCGAGGACTAGATACGATTGAAGATGATATGAGTATTCCCATTGAAGATAAAAAACAAATGTTGCTGAATTTCCATAATGATATTGAAAATGATAACTATTCCATGGAATGTGGTGATAAACCTGAATATCGCAACTTGATGAAGAACTTTTACAAGGTAAATAGAACTTATAAACAACTTCATTCCAAGTATCGTCACGTTATTAAGAATATTACACACGAAATGGCAAAAGGTATGGTCGAATTTTTAGATAAATCATCTATGGATACAACCGAAGAATACGATTCTTATTGCCACTATGTTGCAGGTTTGGTAGGTATAGGATTGTCGCAGATATTTACACTCAGTGGTTCAGAATTTAATGACTTGACTAAACACGAATCTTTGTCAAGTTCTATGGGATTGTTTTTACAAAAGACAAATATTATACGCGATATTAAAGAAGACTATGATGAAAAACGCTACTGGTGGCCTAAAGATATCGTTAGTAAACATTTTTCAAGTATGGATGATATTTTTGCCAATGGAGGAGAAGCAGGAGAATTTACAACTACAAATAAACATACAGATTTATTAAATGAAATGATTATGAATGCATTTCGACATATACCCGATAGTATTGAATATCTGTCACTTGTTAAAAATAATAGTAACTTCAAATTTTGTGCAATACCCCAGGTAGTAGCAGTGCAGACCCTCGCGACCCTGTTTCATAACCCAAATGTTTTTAAGAAAACCGAAAAACTAAATAAAACAACACTTGCGCGAATATTTATGGACACAAATGACATGAATTCTATCCTACAATTTTACATCGATGCAGTTGAAAAAATAGAGAAGAAAATTTTGGAGAGTGAAAATCATAACTCAAATAGTAAACAACCCTATAGATACGTAGATGAACTAGATAAAATTAAGGCATTTATTATGAAATATGTGATAGAACATTCCAGAAAAACAACATCAGCCATTAGTCTTACAAAAGTCAAAAAATCTGTAATAAGCACATGTATTTCACTATTTCAGAAGAATATTTTATACCCGTTGAGCAATTTGTAATTTTATAACTATGGGTTATAATTACATTTACTATTATTAAAATAATATTGTTAAAATAATATTGTTAAAATAATATGAATATTATTTAATATAATATAGTATATAACGCAAAAATAAACCGCAAAATAAATATCACTATGGAAACAAAAGAACAGCTCGTCACCCAAATCAAGGGATGGATGGCAAATGATAATGAAATTCTAGAATTGCAACGTAAAGTAAAAGAATTGAAAGATAAACGTAAAACATACGCCGATAACTTAGTCGAAATTATGCGCAAAAATGAAATTGATTGTTTTGATGTAAATGGTGGTAAACTTATTTACACAAAAACTAAAGTTAAGGCGTCTTTAAATAAAACCACGCTGGTAAGTGCACTCATGAAATATTTTAAAGATGACGATGAACAGGCAAAAGAGTTGTCAAAATTTGTATTGGATTCACGTGAAGAAAAAGTAAAAGAATCAATTCGCCGTAAAATAAATAAAGACTAATATAGTATTTAAAAAATATAATAATAATATAGTAACGTATATTTCTTGCTATATTATTATTGCATGCTTCCAACCTCAAATGCACGCTTATATGCAAATGTAAATGCAAATGAAATATTAACAAAAGATAAGGCAATATCTATGTCAAAAACGATGTCAAAGTTTTATAAAAAACCTAAACCTGAAATTAGACACGAACCTAAACCTGATCCTATATTGATGGTTCCCGAGCCTAAGCATGAATCTGTATTTCATCCATCCCCGAAAAAAGAAAAGAGTAAAAAACATCGACAACAACGAGACCAACGAGAACAACAAGAAAAAGAAGAGACAGAAATAAACTATATTGGGGATAAAGAAGATTTGAAGAATTTGGATTTTATGTTTAGAGAAGTGACTGGGTATGAAGTAGGCGAGGATAAGGATAAGGATAAGGATAAGGATACCGACGATGAAGAAGAAGAGAAAGGAGAGAAAGGAGAGAAATACCCAAAAATATTATACCCATTTTCTCATAAATATTCTCCTCATTTTTCACAAGATTATAAAGATGACGATGATAATGATGATGATGATACGAATGATATTTTAGTAGAATTCCTTATTTATAGAATAAGTAAAAATGCATATAAACCATTTCTTGAATTTATGTTATATAAAGCAGATGATGACAAATTCTACTTGCCCAACTTGATGTGTAAACGCGGTAGAGACGGCGACAGAAACAACATATACGATAAAGTAGTAACAACACTTGATACTATTTTTATAGATGAAAAATATAAAATAAAAGGTAAACTTATTCCCTCAACTAATATGAATACTATTGACGAAACATATTTGAGTGACCGATATATATTGTTTGTTGAATGTATTTTGCATGATACTGATACCGAGACTAATACAGAAGACAATACTTCTATCAAAAATATTTCTGAAAAAACAAAATTATGGTGGGTAACTATAAGTGAAATATTCAACTATAAGAAAGTATTATTTTCCCCCGTTCATGATAGTGTTGTTAACTTGTTTTATTCTTATCCAGACATGATGAACATATATATGGGTGGCAATTTGCTTGAAATACCTATAGTCGTATATAATGGAAATAACGATAAATATACAAAATATAATGCTATTTTTTCATTGAAAAAGTCGTCGCAGTTTTCTCGGTATGGTCCTTTTTATTATTTTACAGATTTACATTCTTCTTTTAAATATGCATGCTATAACGTAGATAGTGACATGCAGAAGTTCGAAAAGGGTGGATTATTGCGAACGATTATATTCCCACGGAAAATTAAAGTGTTTTTAGAACGGGATAGAATAGATGACTCTGTAATGGCGCAGTATATATTTGAAAAATATCCTGAAAAAATAAATACGGGTCAATTTAGAGACAATGATAATAAATGGGTTTCTAAATATAATACTGCATATAATGGTGAATATATGATTTCATATGATGGTGATAAGTTTGTTAGAGAGTTGCGAGACGATGAGAAAGAAGAGAAAGACGAGAAAGAAGAGAATAAGGATAATATTGAAACACTACCATTCCCTGTTATGTTTTGCATAAGTAGTTATAATCATCAACGTGTAATATCATATCACTATGTAGATACTAAAAATATACCAGATAAATATAGTTATAAATTTAAAGACTATAGATTATTGTAATATATTTTGTCCATATATTTTATTATAATAAGTATATAGTATAAAACTCAATAAAAATGGGAAATAAGATGGAAAGTAAAATTGCAAGTTTCAAAATGTGGGCAATTTTAATATTAATATTGGCCTTCTTGAACCCAGCAATTACTGCAATATTGGTTTTTCTAGGAGTTGACAAAAGTAGTTTTGAAAGTTACTTGATTTGGGGCAACGGATTGATTTTATTTTGGTTTATATTAAACAATGAAAGAGCAAGTGGGCTTATGGATACAAGTTAAAACGACTATTAAATTTGTAATGATAGTGAGAACATATTTTCAACACGACAATTATAAGGGTGAGAAACGAGAGAAACGAGAGAAACTAGTTACTGATAGTAATATAAACATATAAAAACAATAAAAATATTAAGTTATTATATACATTATTTAATATGAATGATACCATATTAAGTAAGTTAGTAAGATTTGTTCATTATGTATGCATGGGATCATTAATTTTTGGTGTTTTTATACCATCTAAATATTTAATATACTATTTATTTTTATTGCCTGCAATGTTTCTTCACTGGTATTATAATGACAACAGATGTATGTTAACAGATTTAGAATCACAAGTTGATAATAATCATTTTAATATAAATAACCACGAAGAAGTGCGTTACTATCAATTTCAAAATATTTTTAAAATATTAAAAAAATTTAGAATTAATTTTTATAATGGTGATGTATTTATATCAACATTATTAAATATATCTATAGTATGCTGGATAATAGGGTTTATTCGTTTTATAATATATTATAGAAAAAATATTTTAAATTTTTTGGCAGGTATTAAAACTCCATTGGGCAAAAGAGTTATATACGATAAATACAAATAAGGTGTGAAACATGAGAAATGGGAGAAACACGAGAATAAATAAAATACATAGTTTTTTAATAGTAGTTATATATATAGTTACTATTAAATAATGACAGATAAAATAGATTACAATACAGATTTAGAATATTTATTGAAAATTCATGCAGAAGAATGCGAATCATTTTCAATTTTACATCGATATTCGTATGAGAAATACAATGAACGATCGAACTATATTAACATTCCTGTTATCATTTTGTCGAGTGCAATCGGTTTCGCAACAGGTATTGATATAGGCTATGACAAAATGAATATTATTTTAGGTGTGAGCAGTATTTTTGTAGGTATTATTAAATCAATAGATACATATTTTCAACTTGGGAAAAGGTCGGAGTCTCATCGTTTATGCTCTCTTCAGTTTCAACAAATCAATAAAAAAATAATGATTGAATTGTCATTGAAACGAGACCAACGTGTATCCGCAAAAGATATGCTTCAAATCATAAAAACAGATATAAAAAATTTGCAAGATATTGCGCCATTAATCGATGATGAAATAGTAAAAATATTTAAGAAAAATTACGGAGAATGTGACGCCATAAGTGGAAAGATAACTTTTAATGCACATACACCAAACTTGTGCAACGGGTTGACAGAGGTTACAGTAAACGGCGATAGAATAACAAATGAATATGATAATAAAAATGATGATGACAGAAATAGTGGCGGTGGTGGTAATAGAAGAAAAAGACGAAGTTCACGTGAAAGAAGACGAAGTCGTGGATCATCGCCTGATTCGTTTGGAAGTAAAGGGAATGATGACGATGATGGTAGAGGTGGCGGTGGCGCTGGTGTTGGCACCGGTGGCGGCAGAAGTTCAAGAAATTCAAAAAATTCAAGGAATGGAGGTGGTGTAGGTGGTGCAGGTGGTGCAGGAGGTGGAGGAGGTGGAGATAATTCAAATAAAAAAAATGACGGAAATGTATCGAGTGCAAGTAATAGCTCGGGATTTATGAGCTCGGTTTCAAATTTTTTTAAAGGTGGAGTGAATTTATTAACAGGCAATCGTTCTAGACCAGCAAGCGCAGGTTCAAATTCTAACCCAAGAGTCGGTTCACAAGATGAATATCGCGAACGAAGAAGACGTAATAAAGAACATGATAATTCTGCCACGAATAATACTCAAACTCTTGTAATTCATACACCAACTCCTGTTATACATGAAAATAGTAATAAACAAGAAAGTAGAAATGAAATTATCGAATTAACTGATGCCATTTCATATAGTGGACAACAAATAGGTAATAACATGAATAAACTAAATGTAGCTTCTATATCTACCCCTACGCATACGCATACACCTACACCAATACATACACCTATATTGCAGTTAAATAATGCGATTCAGGCGGGTATGCATGTTCATCGCCCCGAACCTCAACAGCCATATGTGGATCAGCTGCAACAACTGCAACAATTGCAAAACTTACAACAATTTTTTAACTCTCAACAGCAAACACCCGCGCCCGCACCCGGACTTACATACAATCCTTTGCCTATTCCTCAGTTGATAGCAGCAGCATCTACGCCTCGTATACCTACATCCGTCGTATTACCTTCAAACGCATCAAATAAATCAAACACTTCGAATATAAAAGTTACTGATAATGTTCTTGCAGCAGTTTCTGCAAGTCTTGTCTATGCTGCAGTCAATACAAATGGTTCACAAAATATTACACCAATTACATCAAAACCTGCCTCTGTAAGGAGCGAAGTTGAACCTATAGTAATCCCACATCACCAATTTGCGCGTAATATACCTATACCAGATATTGGTAATATATATGAAAGTGGTGCTAACAACGAGAATGACAACGACAACAACAACAACAACAATATTGTTATAGACATTTTACCACTAACATATGATAATCTAAGTATGCATGAAAATTCAATGATACAACAACAACAACAACAACCACAACAACCACAACAAGACCTTTCTGCACAAGTTGAAATACCAGTTACGGCAGTAGAACTACCAAATAATGCTCAACCTCTACCACTTAGATTTGACATTGATGACCCTGAAGGGATGATGTAATGAGGGATAGGTATGCGTCGAACCCATATTGTTTTAATATAATATATATAAAATTGAAATAAAGAGATGTATACTATATTATATTAAGAACACCCCGGACTCTTTATTCCAAAAGAATGGAACGACGCTTAAACCAACGCATTGATGAATATTTGATTGAATTTAAAAACCAGATTGCTGGACGTATACAGACTATGGTTCAGGGCATTGAAGAATCGGCTTCGGGGCGCGATGCTTCTATTATGTCTGACGTGAAAACGAAATGTAACTCGCTTGCTGCATTTGTATACAACTATGATAAAATCAAGGTAGGGAAAGACGACTTTATGAAACGCAAACGTGTGAAAAGCGTTGTCCCGATCTATGAGCGGTGTTGTGCAAAGAGGGCCAGTGGCGAACAATGCACACGGCGCAAAAAGGAAGGTGAATCCTATTGCGGGACACATATTAAAGGGACGCCACATAGCGTTATGGAGGAGAATGTCACAGAGCCGTCGACGCCGAAAAATGTCAAAGTCGATATTTGGGCCCAGGATATCAGAGGTATTATTTACTATATTGACAAGACGGGGAATGTATATGATACGGAGGATATTATGAAAATCGATAAATACCCGAAACGTGTTATTGCAAAATATGTGCACGATGGAAAAGGGAACTACAGCATCCCGTCAATATTTGGGAGTGGAGGTGGAGGTGGAGGTGCAGGTGCAGGTGCATTAGTAGTAGCCCAATAGGGCTGTGATATAGGTTTTATTATTATATTATAGTATATCCTAAATTTACTTAAATATATTTTTTATACTTAAGTAAAACCTTTATAATCATATTCGTATTTTTTATTCGTATTATACTCATACCATGTTTCGATCATCATATGACCAAGAGAATGCAAATATTCAAATAAAATTAAGTGGTTCATGGCAACCAGCAAGTATTCAACTACGTGATATGTATATTGGATATAAGTCTTTGTCAATCACTGACAGCAGAACACCATATTCTAGAGATGGTGTAACTATTTTTCGAACCGATGATGACCCATATATGCCAACATTTTATAGATGGGATGGAAGAGGGGAGAGGTCCATGACGACTTCAAGCAGTAGCGAATCAAGACAAGAAGTCACACCGGAACCAATTCCCATTATCGACTTCAATGATATTTATATTTTTTTAGGTGATGGGGTTACAGGACCGGGCAGTCGGAGTGGTGCAGGGTGGGTAAAAGCGCGCAATTATCAAGCATGGGCATTTGTTGATTTTATTTATAGTAGAGATACTCGCAAATGCTATGCTTCACAATATTCATCGTATTTAGCATTTCCGCCTGGATTTGATACCGCAAATGTTGTAACGATTGGAATTGAACGACTCACACCGAATATTATTTTCGCAGTTTCGCGCAATGATAATAATAGCGTATACTATGAGAAAAATGATGCAAGTCGCACACGGACTAGAATATGCGATAACGAACTTGCGCGAGTGGGGTTTTTAGGGTTTTATACACGCATTACTATGGATGTGGGTCCGATCATTATGCCACCGCCAACAGCGGCACACACACACGCATACGCACACGCACACGCGCACACTATATCATCACCCGGAAGTGCATTGCAGTGTATAGGTGAAACACCTCCACTGGTCGAAACAATGGATGAAGAATCTCAATGTATTATGTGCTATGAGAATAAAAAGAATGTGCAGTTTCACCCATGCAATCATGTAATATCTTGCTATCGATGTGTGCAGCAAATGAATAAATGCGAATGTCCTGTTTGTAAATCGGCGATTCACATGATTCAGTCTTGCACCTAATGCGCTATAATATAAATAAAATCATAGTAATGGATTTTATTTATATAGACCTTAACCTAACCCTAACCCCTAACCCTATTTCTTCTTGCTTAAAAATGCTAGACACCTACTAAAACATCCTACTGCAACCTGTGACGCAACTTCTTGGATTTTATTCAAATCAAGGGTTCCCTTTGATGCATCAACAACAAGCTTAATCGTATCATCAAAAAGTGGCGAATAAAGCATATTCAAAATCTCAAGTTTCATTTCAGGGCTTATTATAGTTGAATCAGGATAATCTGAAACTATTTTTGCTATCATTCGAACAGCAAACTCTTTCTTGTTCTTTCCACTCTCACCAGTTTGTTCGACGATAACCATCGCAATTCGAAGCATTCGCATAATCGTATCCATAGAAATACTCACATTCTCGGTCTTTAATTGCTTTTCAAACTCACTATAACAATACTTGAAGTCTTTCACAATGACAGATGCTTTCTCTTCTTCGATTAGTTTAGTTTTGGATTCTTTTTCCTTTTCTGGATGCGGGTGTGGTTCTTTTACTTCTTGAAGTTCAATATCTATCAGTGCATCTGCCTGTGCATCTGCCTGTGCAGGTGCTGGTGGAGGTGAGCGAGGTGACGATGATATTTCTTCTAAATCTGGAAGAACCAACATTAGTTGACTTGCTACATTTTCGCAAATGTGTGTGTTTGTTGCGTTTGTTGTTTTTGGTTGTGTAGGTGATGTTACAGGCGACATAGTTACAAGAACAGGAGATTCGATACCGGACATTTGGGAGTTGCAGTGATAGTATGATAGTAATATATTATATCAACAAAAGTTTATATTGGTTTCATACTAATTATATATTTCACTATATGGATAGTAAAAAAATGTAATATATTCATTCCGCCATTTATTCGAGTTGTCCGTCCGTCCATCTTCACCTGCCTAAAACGGCGTTGTTGCGGTGCGTGTCACTGGATTGCGCGGCTGGGATGGTGCCGAAAGCATACGCCCGATTCGCGCACATCCAGGTGAAGCATGGCTCGAAAATGTGTCATCGCCACCACATGAATCCATGAAATCACCACCGCCGCTACCACCGCCGGCGCTTCCATAGTATTCACCATCATCACCATCGCCGTGATAGTTCGCGTATCCACGCACTTTTGTATTTCGCATTCCAATCATCGCATCGCGTGTCATGATTCGCAAATTTGACTTGACTCCGCGCGACGATGGCGTCAAATCGCTCAACATTTTTTCCTGGGTTTGGCTCAATACATTGTCATCGCCGGGTGCAGCAGTAGGCGAAGTAGCAGTCGGGGCACCGGTAGGCGTCTTGGGTTCTTGGTCGTCAGGAGTAGATGTAGGCACTTGTGTTGTATCGTCATCGACACACCCAACATACGCCGAACGGGCGCGTCTCACTGGGGTGCATGCAGAGGGCACATTGTCATCACCACACCCCCCACTGAAACAACTGAAATCGTCTGATGCAGGTGTTTGTGTGCGAGCGGATGTCGCACGACGCGTTACTCTCACGACTTCATCATCTGCAATCGGCGTCGAGTCGATGATTTCGCGCTGCAATGGTGTGATGTCGTTGATCGTGACTGCACGCTGCTGGATCTGTGACGCTTGTCTTGCTGCAATATATCTTTCGCCGATACTTGAAACCGCAAGACCATTGATGCACACGAACAAATCGTCAGCGAGTTGGATAATATGCGGGTCATCGAGCAAGTTGTTGTCGGTCGCATATTTGAGGAACTTCTCCTGGAATGCGGTGATTTCATCGATGAGATGCGCCTTTTCGACAGCTTGGTCATGAATCGTCATGCGGCGCATCGTCTTGAAGAATTGGATAGACTTGTCAATCGTCGTAATGGTGTCGAGACGCCATAGCTCCTTTTCGACTTCGGCGTCTTTTGTCTCTGGAGTCTCTGCGGAGGGCGATGTGTAGTTCATGGGCACGACAATATCGCATGAAGTATCCTGGGGCGTTTCGATGGAAGTGTATGTGAATTTGCACGCAAGGTCGTCGTGTTGCCATGGTGCGCGGACGTAATAGGTGCGCGACGAATCATACGCAAAATCGCCAAGACAGATTTCACTCTTCCATTGCATCGTCTCAAAATCGTAGACCTCGGCGTGGGGCGTTGAGATGGACACTTTGGTAAATGCCGCATTGACCGATGACCAGAGAATCTCGCCGAAAATGCAACCCGTCTTCTCAATATCGTCGATGAACCACTGGCGCGAATTGGGGAAATGCGAGCAGAGGGATTGAAGCGTGGCGGAATCATGGTCTATGCCGTATCCGATCATGATTTGTGTGGGCTGTGCTGCGGCAGATTCGCGTGTAGTTGCACCGAGAAGGCCGGCAAGGTAGGGGATGTGCCTATTGCCTTCATTATTGTCGCCGTCGGTGAGGAAAACGTGCATACGCTGGGTGCAATGTTCGGGAATGTCGTCGGAGGGTGAAATGTGCTGCGCCTCATTTGAAATCAAGTGCGCCATCTCCTTGAAACATTTCTCGAAATTTGTGCCATTGAGAGGTCTGATTTGCGAAATGACTTGAAGAATTTCGTCCTTGGATTCAGGGGTGACACGCTGGGGGTGGAGAACACACGTCGCATTGGAATGGAACTGGACAAGGGCAAGGTAAAACTCAACATGCGAAAACTCCTCTTGCTGGGAGATAATCGTCTCGACCATATTGTTCAATGTCGCATGGACGAAATGCATCTTGGTATTTTGCTGGGGATTATGGTGTTGGTGTTGGTTCTGGCGGGACTGGTAATGAGATGCATTTTCGCCCATAGAACCGGAACAATCGATGGAAGCATACATGATAACGCGGATTTTTTGTCTGGATTGGAGGTGGGGAGTGTCAGTAAACGGGGGGATATTAACCTGGATAATACCGCGGTTGAATGGGGTCGCGGCTTCAGTGCCTGAAGCGGGTCTTTGATCGGTGGAGAACTTGATGGAAGTTTGCATATTGATTGCTTTTTGCTTGTGTATACGGGTAGTAACGGGTTGGTGTCTATATTCCGTTATAGTAAGAATATCAAGTTCAATTTTCCGGCATGTATTGATTGAGACATAGGTGGTAATAATATAAAGCACGAATAGTGTGACGACTTTATATTATTTTTGATGAAATGCTATGAAATGCTATGAAATAAGGTGCGTTACTTGACACGCTGAGTATGACTACGATTATGACTCTTGCCCTTGGTCTTGGATGAAGAAGCTTTAAAACTGGAATTGTGCCTTGATTTGGAGTGGTTTGTGATTGGATTATGCCTGGGTTTGAATCCACCGCCACCGGGAGAAGAACTGGTAAATTCAGATGTTTTAAATAACGTATCTATACTTACTAAAAGTTCATTGGCTGATTCAAAATAACCATTTGTTTTTAAAGTGTTTGTAAAATCTATATTTATCTTATACTTACAGGTTTCAGTTAAACTATGATAATATCTTATCTCTGCATTTGTATCGGGTTCAAATGTATTATCGTCATTATTAAATTCTAAATTTCTTAATTTACATTCATTTGCAGTTATAAAAAATAGTTTTTTTAAATTATCTTTGATATTTTGTATAAAAATAGATATTACTTGTTTTTTTTGGTTTGTATCTAAAGATATAATTTTAGATTGTATACTACCATATAGGTTATTTGTATCATTTAAACCAATTGTTATTTGTGTATTTGTGCCCGATTTATTAGATGGTAAGTTAGATAAATAGTTCATAATTCTCACTTGATTATCGATAACGAATAAAGTTGAGTCTTTTGCTAACTCCGATGTAATTTCTTTATAAAATAATTTCCATTTGTTATTTATTTGATTTCTTTTAATATCATTCGCATAAGAATCAATATCTATTTCATCTATTTTACTACCATCATCAGAAGTTTTAGTTTTATATAACCTTGCTAACTTAGCAAATATATCCATGTTACTTGTTGTTTCTGCATAAATAGGGAATACATATAAGTTTTTAACTGATTTTGTAGTATTTATTTCATAATCTATTAATTTATCTAAAGTCGTGGGATTATTTTTATCTGTAATGTTACTATCTGTAAAAGAATTAATTCTAAAAAAAGAATCTTTATTTGTATTAAGTTCTTCTCTTTTATAACAAATCCAATGCCCTCTACCAAGATTAACTAAATATCCTAAATATTTTTTATCTTTTGCTGTTTGTTTTAATTCATCAATTTTTGGTTGAATACTAGTAATATAGTTATCTTCATTACTGGCAATTCCTTTATAAGTAGTTTTACTATCATAAGAAAAATTATAACCATCATCAGCATTATATCCTAATACATTCAACACACGTAACAAAACTTGATATGAATATTCTTCAATATTAGGGCATGCATTGTTTTTTTCATCTTTTTCTCTTTCTTCTTTATTACCTACTTTATCATTAAAAATATCATAGTATGTTTTATTTAAATTACATATAGAACCCATATCTATACTATTATCTGGTCTAGATTCATTTAAATTAAAAAGTTTTGTGGAATTCAAAGGGTTACCCTTAACTAATAAGTCTTTGTTTCCAAAAAAATTAGATAAAGCAGCTCTACCACAATTTAATGAACTTTGTATTACAACAAGAGTAAATCCACCTTTAGAAGCATCGTACTTAATTTCTACAGGATTATAATCATGGGTAGTGGTTGGTTTATTCTCTTCTACAAACTTGTTTTTTTTTTCTAATTTATCATTTTCCATTTTTTCATCCAATGGTATAAGCTGTTCTGCTAACTTGTATGCTTCTTCAGAAGTAGCATAGTCATTGCCTTTAGATTGTTTTAATGTTGCACATTCTTTCTGTAATTCTTCATATTTTGCTTTCACTTGATCTGGAGTTAAAGCTGGTGCTTCCCCCAACTCCATCTTCGCATAATCCCACCACGCCGGCACTTTCAACAAGAGTGAATTTTTTCTCAAATTTAAAAGTAATTTTGCTCTCATTTTTGCTTCATTGGCGTTAGTATCACTACCAGTTATAGCATCAAATTCCAACTTATACGCTGCTTGTATACTCCGGCAAGCCCCGAGGTAAAATTTTGTATCATCTCCATCCGCAGCAGTTTCAAACGCTGTAATCATAGTATCAATGGTAGGTTCAGCAGAGTTAAGATTTTTTTTATCAGCGTCACTACCATTCAAGGGATAAAGAAAATCTGTCGGTAAAGTTATTCCTAAACTTTTTATTTCTGTATCATTTTCAGATGCGTTAGTAAGTTTACCTTCAAGATCTTTAATAATATCGGCGAATAGTTTTTTTACAACTGGTGGTGTAGGTGGTGGTGTAGGTGGTGGTGATGAACCAGTAAGTGATTTTACATATTCAACATATGCTTCATGAAATTTTTTAATCAATTCTTTGC